CTCGAACCCAGGACCGACCGGTTATGAGCCGGTTGCTCTAACCAACTGAGCTAAGTTTCCTTTGTAGTGGGCGTTATAATTACACCCACAATATAGAAATGTAACAATATCTGTAAAAACTTGTTTTTGTAATCGTGTCAGCTACATGAATGATCGTCATCATTCTCAAAAGCCCTCCCACATTATTTCTACCTCGCTGACTCAATTACTTTTCGCTTCGTAACTAATTACACAACTGCTACCAGATCCTCCTCCAACGCCCACTCACAACCTCATTAGCACAAAGCACATCTATATAAATGTTTCCTTTCGACGCATCCAAACCATACAACCAATACATCTGCAGCTTCCTCATCACTGGGTTCCAGTATTCCACCAACTTTTCAATCTTCTTTAATGTCCTATAGACGTTATATAATATAAAGGTTAACCTTTCGGACTTGTTTCTCCTCATTACTATTTAGGCCATCAAGTAAATCCATAAGAATAGTCCGAATACGGATAGTGGGATTCGAACCCACACGATTTCTCCGAAGGGTTTGAGCCTTCTACGTCTGCCAGTTCCGTCATATCCGCTTGTTGTATAAGGTTACTACCGGCTTACCCTTATACAGTTTATTTATACTCGTAAGACCTGCTTCAAACGAGTTATAAGAGGTAAAAAGTAAAATGAAAGATATATGCTTATAACCGAACTTCCACATATCTAAAGTTTTTATTCATCGGAATGTTTAATTAAATTTTTATACAGAAAGATTATAATGAAGTCCCTTTTCTTCTTTTCTTGCAAAAACGATACGATCAATTTTAATATTTTCGTATTTTTTCTTTTCTTCTTTTGTAAGATCCGCATAGTCTTCATCCGGAATAATTTCAACATCTTTTCCATCAACAAAATCAATGTGTCTGTCAAAATCATATCTTACATCAACACCAGAAAATTTTGTATAGAACCATTTTCCATCTATTGTAAAATATAAACTATGATTAGAAGTCTTATCAAACAAGTCAAGAGTTTTTTCTTCTGTATCTTTTTTCCCATCTTTAGTATACAAAGTAGCTATATAAACGGTATTATTTATATGAAGGATATTCATATCTTTAATTGCCTCTTGAAATTGTAATCCTGTATTAAGCTCAAATGCGATAGCTCTTAAACAATCATAATTCAAGCTGACTCTTTTAGAAAATGCAATTACCTTACTAATTTCTCCATAATACTCTTTATGTAACTTGTCTCTCATATATTCTGTGATTTCAGAATCTGTCGGATAATCAAATCTAAAATGATAATGAAATCTTCCAGGTCTATTTACCAAATAATCACTCAGAGTATTAAGATTATTACAAGTAATAACATATAACTTTTTCCCTTGAGCTAATCCATCAAATAATGTAAGCAACTCTGTTTGCGGATTAGCCATACCATCAGCAGCTTTAATATTACCAAATGTTTTATCAAACTCATCAAACATTACTAATACTTCCTGTTCAATTTCTTCAATAAAATTAGCAATTCCAGGGATATATGTATCAACAATAATTACTGGCAATCCTTTTTTTACAGCTTCTACAGCAAGAATCTTAGAAAATAAAGATTTGCCAATTCCTTTGGCTCCAGATAAGATCACGCCAAGATTTTTATTGAAATTTGGAAAAGCATTTAATACTTTATTTACTTTTTCCATGTGCACACCGTATATTTTATCTTCATTGATCTCAATATCAGCATGTTTCTCTAAATAAAATCCTGTCATCTGTGAACATCTGATAGAATAAATTTGTGCCGGAAGTTGATTATGTGTTACAAGATCATCTCCGTAGATTCTAAAAGTGGAACCTGTACTAATAATTTTACTCATTTTTATCTCCTTTTTGTATAATTAAATTATATTTCTCTGCAATTCGGCTTGAGTATATTTGTATAAAATACTTGCCAAACGGCGGTAGTGGGATTCGAACCCACACGAGCTACTGCTCAATAGAGTCAAAGTCTATTATGTCTAGCCAATTTCATCATACCGCTACATTCATTGTTTGTATAATTAAATTTCTTTCTTCTTTTTATTTAGCACAGGGAGCTTTCACTCCTCTGTGCTGTTGTCATCCTTGACTATGTATTTAGTATAGCATATCAAGTTGTGTTTGTCAATACGCAAAGTTAATTTAATTTGTTTTGTTGATTTTGCTTATATAATATGAATTTGCACGTTTCTCAATCAATTTCGCAATTAATCTTCGCTCTGCCAGTTCCCTACCAAACTTATAATCAAATTGATCTCCTGCTTCAATATTACAAGAAGCCATAGCTTTTACACCTTTAAATTCTACCTGCACTCTCTTACCATTAGTTCTAACATTATATACTAATAATTTTTCTCTACGAGAAAATGGATCCATAAAATAAGTGTAAACTTCTGTCCATTTTCCCCATTCATATTTAGGTTTTATTTCTTTATCTAATTTATTAACATGTTCTTGTGTAACAAGAACCGGCACATTGTTTGTAATGTCATTCTCTTTGCATAATGACTTATATTTTTCTGCTCCAAGATTAACATCAATTGATTTATATGTACCATCTTTAAGTTTTAAAACTATTAATAATGTCCCATCTGGACAAAAAATCCCAATATTAATACTGTCTACTTCATATTTATATTCTTCTCCAAATAATGTAAATCCCATAATTTTTCTCCTTTATTTCTTTAATTTAATTTTTGCAACCAGAATACCTGCCAGAAAAGCAATGACAAGGCATACAACAAATGTTTCTATATTTAAAGCAACCATAATTACTCCTTACTCAATGATCTTAAATGATACATCAGTACGTCTATTCATTGCGCGATGTTCATCAGTATCATTATCAACAACAGGATTGCTGGATCCATTTCCAACTACTACAATACGTCCGTTAGAAATTCCATTCATAACAAAATAGTTTTTAACAGCTTCTGCTCTTTGTAAAGACAACTTCTGATTATACTCGTCTTCAGGATCTGATTCCGGATTAGGGTCTGTATTTCCTGCAATTTCAATTATTGCACCGTCAAGTACCTTTGCAATGTCAATAAACTTATTAAGTTCTTTAGATGCTGCAGCAGAATCAGAGAATTTAGCCGTATTCTGAATAAATGTAACAGATGCTTTACCCTGTAATAAAGCTTCAGTATCCTGAATTTCTTTTTTATTATCCTCTGTAACCTTTACAGTATTTGTATTAGACACTTCCGTTGCACTAAATTTATCTGAAATAGCATTAATATATGTATCATCAAAAATACTATTAACAAGATCAGCATTTACAGACTCACCAATTGATGTCCATACGTTACACATATCTGAATAAATTGTCTTTGCAGTTCCATTTAATAGATCTAAATTATCTTTCCATGTTGTCAGTTTTGCAGACTCCGTATTTGCTACAATATCTTCATCTGATGCAGTATTAAACATAGGCATTACTTCACGGATTGCATTAAATTCTGTATTATACATATCTGCAGCTTCCAGAGATCCCTGGATAAATTTCTCTACTACATCTGCATGTGCTTCTGCAAATTTCTTATCAAACAGAATTCCATCCATAACAAGATTTGAAGAACTTGCAGTGCTAAATAATACATGTGCGTCTGTCATATTCTTTGCCTGAGTCAGGTATGGTTCCCAGGTTGCTGCAACATCAATCTGACCGGCAAAAAATGCTTTTGCTGCATCATCTGGTGTTGAAAATAATACAAGATTATCAATAATTTTCGCTTTCTTCTTAGCTGAAAGATCAGAATTATTTACAAACCATACTACAAGTGTTTGAGCTTCAGAGAATTCTGGTACACCAATTTTAGCATTTACAAGATCATTTACATTCTGAATAGAAGACTTCGCAATAATACCGTCACCACCATTTGAGTAATTTGTAATATACGGCATCACCACTTCTTTTCCGGCATCAGTGAATTTCTTAGATAAGAATGCAGTTCTGTTGATTGTATAACCTGCAGCGTTCAGATCTCCTTTAATCAGAGCATTACTTGATTGTGTTGCGTCGTTAATAACATTAATATTTACTTTTACGCCAAGTTTATCATAGATGGAACCTGACTGAGTTGTTAATCCGCCATTAGCGTCAATAATGGATTTCCAACCGATCCATTCATCTAATGATAAATTGATGGTTGTATCATCATCTGCAGTTTTATTGTCTTTGTTTGCACTGTTTTCTTTATTTGTATCGGTATCATCTGTCTTTGCTACGATTGATTCCTTTTTATCTTTCTTCGTCTGAATTACTCCGGTTTGTACTCCTGCAAAAATACCTCCACCAATTAAAGCTACAATCAGAACCATAATCAGAATTTTTGCTGCTTTAGTTAATCTAAATCTTTTTGCTTTCTTCATTTTACTACTCCTTATTTATTATATTTCTTTTTCAAGCTGTTCAGATAATCATTGCTGTTATTCTTTTTTGCTTCCGCTTCAGCCTTTTCAAGTTTGGTAGACATCTTATTATTGTGTACTACTTTAGATCCTTCCACAATAGTATCCAGATCTCTGTTTTTATCTCGAACAGAATCAAGCAATTTATCTGTTGCCGTGACATTTTTCAATTCATCCATATCATCATAGACTTCCTGAAGCTGCTTCTTTACTTTCATATTCTCCACAACTTCTTTGCTCTCACGCTTCAGACTTCTCAGATTCTTTTCACATCTTTCCTGCGTCTCTTTTGCTGCGTCTGTAGCTTCTTTATAAGCATTTACCAATCCAGTAACTCTGCGAATATCTGAAAGAATCTCTTCTCTTTCCTCTGCTTTTAACTGTGCAAGTTCGATTTGATTTGTTTTCACAAGAGATTCACACTCAGCTTCAACATTAATAAGTCTTTTTCTTTTCCTATCGAGATCTTTCTGTGCATTGCTTAATTTTCCAGCAGCAATCTTATATGCATTATCCGCTTTATTATAAGATTCCTGAGCCTGGTCAATTTTTTCTTCGTAGATAGCCTCTGCTCCTTCTGGTGTGGTTGCCATATCTTTGATAAATAATCTAGTAAATCCAGACAGTAATTTTCTTGCTTCCGGAAACAGGATCAGTATCAATACAATAACAACCACTGCAACAATAAAAATTAGTTTACCAAGTTCCATTATGCATTTCCTCCAATAGTAAAGTTAATTAAATTTTTGATTCTATCAATTTCAGTAGTAATAGTTTCATCAGATGTTTTTGTTTCAGCCCTCTGATCAGCAATTTCCTTTTCCAGGCGCTCGATTTCCATTTTGTGTTCTTCAATGGCATTTTCTTTTTCAGTAACAACAGCTTCAGAATCACAAATAATCTTTGAGAGAATGTCGCTTAAAACATCAACTCTTTTTTCTCCGTCTGCCTCAACATCAGTCACTGTCAAGCCAAATACACCAAGTGTTGCCAATACTGAATTTCTTTTTGTTTCTGTCGTCATTTCCTTTGGAAATGATTTTATTAACTCTTCCACTTTAAAAATTGACTGTGTTTTATCTGCCAGATTATTCTGGCTGTAAATATCATCAATCAAAGTGTCAGTATTGACTGAATCAAGCTCTGCGTTAGTCTCGGTTGTATCAAAATCAGTATCAACATCTGGAATATCAGGCGTCTCATCCGGTATTTCTTCTACGAAAAAATTTTTTTTTAAAAAAAATCCCATTATATTTCCTCCCTAAAATTTCAATATTTCATCACACATTCTCTTTGCTTCTGATTCGCTGTGCGTGACCATGATTACAGTATTATCAAGTAACCTATGCAAATCCATAATTAACAATTGCATATTACTTCGTGTCTCAGCATCCAGTGCTGACAACGGTTCATCCATTAAAAGAATCTTTGGTTTTGCAAATAACGTCCTTGCTAACGCAAGTCGCTGTTTCATTCCTCCAGATAGCTGCTTAGGATATTTATTTTCGTTTCCATTCAGACCAACTAAATAAAGCATCTTCTTAGCTGCTTCTATATCTTCTGGTTCTACATGGCCTTTAACTTTTTTAGCAATTAGTATATTGTCAAGACAATTTAACCAATCAAAAGAAGTATAGTTCTGATGCATCATATATACTTCATTTTTACTTGCTTTTGTAACCGGATTATTATCTATGATAATTTCTCCAGATAACGGTTTGATTAATCCTGCAACCGTCCTTAACAAAGTTGTCTTGCCGCATCCAGATTCTCCAAGGATCCCGTAGATCTTATTATCAAAATTATAATTAAACCCAGATAAAAGTGGTTTATCTCTACTGTATCCTGTGTATAAATCATGAATTTCAATCATTTATATACCTCCACTTAAAAATCTTCTTTACTAACCATTTAGATACATAATCAAATATAACACTGATGATCATAATCACAATGATTGCCATAAATACTAAATCTGTTCTTCCTCTGGAAGATGATTGCTGGATTATATATCCAAGTCCATATTGAGCATTTATTGTTTCAGCTACTGCAATATATGTAAATCCAATTCCATACATCATAATGTAGCTATTCAATACTCCTGGCAATGATGCCGGAATCTGGATTCTCCATATCGTTTGTAATTTGCTCATTCCAATTGTAAGTCCAGTATCTATTAGATCGTTGTTTACTTCCTCCAGGCATAATACAACTGACGGCATCATATATACGAATGTTGCGATAAACAAAAATACAATTTTCATCATTTCATCTATCCCAAACCACATAATAAGCAATGGATAAAATGCAGTCACCGGAATATATCGCATAACACTGATTATCGGATTAAGAATATCCTTAGCAATTCTGGAATTATAAACCAGAATCGCTATAGGAAATGCTATTGCTCCAGATATAAATGTAGCAGCAGTTATTCTTAGAAACGAATATTCAATTGCCTTAATCAACTGTCCGGTATGTATCATGCCTATCAGATCATCAAATACCGTAACTGGCTCCGGAACGAACAAGGGATTTACGTGTTTTGCTGTGATATTCCAAATAAGGAGTATCGAAGCAAGTAAAAGAATTCTTTTTGTAAATGTTTTCATTTTATTTCCCTTAAAGAATATGGCGTAAAATATTATACAAAGCTTCTAATTTTCCGGTTTCTTCGTATATAGCCTCTACAATTGCAGCTAACACTCCGGCACATATAAAACACAAAATTAGCAATAAAATTAATATCACAATTGCCATAAACAAAAATGCTGCAATATCTCCAAGTATTCCCATATATTACTCCTCTAACATAGCTGTCAGTTCTTCAAGACTCTTGCCTTCCAGAGCTTCGTTCTGCTTTCTCTCAATGATTCTCATAATCTTCTGATTGCGCTCTTTCTTATCTTTTGCAGCTAGTCTCTCTGCAGCTTCTGTCTGTTTTACCTGTACAATGAATTTCACAATCTGAATTTTATTTTCCAGTTCCTGATCTGCTTCAGATTTAACCTGTAACAGACTTTCTTCATCACTCTGCTTTTTCTCTTTATTCAACAGTTTGAATACTGAATCCAAATCCTGCAGTTTTAGATCCCATAAATCCTCTACTGAAATCATTCCTTTGAACGGGAATCTATATTTATATCTTGTTGCCGCCTCAAAAATATTTGTAAGTTCCATGTTTTTATTCCTCTCTTTCTATTTGTTTAATTAAATTGTATTAGAATTTGATTTTTAATACTCGCTCTGTAGCACCCTTTACCTTGATAATCAAATCATTTCTCTTTGTAAGGGAGAATCCTACTCCAGAAAGCTGATCATCAACATCTTTTACATGTGCTTTTGCTCCAAGCGCTTCAAATACTCTTCGGTGCTGCTCAAGTTCCGGTTTCAAGAATTCATTATAATATCCATTCGGCTCTTCTGGATTGATGCAGTCCTTCAGCATAAAGAATAAGTGCTGATGACCAATTCCCTTCTGTTCATCCCAGTAATTTGGTGAGTAACATACAACTGATACCGGTGTAAACTGCAAAGTTTTAATTCCCCAGACATCTTTACTGATTGTTGCACAATTTCCTGGAAGTTTGTCCACTACTTTGAAATTTCCTGACTGATCAAGGATTACTTCTGCAACATCTACATTACCACGTACTGGAGTATTGTATTCGTAAGAATGAATTTCACCATTTACCTCTACCTCAGCCTTAAATCCCTGAGAATTTCTGAATGAATACTGATTAACATAGAATTTATATGTACCAGGTTTCATTCTTTCTTTTGATGGATATGTGATGTTTTCAACTGCTACTCCACCATTTGATTTACATTGATATATTGGATCGGTAATATCAATATCTAATTCACCACCAGTATATCTTGATATTTTATGACTAAAATAAATATGATCTCCGCCTTGTGGTTCGAGGCAATGAGCATCAAGATCTGAATTATCCTTACCGTTTCCATCATTCCATTGAATAGAAAATCTTACAATGCCTGTGACTGAACCACCAGCAGCTTTTACATTTTCTTTGATATCTGAATCTGTAATATTACCGGTATACGCCCAAGACATTCCATTGTTCCATTTGAACATTGTTTTCGCATCAGCAACTTCTGGAGCAATCAAAGATACCATATTTTGAATATGTTTATTCTCCATGTATACTTCTAGTTCCTTTGCCACTGGCAAAACATTCTTAATAAAATCTTCTGCACTTATTTCCTCTACCTTAGAGAATCGTTTTGGATCAATTGCAACATCCTGTTCCATTTCATCAAACAAATCCATAGCGCCGGTAATTCTCTTTGCTGCGTCTTTATTAGAGAAAAGTATATTGTTCACTGTGATATCATCCAAGGTAGCAAATCTTCTCTGTAATGAATCCATATAACCAAGTTCTGTAATAGTCTTCTTTGCATCTTCAAGCATCTTCTTTGTAAAAATTGCCTTTGGACGTTTATAATTTACAGGGGCTACAATCTGCTCATATTTTCTAACGGCAAGGTCAAGATCCATTCCTTCGGAAATATTCACCAGCAATGTTCCTATGCTATGGTTACGAATCTTACCGATAACGGCACCTGCAGAAATTGACTTTTCCCAGATCCAAAGTTCTTTCTGTTTATCCGTAAGCTTTCCATATTCTTTCTGATAATTCTTAAATTCAGTAAGTTGCTTTTTCCATTCGGCACCTTTATATAAAGAATTTTGAGCAATCAGTTCAAGTACAGTATCTACAGCTTCTTTACTAATTTCATCAAGAGAACGTTTAAATACATTACGGACATCTCTGAATTGACTTAAATCACCTTCAAGTGTATGTCCATAACATTCCTTAAAGATACAAATTTCTGGCAGATCTACGAAGAAATGCTCGTATTTATTAATTTTTCCTGTCTGGAGCATTTCTCTATTTTCAGGAGTACCAATTCGTTTCTCTTTTTTGAGGAATACCCCTAATACCGCTTTCTGTTTTACATAGGCATCAAGCGCAGCTGCGACTACATTATATTTATCATCTGATACTGGATTAATTCCCCAAATGGTATGTAACTCACCATTTTTAATAGATACGACGTTACCAACGTCTCTGATAAAATGTCTACAGCAACTACAGTCATATTCTCTTCTTTCTCTGTAAATTTCATTTGTACCTGCCGGAAACGAATCCAGATATAAATTATAAAGCTCCTCGGTATCCACATTTACTGTGAATAATCTTGAAGAATCTTTAGACATCTGCTGTAAATTTTTCTGGATTGCCTTTACAAAATCTTTAAACATATCTTTATCTCCTTATTGTTTAATTAAATTTTTATTTTCACTGATTTTTCTTTTCTTATTCGAGACTGATTCTTTTTGAACAATTCATCAAATACTCTTGGAGTATACTTTTTATCTGGCACAATTTTTTCTATTCTTTTAGTAGCACTTCCAGATAAAACGCTCGCACATGATTGAATTTTCATTGTATTTATAATTTGCATCTTATTCTTAGCCTCTCTTCGTCTATCACAAATCTCTTGCAGCTTTTTGCATAATTTATATCCTTCTGCCGCAGAAAACTTATGAAATTCAATATAATGCAAAATGTCTGAAATTTGTGAATCAGTATATGAAATAATAGAATTAAGTTCTTTTGAATAATCAGTAATTTCATTCATCTTACTTGAAAATTCATTTATACTACCGATAATTTCATCAACTATATCATCTGTTGTAATTGCTTCAACTCCATTATAATCGGTTTCACAAATTTCATATGGTCCAAATTTTTTTAATACGTCTGGAATATTATTTGCTTGAATTGCCTTAATCTTTTTCTTTTCAATTTCAGGAACCAAGAGTGCATCAGCAAGATCAGATACTAATTTGATTCTTCCTGTTGGATCTCTTGCGATGTACTCTCCATTTTTCCCTTTTAAATAGTAACATATCATTGTTCATGCCTTTCTGATTGAGTTAATCTAATTCGTTTTGATAGGTCAACTATATCACTTATAACCATATTTGTCAATAGCAAAAGTTAATTTAATTTGTTTTTGTATTCTTCTTCACTGATAATGGGAATATTCAACTCAGAAGCTTTCTTATTTTTACTAGATCCACTGTTTTTATCATTGGTAATTAGATAATCAGTTGCCTTTGTAACTCCGGACACAACTTTCCCTCCTTTTGATTCTATATCCGCCACAAGTTCATCCCGGTTAGCAAAAATATGTAACTTCCCAGTGATACAGAATTTCTTTCCGGACAATGAATCGCTTTCAGAAGATATTTTATCATTATTAATTTTCGAAAATATGAACTGTTCTGACAAAGCAATAACGTAATCATAATTTTCCTTAAAATATCTATGGATAGAAATATTTCGCTCCGTCCCTAATCCTTCAATACAGGTAAAATTAAAATCAGAAGCAGCATCTTTAATAAATGTTTCAAATGGATAGAGCATTCCTAATTCCCTGGTTCTTATTTCTTCATATCTAGCAATATCCTTTGCAGCTCTACCACCAATTAACGGAATATTTAATCCTACAATAAATTTTTCTATGGTAGTATTCCTGCTAGACTCAATAGAATCTAAAATATTCGCAATTTTCTTTGCTCCCATTCTAGGTAATCTGGACAATTCTGTAGAATGATCCTTCAAATAATACAGATCAATTGGTGATGTCACAAGCCCAGTATCAATCAATAGCTGCAATGTAGCCTCAGATAATCCATTAATATCATGGGCTTTTTTCCCTACAAAAGCATTTAATTCACCCAGAAGCTTGCCTTTGCATCCAGCATTCATGCACATCAATACTTCAGAATCGTTCTCTTTTACGACAGACACTGGTTCTCCACAAATTGGGCATATTTTAGGAATTATAAACTTTTCACCAGTATTATAACCTCTTGTTATGTTTTGAGAAATCTGCGGAATTATCTGGTTTGCCTTATACACAGATACGGTATCATCTTTATGGAGATAAAATCCTTTGAATATGCTCACATTGTGTAGACTCGCTCTGCTTACAGATGTTCCGTCAATATCAACCGGTTCAAATACTGCTGTAGGCGTTAATTGTCCAGATTTACCCATAGTCCATTCAATATCAGTCAAAACTGTCTCATATTCATCATCATAGAACTTAAATGCAAGAGAATGACGTGGATACTTATCTGTGACTCCAAGTGATAATCCATAAGCAATATCATTATATGCAGCAACAAGCCCATCAATTGGATAAGATAAGTATGCTGCCTTTTCCTTTAACAGATTAATAAGCTCTTCAAGATTCTGATTTTCTTTATATATACGAATATAAGGTACAATATCAAATCCAAGTTCTCTTGCTTTTTCAAATCTTGCTGACATTAAAGGTAGTTCATCCATACCGGCAGGTACCTTCCATACTATAAAACGAACATGACGTTTGGCTGCTATCTTACTATCTAGCTGTCTGACTGATCCTGAAGCAAGATTTCGCGGGTTCTTATATCTATCTTCTTCGTGTTTAATTAAATTATTAATTTTCTCAAAATCTGTATATGTAATAATAGCTTCTCCTTCAATTTCAACGTGGCCTTTCTGATTAATATGCATAGGAATATTTTCGAACGCCTTTGCATTGTGAGTAATAATTTCTCCTGTGACGCCGTTTCCGCGAGTTTCAGCCTGGATCAGCTCTCCATCTTCATACGTCAAAAGAATTGTCAATCCATCCATCTTACACATTAGCAAAGAATCTTTATCACCAATAAATTTTCGAAGTATATTCACATCTTTAGTTTTATCAAGAGACATCATTAAATGTGAATGCTCAATTTTCTCTAATTTACTTTTTACTTCATATCCAACACTATGGACTGGAGAATTACTTAAAATAACTCCTGTTTCTTTTTCCATTTTTTCCAACTGATCACACAGATCATCATACTGATGATCCGTAACAATACTCTCTGCATTATTATAATAAGCATCTCGGTAGTGATTAAGTTTTTCAACCAATGCTTTCATTTCTTCAATCTTGTTCATTTTTTCCTCCTATATTATGTATAATTAAATCGGCAAAATATCAAAATGTACTGACCAATGATCACACATCATATCAATTGTTGCATCCGCGATATCGTTAACGCACTCGTCATCACATTTGACTGAATCAAACTGAGAAATATCAATATAATGCTCTGCTGTTCCCTCTTCAAAAGTGATAATATTATCATTTACTGTAATATTAACTGGATTCAACTGCATATGAGATATTATTGCAGATTCTTTTTCTCCTACAGAGAAATGTACCGCAACAGTTTTATTGTCATATGCTGCTTTTTCAAACATAATATCGATTTTCTGAGCTACTTTACTTGCATTCTTTACAAATTCTTTAACCATTTTTTGTTCCTCGTAATAAATTTGATTTTAATGAAAGTTAATTTAACTTGTTACTTTATTTAAACATGGCGACTATATTAAATAGTCACCATATTTTTTAAGAAAATACGCAGGTCTTTTAATTTTTATTCCATATTGGCGTTCAATCATAGACCGAGTTTCAATATCATATAAAATCTTGTTTTTATTTGAATTATATTTCCGGATTAATTCATTTGCCATATTGATTTGACCGGAGATATTGATTTTTTCAGCAGTCATATATGATACATCTATGGACTTCAACGCTGCTGCTAATGAATTATACATTTGTCTCCCAAGACAATGCGGATCATCTTTTACAATATGAGATCTTTTTATAATGGTTCCATCGTCCATAAGTTTGGATTTAGTTCCATATGGATATGTTAATTCCATTGTCATATTGCTCTTTTGTGCAGTTAAAATTAATGCTTCACTTACATTTACAACTCTTCCGGAATACAATTTCATTGTATGATTTTCTACGTCGATATCATCAAGTTTTGCTCTAATCGTGTCTTCAAAATCTTTAGACTTGCCATATTCAAAAATGCTCAGGATCATGAATCGATCTCTAGGATTCTTTAATGCTTCGATCCATGTTAAAATCGTATCTCTTGATACAATCTGATGATTTAACAATGTCTTATTTAATAGTGCTGCCAGCATATCAGGTGTGATAGTTGCATAGATATTTTGTCCATTTAACACTAAATTCTCATTAACACACCAGTCCGTATATTGTGTAAGAGTATTATTTACTACAATAATGGACTCTAATGTTGTAAATTTGAACAACTTATACATTTCTGTAATCTCATTTAAATTAAAGTCACATAAATCCTTTTGATACATATGTTCAAACGGCGCAACTCTCTTAAATCTAGGTACAAGAGGAGTAACGCTTGCAACAGTTTTTAACTTAAATTCGTAAAACCTTTGTTTTCTATCTTCGTTATACATTTACATTCTCTCCTCTAAAAAAGGAATTAATCTTTTCCTTATCCTATTAAAGTTTCTCGAAAAATCATATATTATTTTTTCCTCACGTTCCGCATCATCAATAAGAAAACGCTTATAGTTCTCTATCATTGATATTTTATTTTTTCCATCATAATAATGAAACAAGATCGTAAGAATTATAATTTCTTTCTTTGAATATTCTTTTTCAAGATACTTGTCATCTTCTTCTGTAAGCATATTAAGATCTTCGATAAATTCCTTTGATACTCTAATGATTTCTTTTCGTTGCTCAGGAGAATCACTTTGCCTTTTACTGAAATATAATCTCTTAATACATTCTGCCAGAGTTGTTGAATCAATAAGCCCGCCTATTTTTATTTCCCCTTGCAAATTACACATACTGCTTTCATTAATACGCTGAACCACTTTATTCTGAGCTGCATATGAGTTATATGTGTCGCTTAACTGTTTGCTCATTTTAGTTTTCTGGTCATACTGATATATCATACGGCGAGATTTATCAATGTCAAAGTTTGTAATTCTCAGCTCCATTGGATAGTTAAAATTTGGATTTTTACTTCTGGCCTGGAACATTGATACATATCTATGATATCCATCGTTTATATCAAATGCCTCTAAAGAATGAATAATAAGCTGACGTGATTGCTCATCATAATGAAAATCTGCGTATATATCATCTTTCGGGATATTCAAAGTGATTGTATCCGGAACATAAATATGTTCCAACATATCTGCCGTAATTTCTTTTACTGCACTCTTATTCAATGTAATACGATATAGCTCATTATTATCTCGTGTTACTTTAGTCATAGCACGTTGTGTGACAGGATTATAGTTAATTAATCCTGATTCTTGCAGAGCGCAAAATGCATCTACATTTAAAGATCCTATCCATTGATCATCGCTTACCTGAATCATATTGAATACTAACGGGAATTCAATTTTATTTGGTTCTTCGTATCGCATCCCACTATATTTACTTATTTCTCTGTCTGTAAAAAAGTCAGATAACTTTTTGCGATAATCTTTCTTAGTGGCATTTAAAATACTATCTGCAATTACAAAAAGTGTATAATCATTTGCTTCTTCAATACTCTTTCTACTAGATAGAAAATCTGAAAAAATGCCTTTTGGATAATTATACTTCTCATATGCATAATTGTAAATTTCTAGTTCTTCACTCTTATTAATTAAGATATTAAAAAACTTTTTGGATAAATAATCTTCTAAAATACTTCTATCGACATTCATTTTTCTCACCTCTTTCCTCAGATTATATCATGCAAAGTTAATTTTGTCTATATTTTTGATGATAAATTTTTCGACATAAACTCCGTTGCTTCCTTTCTTGAGTTATTTTCTTCAACTGTATAAATACTGGTTGTCTGTATATCCGCATGTCCTACGGCATTTTTCGTAGCAACGATATCTTTTGTTTCCTTATAATATAATGAAGCAAAAGCAGCTCTTAACTTATGCGGAGACACATGTTTACCAATTCCTTTCTCGGCATATTTGACTACCATACAATAGATCGTTTGTGGATCCATACGTTTTCCATTTTTTGATATAAAAAGAGCATCCTCTTTAATCCCCATATTATATAGTATTTTATCTCGATCAAGGATCCAATCTCTTAATACACGTATGGAATCATCATTTAATTGATATACCTGTTCTTTATCTCGCTTGTCGATAATAGTCAAATTGTGAGTCTCAAAATTTAAATCACTTAAGTTAATTTCGCTTAATGCAGTTTTTCTCATGCCGGTAACCATAAATAAATATAATATAGCATAATCTCTTGAATGCCATTCTTTTGGCATGTAAGAATATTTTACGGCACCCAATATTCCATTTAAATCATCCATTGATAAAAACACTCTTTTAATCGAGTCTTTTCTAATAGGCCGGTTTACATTGTCCATCGGATTCCTTTCAATATCTCCTCTCCGATACAAAAAATCAAAAAACCTATTTAATGTGCAACATACCAATTTAGTATATGCCACAGACGACTTTTTAATTTCACCATTACTATCTTTTACGTATTTAATATGCTCCAGATACCTTGCGATATCATCTGCGTCAATTTCGCTTATATCTTCTACATCTATATAATCTAAGAAATGATGAAGTTTTCTAACGTAATTTAAACAAGTATTCGGGCTGCGAACAGCCTGAATACTCATATAAAAATCACTCACGCATTGTGGCATATCATTAAGAATTTTCTTAACATTCTTATTTAATTTTAATTCATGCTCCAACCTTCCATTCATAACTTCATTCTCCTCTCTAACATAATTCCAGCTTGTTGATACCATGGCAGTATCACACTACAATATTCTTTGACTTTCCATGAATACCATTCTCCAATCCCCATAAACAAAAGTAATCCAATTGCTGAAATAAGTCCTTTGTTCACCACAATACATAATAATAAACATGGCGCTACCCATAACCAATTCGTAGAAAAGTTACACCATCTTACTAGCCATTTTTCGCTCATACGATCAAAACTCGCAATTTCATCTGGAGTCAAAGAGGTCTGTGGTGGATTTGCTTTCGCTCTCCTTTTAACAAGTTCTGCTCCTCCGACATTTTTTTCTCCTGGTTTTATATACTTATTATATTCTTCTGTTATTTTTGATGCTGCTCTTTCTTGTGGTGTCTTTCTTACTTCCGGTATACTCCAAAAAATCATTTCTATTACTTCGATTGGATATTCAGGATATAATATGGCTAAAGAAAATCCATTGTCCATTAAATAATATAGAAAACTTACCATTTTTTCTGATTCTGTAAAATCATCCATTTTATATCTTGGATCATATGGTGCTACAGCTGAAGAATTGTAAATACGTTCCCTATTTTTAAATTCTTCATATCTTTTTTCAATGTCATTAACACAACGCATATAAAATTCTCCAGTAGTAAGCCTTTCTACCTCCACTTTTTCAAATTTTATATTATTTCCATAGACAATGTATTCCTCATCTCTTTCTTCGGGTGTTAAATCATCATAAAATTTCTTTGCTTTCTCAATGAGTTGCTTAGGAGTTAGAGCATATCCCTTATATGCTCTGGCTTCTTCTTTTGTTAACCTCATTTTAAAATCACCTTACCCCTTTCTAAACAAGTATATCTAATATAATAAGTTTTACCATTTTTAGTAACTATTCCCCAATTACGAATTGGAACCCCTGTATCTATCATCTTCTTCAATTTTTCAATTCGCCTTCTGTCAAAACACCATTCAATCATGTAAGAATTAAAGTTCTCAATAAATTCTTCTTTATCAAAAACAAGAACTCCATTTTTTAAATATGATATGGTCTCTTCTTTTGAGTGACCATCCTCCATAATTATTTTAAAGTCAGTTAATGGTTTTTCCTCTATTATTTCACCTTCTAATGTTTTATAAGACTGCTTATATGTATATTCTGTAAATTTTTGTATTTTATTACAAATCGGACAATACAAATCTTTAATATGCCCCTTTTCTCTCTGTTGCCCAATTTTTCTTGGGATAGGGAACTCAAGTCCACATTCTGGGCATATAAAATTTGATATAGTGCTTCGTTTCTTTTTAGACATTTTAATACTTCCTCCTTATGCTGCAAATCCAAATTCCGATAAATTAATTGTTTCTTTTCGAGGTAAATAATCTGATCCACATGAATCACAAATTTCTTTGACTTCCTGATCGCTTAATATCTTGATTACTTTCATTTCTCCGGCAATGATCCATTCTCCAGTCATTACAGGAGACGTTTTATACCGGTAAAATCCATGTTTTGGAATATAATCTAAGTCAGCTTTTATATAATTAAATTTTCCAGATTCAGAAATCCCATTTGCTTCTGCTTCTTCACAGTAATCATGATCAATACAATATTCAACCATAGCCCATACAGTATCCGGCCGCATATAAGTAATCTTGCCATTTACCTTTTGCCCTATATGTGAGACATACGGAGCTGCATCATTAATATGAAAGCCAGGACGATATCTCAATGGCCCAAGTTTGCTTTTTACCTTTCCATTTTCTAATCTTTCTCCTGGTTCTGCACTGATCCATCCTCCAATTGGAATATTCGTATTTGCATTTACATACAGAGGAAATAATTTCCCCGGATATTTTTTAGACACCCTAAAAAGCTTATAACCAATTGCTGTTTTCATTATACCACTCCTCTTTTACGTTTTCAATATTTTATTAATCATGTATAATTAAATTTTATTTCAGTTTTTCATTGATATATTTTATTTTACTTTTTACATAACATTTATGGCATGTAAGGCAGCTCTTTGCCCCGCAATTAATGCTTACATCATGTGCACTGATGTAGTCTTTATCATATACTGTAAAGATCTTATCAATAAAATCATATCCAGGATCTGCTTGATCATTAATGCAAGGGCTACTATATATAATCTGTAAGTTACTTGGCTTTTTTTCGCTGGCATCTAACGCTTCTTCGATAATCCAAGGATTTTTTGTCCATAAAGCAAAGTGCACATGTTTATTCTTTTTACAGATATGAAAATAATTAATCACTTGTGTAACATTAATTAAATCACCAAAACTCTCGAATCTAAAAAAGGAAGCATTGATCATTGGGATCTCTGCTTCCTTTAATATCCTACCAGTTAAAATTTTTGTATTTCGCTCTAAACATGCATTCAAATTTTTATACATTTTCATTTGTCTTTGTGCATAACAATGTGAACATACCAGATCGGAATTGATTGATCGATTCTTGCAATATTTATTACATAAACAGCTAGTTGACAAACTCTGCATCCCTTCCATTTTTCCTGAATGATTCACGGTATAATGAACTCCAGTTGCCTTTTCAGCCTCTGCTACTGTCAAAAATTTTTCTCTTACTGTTTTCATTTTATCAGCTCCTATAGTATTATATTGTTATTGTATTATATTTTTACATAAAACTTATGATTAAAACACCATTTAAGTTCATGTAATACATTTAATGTTTTATCGTACGTTCCACCAATAACACATCCATCTTCATAACAAAATCCTTTACTATCATCAAAATAAATATATTCATCTTCTTCTAATCCATCGGAAAATAATTTATCTGTATTTCCTAATTGGACAGAATTAAGACCAGCTTGTAAAGTAACTTCTCTATATTCATTTGTTGGATAAAATTCCATATATTTCACCTTTCTCAATCTGAAATCATCATTTCATCAAAGTCCCAAAACCATCAATATAAGTGAAACTATCAACATTACATCAGATAAACAGAATATACCGCCTCTAATTATGCACTGTTTTCTTTCATCTTTTGGTAAACAAAGTCCTATACAAAGAATTACAAAACTGATTATCGCACTTGAAATACTTCTCATAATTTTCTACCTCTCTAAAAAACATTTATTCAAGGCTGTTGGTAGATATAATTTCCATTCCTGACTTTATCAGAATCTTCTGACCAATAACCTGATTCAACCATTCCTCTTACACTTCCAGTTCTGTGAATACTGGGGCAATCTGTTGTAAATCTTTTTCCTGTTACATTTTCATATTTCTTTGGGCTGCTATAATAACTCATGTTTTCACCTCTTTTATCGTTCTCTTATAACCCCAAAATCTTATCTCCGTGTAATTTCTCTGCTACATTTCATCAAATACTGATCAAATTCCATACCGGTAAATTCAAAGAACATTTCTTTTACCGCCTGCTTGTCACTACTTTTATGATAAATATTAAATATTTCTTGAGCTATGCCAGTTACTTCAAAATCCTGCTCGTCCATTATATCTTTTAAAATAGTGTCAGCATCAACAATTTGACCATCCGGAGTATTTTCATTCAATTCTTCTACATATTTAAGCAATTGTTCCATAACATATACCTCATTCTTTCTTTAGCAGAAATTATTATTTCATCAAAATTTAATCTCAATATCATAATAAAAATCTTCCCACTGCCATCCGTGTTCATCACAAATAGCATCCATAAGGTCTACTGGTGATTCAAACTCCACATTGTTTGTTTTCTGATAATTTTTAATTACTTCTGTAACATGTTCTTTACTATCGTCAGATATAATAATCATGTTCCATGATTCAAATTCCTCATTAAATTTCCATTTAATATTTAAAGAATACTTGTTCATAATTCTCTCCTCTCATTAAAAATAATTTAATATCATAACACTATCCACAAATTTCTCCCATAATATTCTCTTCTTATATGAGGAATATCATTGTCAATTTTCGATAATTCAATCTTTTCAAAAATTACATTTTTGCAGCCATCCATAGTTCTGTTTCCAAATCTATTTTTAGTACATTCAATTCCATTTGATGATTTCTCAACCATAACAGAAGTCACTTCTCGTAAATGTTTGATTTTTTTTGTTTCTTCATACGTCATATAGATCACATCCTTTACAATGAAAGCAATTTTTATTTAATTAATCTGCATCACCGAGCTAAATGCCACTCTAATAGTTGAATCTGATAATCGTACCTTCAACCATTCTTTATTCTTTGTAACCCCAGTAACTACACCATAATCGTTTTTGTATGAGCTTGTTTTGCTAATAATTTTCACCCAATGTCCTATGATATTCATCTGTTCTTCAGATAGCAAAACTTCACCTCCTGTATAAAAGCAATTTTTTATCGTGTCATAAATACTACATTTCTGACTAATTTTTCATTTTCCATTTCTTTTATATAATTTTCAATGACGGTAATCTTAACCAAATCATCTAAATTTGTATAAATCACAATCATTGGAATAGGTAATCCTTCGTTATCTCTTACTTTTTCTTTTAAATCTTCTATTACAAACTTACAGAAACTTATAGGATCGCACTCTGTATCATACGTTATATAAGTATCCAAATAAATTGGACAGAAGTCACCATAAGAATAAATAGTAGATTTGTTATATTTTTGAATTGCATAAGCAATTTCAGATTTCTGTTTTTCTCCTGTTACTCTAATCATCTTTTCACATCCAATCAAAAATTTATAATTTACCGTTCATAAAATTCATCATAATAAATGAAAAATTTTCTTCATATTTCTTTTTGCTCACAATACATAAAGTCATCTAATGAATCAATATGTTGTTTATTCATCTATTCCAAACGCATTGTATAAATCTGACTTTAATTCTTCTATAACTTTTGCTTTTTCATCATATTCCTGCTTATCAAATAATGTATATTTTTTCAGAAACACAATTTCGTCAATTATTTCTTTGATTTCGTTACGATCATACATAAAATTTCTCCTCACAACAAATCATTGACAGTTATTCCAAATTCACACACCTTGCTTTATTTTTTTTCATATTAATCTCCCACTCCTTCTAATTTTACTCCGCAATTAGGACAATACCCTTCAACATCTTTAATTAAAATCTGCTCTTTACAATTTGAACATTTCATAAAACTGTAAATATCATCATTGACAAACATCCATCTTCCACCATGATTTTCTATAATCATTCTATACCCTGTATCTTTTACTTTTGCCATTTTGTAACACCATCTTTCTCATAAAATGAAAGTCGAAATTTATTTATTTTCTTCGTACCACAAATCAGAAATTGCATGAGTTAATTCTATTTGCAACATCCATGTCGTATTTGCTCCAAAATCACAGCTGTAAATTTCTCTGATTCCACCCAAATCTGTCTCAGGATCAAAAAATCCAGTTTCTTCTACTTTAAGAAATTCACCATACAATTTTATTAATTCTTCTTTTGATTTTGTTTTAAAAATATTAACGTGTCCCATATATCATACCTCCATTTTAATAAATTCAGTCTTTCAATTCCATTATATATACTCCAAAACATCCAGTTTTCCACATCTAATCATCCTCCTCGTTATAATCCCATCCGAATATTTCCGCAACTTCTTCTCTTATATCTTCATCAGATCGCATAGCGCTGCAGCAAATACAAACTCGAATCGTTTTCTGTACTTTTTTCCCTAATATCTTGCCATAATAAGTATATTTTGAATTAGGTAACTTAATTTCACTTGCTCCGCATAGCCAACAATGTGTCATAATATCTTTCCTCCATATATAATATTTGTGTTGTTTGTAAGATTCTTATTTTTTTTCATCTACTATTGTAAATTACTCATGTCTAAAGACACGAGCTTCCTGCTTCAACCATATCAAAAATTTCATTCCAATCAGAATAATTTTTCACTTTTTCCTGCGGAACTAATAATTCATATTCTGATTCAATTTCTTCTTGTGATCCATATCCATTAAAACTAGGAACACTGCCAATTTCATAGGCGTTATGTCTTTCCATTTGTCTAAAAATAACAATGCTTTTCTCTGTAAATTCTCCCATGTGTGTAGCGTAGCTATCAATTTGAATAATTGACTTATCTTTTTTATTTACATAAATATCTCCAAGCCTCATTTTATTTCCTCCGTAAAATTCTCATTTCAGACATCCCAATTACATGGTGAAGTTTTACCTTTGTTTAATTCACACTGAACTGTTTTTATACCGTTTTCTTCAACATACCCTTTAAAAAAAGGACATTCTTTTTCATCATATACACCTCTAGTAGCACATCAATTCTTTATAAAAATAGCCGCTTCAATCAATTTATTTTTCATAAATTCACCCTTTATTATTAATTGCTTTATTTAAATTGACTTACACTCTCTGTATTCTGATTCTGTAATTAATCCTTCATTATACATATCTTCAAGCGTTCTAAATATCGCATTCGCTCTCCAACTTGCATAACAATGACCATCAAATTCTCCAACAACTGCATCTTTATTCTCTTCTCGTTGTTTTTGTAATTTCTCTCCCAAATCCCAATTATGAAAGAAAAACGCTTTATATTGAGCTGCAATAATTCTCAATAATTCTATTTCGTATTCTTGTGAAATTAATTTCTCTTGTGCATTTAATAATTTCAATCCTGCACTTCCTAATGGACTGTTCTCAATTCTATTCTTAAAATATTTGTCATTCATAATGATTCTCCACTACAAAAATCATATACCGGCTGAACATCACCAATGTTAAATCCATTCTCAAACCAACAATGATCTGATACATCTGGAATATCTACAATAATATGATCTGTATATGTTTCCTTTACTGTACCTATATGTGTATCTCCATCAAGCCTGCATTTTACTATTTGACCCACTTTAAACAAATGTGTTAAATCCGCCATTTTGAATACCGCCCTTTCATAATTTCCTCCATTTTCAACCTAAAACTTTTGTTTCAAATACAATTCTTTAGCATTTCTATCGCTTCATTTAACGCTGTCTGTTTTGCATTCAATTCTTTTTGTAATCTCTTTATCGTCTCATCTCTGTCCTTCACCATAAGCTTTAACTGTTCTTTTGTAGCATTATATATATTCAAATGCTCTCCATTTTCATACTGTTTATTTGTCATAATTTTCTATTCCCATATTCTCCGTCAATAAATCAACTTTGTTCCACATTCCGGACAATGCTTGGGACGTAACTCTTCTTTCTCATCATTTCTAGCTAATGAATAACCGCATTCCGGACATAAAATTTCATCATCAGCATCATCTCCCTGGCGTTTTACCTCAATTCCATCTTCATATTTTTGTTGCATTTCTGCCAGAGTAAGAGCCACTGTCTGAAATAAAATTGCCGACTCATGAATTTTCTTTTCTAATTTCAATAAATTTTTATATGATTCATAACAATCTTTGATTATATTATTTTCGTTTCTTGCAAATCGTGGAACAAATGTTCCAAAATCATTTTTACTGGCAAAATGTTTTGAAGAAATTGCATCACGATCAATATTTTTATAGATTCCAACATAATCATGAATAAAATCATTATTAGTAGAATCTAACCAAGCCTTTAAATCAATATCAAATACCTGCACTGCATAATTAATATCCATAGAATGACTGAGCCGGGAACTATACATAATTCCCAGCTCCGCTGCTCTATCAATTATTTGATTAATCAAAACTACTCTTGTTTTTGCTTCTTTTGTATCTTTTACGTTTTCCATTCCACTTACCTGCCTTTCGCTTATAATATCTGCTATTACAGCAGACCCACATTTTTACTCCGAATACACCAGCAGATACTTGAGCATACTTAAAACTTCTGGATATAAATGAATGCTCATAATCATAAAACGGTGCTTTTCGAATTTCATCTACGTATCGCTGTTTCATATATTCCATTGCATCACTAATATTTAAACACTCAATCACCTCTGTCCTCTTATTGCTATGTATAATAATTACGCTTATCTTCTTCATGTTATATCAGCCTCCCAGTTATATACGAACGTTCGTTCTGTTTTTTGATATTATTGTTATACCATACTGAGAGGCTGAGGTCAATATTTAATCGAACATATTTTCGATTTATGCAGATTTTTTAGGATACAGCTCTTTCATCCTCTTGCTGAAATCAAAATCATTTACTTCAATAACGCGTTTCATGTAAGCAAATAATCTGTAGTATACACCCCTATAGCAATCTACTGCACTTTCTACATCTGCAAGAGAATCCTTCAAAGACATCATATTACCTTTAACACCAGGAACTCTGCATCCATGAAACTTAATTAAATTCATAAGTGTATAATAAGAACCTTCTCCCTTGAATGCATCTTTCCATTCTTTACATTTAGGAGTTTCATTAGGCAGTCTATACATATTGGCACAGAACTTTCTTAATACTCTATATAAATCTTTATATGAAAATGTCATTGAGTGATTTCTGATGTTAATAACTACTCGTTTTACATCTGCAAAATTGCTTTTCTGTGGATAATATACATATTTGTTAAGATCTTCAACAAATATATTTCTACCAAAAACCTTCTTATAAGGAACACCTTTGCATTTATGTACTGGAAGTTTATTAACAAAAGCCTCAAGTTTATTTATATAATCATTGCAGGTAGCAGAAACAACATCCGGAATAAAGAACCTTGATCTTTCATTAAAAGCTTTTATATCTCTGTCCTGTAATTCAGCTAATACTCGGATTTCTTCCAACATCATTTCAAACTGATACTGATATCCATAGTGATCATTTAAATATGCATCATATCCAGATTTACCTGTATAATAACTCTTGTAATTCAGCATTCTAAACATCTGTGCCATAACCCATCTTCTATGAAGACGAGTATTTCTTACATATCCATCTTTATAAATCTGAGATAAGAAAGACTCCTCTTCTGAATTGATTCTTTTCTTCTCCGGATTTACAATGACAGGACTTCCATCTTCGCTGATTGTTACATTAATTGTACTGCCAGGTTTTAAACCTTCCGGTAATGTTACGCTGAAATATTTTCCTGTTTCAATGTTTGCTGCCTTTAATGCTTCCATTCTGTTCTCTCTTGATTTTTTCATAGTTTTATTCTCCTTTGTATTTGTTTTATTTTCTGTAATTTCTCTCCAACCAAGTACAGCGCGATCTGTATAATTACGCCATTCATAATTGTCATATTTACCTTTGATCATCATGTCTTTTTTGATAGTTCCATTTTTTAAAAGAATTTCTACTTCCTTATATAATTCTGGGGTATTACCATAATTCCAATTCATAATCTACATTCTCCTTATAATTTAAATAATTTCTGGATCTCCACCACAATCTTCAATTATTTCGATAGCTGTATCTACGTCTTCATTATCAACAATAAGACGATCTCCACTGTCATATTCATAATCAATGCCAGCGTCTTCAAGCTGGTCTTCAATATCATGAAGTGTTTCAATATCAGGTGTACTTATATAAATTCTAATCATTTCTAATATTTATCCTTTCTCACATTAAAAATCCTGTTCCAATAATTCCTCCATTGTTTAATTAACTGTTTTATTGTTAATATGATTACCTCATTATTATAATTCCAACCCAAACATCTCTTTCGCGATTTCCTTCACTGTTCTTCTTGCTTAATGTGCTTTAAAATTGTATACTGGTTTAATTACTTTCACGATATCAACAGTATCTTTGATATTTTCCATAATTTCCTCCATCGGCTTATACACCATCGGCGACTCGTCAATTGTAGACTCCATTACAGAAGAAGAATATATCCCCTTCATAGATTCACGAAATTCATCAATTCCAACAGCATCTTTCGCCTCGCTTCTTGACAAAATCCTTCCGGCACCATGCGGTGCAGAATAATTCCAATCAGGATTGCCTTTTCCAACACAAATCAAAGACCCGTCACGCATATTTATCGGGATTATCAGTTTTTCGCCATCTCGTGCAGACACGGAACCTTTGCGAAGAATCAAATTTTTTGTATCAATGTAATTGTGTATTGTCTGGAATTCTTCGCAAATATGCCAGCCCATCTTCTCAATGACTGTATCGGCAATATATTTTCTGTTTAACTCTGCATGCTTCTGGACAATTTCCATATCGTGGATGTAGTCTTTGAATGCCTGGCCGGAAACATAGCATAAGGATTTCGGAATATGCGGCTCATGCATCTTTAACACGTTGATTGTTTTTTCAATTTCTTTTTCTTTTCCTTTTGCTTTCAGGTCTGCAATTACAGCCTTGATTTTGTCACCAACATCTAAATCCTTCAGTTGTTTGTATGCAAGCTCTTGGTAGTATTTCGCAACTTCCAGTCCGAGATGTCTGGAACCAGTATGGATTACAAGCCACAAGTTTCCGTCATCATCCTTATCAAGTTCGATAAAATGATTGCCGCCTCCAAGGCTTCCAATGCTGCAATAAGCCAGCGATATATTAGCCGGAGCGACCAAGTCATTCAAATGGCTGAAATTGCCAAGCGGTTCATCGTTTACATTGAACCCTGCCGGAACATATGTATTAATTACATCATCCAATTTCGGGAGGTTAACATCCTTTTCTGCAATCCTAACAGCCAGCATACCGCAGCCAATATCTACACCAACCAGATTTGGGCATACCTTATCAGAAATTGTCATTGTCGTACCGATGACGCATCCGGAGCCTGCATGGCAGTCAGGCATGATTCTGATTTTTGCATCATTGATGTAATCCTGGTTCAGCAATTCTATTACCTGGCTGATGGTCTCATTGTCAACATTGTCAGTGAAAACCTTTGCGGTGTTGTATTTTCCGTTTAATTCAAGCATATTTTTTACTCCTTTAACACTCAATCCACTTCTTCAGTATAATTAAATCTTTATCTTTCCCCTGATAAAACCAATGGCTGCCCATCTGCTCTTCATCCCAAGTCAAATATCCTGCCAAAGAAGCACAAAGAATGAATGCTTCAAGCGCAGCCCTTGCATAATTTCGATCTTCGCCAGCAACCAACTGTTCATCTGTCATTTCGTCTGGCTTTAATGCACGAAAATATTCTCTTTGTCTGTACTTCTCACTCCTTTCACTTGGAATTGAATATTTATATTTGTGATACAGATTTTCAATAATCTCAAAACATATTTCATTACATTCCTTTCTTGATGTATCAGAGTTAATTCCGTCAATCACGATTAAATCGTGACGAATATCATACATAGAAGATTCTATATATTTTTTACCTTCACAAATTAATGTTTTATTCTTTAAATCCGCTTTCCATCTTTTGGTTTCGCTAACTTTAAGATCAGATAAAAAATCTCCGTAAATACTCATTCTATCTACTTCCTTTCATTTTATTTTTTATATTAACTCTGTATTTCTGAGACATTCCTTTAATAGTTCCATATATGAAGGTTATCCGGAGGATAGCCAGCTCCGTTAGGGGCTGGATTTCCTCCAGTTCATCACCTTCTTATTAAATTTTAAATACCTTGTTAATATTCACTGTCTTGTGATTCTCTATATTAACTCAACATTTTTAAGACATTTCTATAATTGTTTCATATTATGGAGGCAAGGGAGGTGGCAGCCGGACTGATAAATCCGGCAGCCTCCTCCAATATTTGCCTCCATGATTAAAATTAAAATGCTTTGTTAATATTTCACTGTCTTGTGATTTTTTTGTATAAGCTCTACATATGTGGCATATTTCTTTAATGGATCAATATTAGGCGGAATGCGATGACGCATTTCTTCAGAGATATCTGACAGAATTGGGTCATCGTCATGTACCGCTTCATTAAATAGAATATATCTTGCTTATACTTGGTATGCTCCTAAATTAATTTATTATGCAAACTCAATACTTACGGTATATTTCTATAATTGTTTCATATAATGCAGGTTACTGGAGATGTAATCTTCAGGAAGTGCTGGGGATACCCAGAGGTTCCTGAAGAAGACATCTATCTTAGCCTGCATAATTAAATCTTAAATATCTTATTTGCATTCCGTTATACTCCGGACTGAATATACTCAATTAATCTGGCACATTTCTTTAACAGAGTCATATTGAGCTGCGATTCTCCTGGTGGAGGATCTTAAACCGGTTCGGTAGACCGGATTTCAGATCCGTAACCAGGAATAATGGCAGCACCATTGAATTGAATTAATCTTGTATATTCCGAGTGTGTTCTCGTTTAATTAAATTACTTATTCAATTACTTTCCAACTTCGTAGAAGTGACTCTAATGAATCTGAAATAGAATCATAATCAGTGCCATAAATATTAGCATTCATGCTACCATCTAATTCCATTTCATAGCTTTTTTTAGGAGGCTCCAAAGTCACACCCTTTTTATCTAAAAAATCTTCAAAGATATCAATAATACCTCCAATAAGTTCTGTTTTGTCATTCTGGCCAGTCATGTTTTTTGTATCTCGTATTACGAGTTCTGTTTCAATTGGCATCACAGCATCGTCTGATAATGTTGCAAATTTGCATGTATTAAGATTGTATGCATTATTATCCTCACCAGAAGTATCTAACTTTAAATAAATATCTCCTGAATATTCGAACACATTTCCGCACACTAAATCTTTAAATGTATATTCTTTTTTCTCAGTTCTTTTATCTATAATTTTCATATTATTAATCCCTTTCCTAATAAACTATTTCCATTACATCAGGATAATCTTCTCTATAATCTTCATCATTTCTTGGTTGCCATACAACCAGATCATCCAGATCATATTCATCAGTACCGAAATCATTATACATTCGCCAAACCTTATGTTCGGCTTCTGTATCCGTATTAGCTATAACAAAACCAACTGTCTTCAGACCGTTGAATCCATCAAACCCATACAACCAAATATTATCCGGCATACCTTTATCCCTCCCTAATCATCGAAAATAATTGTATCATCTGTGTTTCCCCAATATGGTTCTTTTTGAAAAAGCTGAATTAATGTTGAGAAATCTGCAGGTTCAATTATGTATAATGATTTTAATGTTAAATCAACATCTTCTATTTCACCAACGGTTTCATTAGCCTTCACAGCAGATTTCAAAGCTTCTTCTTCTGATGATTGATTAACAAGAAATTTTGTTCCGCATGGCAAAAATGTTATTAAGTACATTCTTTATCCCTCCAATTCCTCAACCAAACTCCAATAACTTTCGTTCTCATCAAGACCAGCCTCTTTATTCTCTTCGACAATTTCATCAGCCTTCTCTTCTGTTGCACAAACAGCTATTGTTTCTGTCTCATGAAATCCAAATTCATCGTCATATTCATGGACTACTCTATAAACTTCTTCCCCCGCTAAGAATCCTGGAATCTTTGTTATAAATCCGGACCATTCCTGCACCGAATTCCCAGATTCGTCTTCTGAAAATATATCAAGCTGTCCTTCCATACTTAAAACCACACACATTCCATTATATTTCTTTAAATAATCAATGCAGAATTCTACTCCGTAGAACTGTAAGGTTCCTGTATCTACCTCATCCCAGCTTTCCCATTTAAAGAGATCTTTTCCGCAAAATGTTTGAATGTTATTTTCTTCCATCTTCATGTTTTTTATCCTCCTCCATTAATACAAGGTTAACTGCCTTTTCAAATTTCGCACGTAACTCTGGATTGCTATCAACGACCTTTTTTCTACTATACCCAGCACTTCCATGTTTAGAAACATATCTCTTTTTCAGATTTGCCCAATTAATATTAGGATCTGTTTTTCTAAGCATTGCGTATACCTTTCGATAACTTATAGTGTAATTTGCGCTTTCATCATTTATCTTTTTTATCAGAGGCTGCATAATTAAATCGACTTTACATGTATTTTTATACTTTTCAGCCATATCTGCTAAAGCACAATCGAAAATTGAACGCAATTGTTCATCTTCATAAATAACATCAAATGTAGAAACTTTAGAAATATTAGAATGTCTTCTTCTGTACTCTCTCTTCTCCTGATCCCATACAATTCCATATGTTTTATTTATATAATCATATAAATATTTTAAAACACTATTTCGATCAGTAAATTTAGAACTTTCTGAAAGCTTATCGACAAATTCATTTGTTCTTCTCTTCCAATTATAATATTCCTGTTCTGCTGAAGATAAAACTTTCTTTCCACCTTCTTTTTTAACAGGTGTTGTATTGTTTAATTTAACTGGATTAGCATTCGTATTTATCATTGCTGTTGCAAACTTTCCCATCTCAGCATACAATTTATCAATCTTGTTATTAATTTCATCGAGTCGATTTGAATAATCCGGAATTGTAGGCATCTGAATATCAGGAAATTGCAGTTGAATCATATTTCCCTGTGGTTTATATACCGGGATAATATCTTCTGTTGTTTTCTTGTCTCCTAAGAATGCAGCTGCAAGAACATCTTTTGCCTTTAACTGATAATCGATTAGTTTATTTACTAATACAGGATTTTCTCTCTGCATTGTCGGTGTAATGGCAATTTTAGCAAGCCACAATGGAACATAATCAAGATCAAGACATAAAACTTGCGTGTCAGAATTGCCAGATCCCAAGGGGTAAAATTTTACCCCTTCATTTAATACAATATCTCTTTGAATTTTCTTTCGCTCATTCTTCATGCGCTCATTATCAAATCCCATCCCCTGGCACACCCATCGAACACCAACCCAAACTTTTCCGTCCGGATCCTGTGCTGCTCTTAATATATCTCCATGAAATTCCACATCTTTTACTATTAATTCGCTATTCATATTCGCTTTCCTCGCTTTTATCTATTTGATTAATTAATCCCAACCTACAATTGTTCTACCGTACTCATCAGCAGCTGCAAAATCCCATTCAATATCGCCATGCTCCATCTCCTCGTCACTAAATTCACTTTCAAAAGGATTTTCTCCTCGTCTAAGAAATTCAATTTCTTCTTCTGTAGCCTCAATCTCTTTGCATACTCTAAGTCGTTTTTCTACGGTAACTTCAATTAATTTTTTCTCTGGCTCTGGCATAATCCCACATCCTCTCTTTTATATTCGACAATCTTTTACTTCGCTTACCGGAAACAAAAGTAATTCTGTAATTCCATTTACTAATTCCTCTAATGAGGTAGCCCATCTATTATGATAACCATGAGTATCTTTCATATCGTCAGCATACCTGTACATATATTGTCTAGGTCGACCGTTCCATTTAATTCCTTCTGTATTGACATATACTACTGAATTATTTTCTGGATTCCTAATCCATCCACTGGTACCACGCTTATTCCCATTTACAGAAATTTGATGCAATGAAAACTCCATACCAGGTTTCTTTTTGTTAATTGCGTTTTTTAATTTTGTCGTTAAAATCAACATAAAATCACCTCCATTTTGTTTAATTAAATTTTAATAACTCAACCTTACAACTCTTCCATCACATAATTCCATGAAGTATTCATCATACTCAACTAAGTCTTCTCCAAATTTCTCATAGTCAAAATATTTAGAAGAAATTGAATCATCATCTTTGACATATCCTAACTGCCAAGCTTCTTCGCGTCCAGCTTCTTCACTATTATCGTATACACAACTTACAATACTGCGATCTCTAAAGTCTTCTGCGTATTCATTAAATATCTCTTCAATATTACGATCTGATAAATTGTATTCTTCTTTTAAATATTCCATTTCGCTTTTCTGAATATCTTCAAAGAAAGCAAACGCTTCATCAGACTTTAATTTATCATAGATATGTTTAATAGAATCAATAAGTTTGATCCCTGCTCTGTATCGACTGTCACCCTTTGTAATGCCATAATCAAATGCTTTGATAAATATATTGAATGAAATAATTTCTTCATATTCATCTTTTGTGAGAATTGTTTCAATTTCTTCATACTCAGGGAACTCCCCACCAAAATAACAACTCCCGCATATATTAATTGAACTGAAATAGTGGTTACATTCAAATTTTGGACCAGCTGCATCGACATAAGCACAACAATCACGATCATCAGAATCTTTAATTCTATATAAAAATAAATGTTCGCTCATATAATCACCTCATCTAATACTTCCAGAAGTAAGAATTGTTGCAAGTCGTTTTTTCGCTTCTTCTTCAGTTCCTCTCATAATTCCTAATGTCATATGGCACTCTTCATTTTCCCTAGATGTTAAACATAATTTCCATCGACATGTACCATCTTGAAAATACTTAATTGCTAAAATATACGCATAAAACAGCTTAGGATTTATTACCGCTGGATAAAACGAATAATATGCAGTTTCGGGATTCTCACCTCTTGGTATATCTTCCAACAATGTTTTCTTTTCTTCAAAATACTGATTCATGTCTGAATCCATTGTTGTAGCGAAATCTGCAATGTCTTCCGCTTCCCTTACTTCAATTTTCGGTACAATATACATATTTACATCTCCCTTACAATTGTATCGTATACCGGTCTGCAGATATTCAAAGCTTTCTGCATACACCGAATACTGTAATATCCTTCAATTTCTTTTTCTGTGTTCTTTCTATTGGCAGATACATTTTTTCCGGTTCCTCTAAGAATCGTGCAATCTTTTCGATTAGTTACAGTCCCTAATCCACCAATATTTCTTTTACCTGTCTGGCAGGCTCGGATACAATCCATAACAAATTCATTCAATGTATCAATATCCTTTTCAACATTGATAATCGGAAGTACCTGTGTCGCCCAGGAATAAGTTCCATCTCCTTTATATAAGTATCGATTGATAGAATTAAGCGCAGATTTTCCTGTAGCATGACGATTTTTAATGCTGCGTTTTTCGATTTCTTTCTGAAAACCTTTTATACGATTATGCGATAATGTAATCTGATCATCTTTAATCATGAAACCTAAGAATTTAAACCATTTATCATGTGTAAGATATTCTACTTTTTTCGGATTTAATTTCATTGACATTTTCTGAAGTTCTTCCTCAAGAAATCCCATAGCCTTCTCATACCCAGAACCAATATATAAAATATCATCTGAATATCTTGTATACATACTGGCCATGTTCATAAATGAATATTTATAAAGTTCAAAATCAATGTGAAATAACATTACATCTGCCAGAAATGAAGCTACTGCACATCCCTGTTTTAAACTCTGATAATGCTCAATCAGATTTCCGTCAGGATCAAAACAAAGGTCTGTGTGATAATACTTTCGCAATACTGTAATAACCTTTGATTTTCCAATTTTTCGTTCTACCTGGTCAAACGCATCGTCAATAAATTCAATCGGCACAGAATCAAAATATTTACTTAAATCTGCTTTGAAACCTAATATGCCGTTTGGATTCTGATATGGATTTGGCTTAAGTTTATGTGATATCTCCTGCACAACTTTACCGCAACCAATTCCCTTCTGATAACTCTTACAAGCTTGATGAATCATACCAGGACACAATTCAAATAACAGATCGTTCACAATAGATAAAAAGATTCTATCAATATTTTCGTTTACATATACTGTTCGAAACTCTCCATTGTCCTTTGGAATTAATGCCTGGTGTGGCGGAGCGATTTCATAATTATCTTCCAGAATTGCCATTGCCAATCTTATTCTTGTCTCTGGACCACAAAGTTGACGCAGCTCTCCTTTATCAATTCCCTTGAAAAACCCTTTATTAATTGCTGCTTCCCATCTTTCTGCTTCAAACACTTTCTCTAGCAAAATATCCTTCATCTCATCACCTCATTTCTCTTGAATACATTTTCCATCCTTAATAACTAACACATCTACTCCATCATCACAATTAATGAAAAGGTCTGATCCATCTTCTAACACTGGTGCAAGTTCTTCAAACATTTCCATCATGACAGATTCCCATCCATAAGTGGCGTCAAATCCATTAGAGTAAGTAGTCCAACCATTATCATCATTAGCAACATCGAACATTCTTCCTATACCAATAAACACAGCAATCAAATCATCAATATCGTTAATGTCTAAGTTCTCTGATTTTCTATATGTATCCAGTCCATAATCAGTATGCTCTTCTTTTCCTCTGCTGATTTTTGCTTGCAGTATTTTAATTGCTTTGTTCTTATCTTTGAATTTCATCTGTGAATATATAGAATATACTGATCCCATAATTTAACTCCTTTCAACAAAAGCTCCATTTAGCAACTTCAACAACATAATCTGAACCAGCATCATCCTCAAGTTCAAGTTCCAACGTCCCTTCATTAAGAATATCCTGAAATCCATCATCGCTTGAGAGATAAGCGGTATTATCAAATAATAAAATATCGTTAATCATATGTAGATAACACATATCCCAAGTCATTGATAAATACCCGGTTACTGTATCAATAGTGTATTCAGTACAATCCCTGTCAATCGTATACACATCTCCAGATGGTAATGTTACTTTCGCTGTATTTACCATTACGTCATCTCTATTTGTTTTACCTTCAATAATTAGTCTCATCTATGTCATCCGCCTTTCCCCAAACTACTATCGCAGTATTATAACTATCCATAAAACCTCCATACTTACTGGTATCAAAACACCAATCATAATCACATCCATTTTCAATGGCTCTTCTAATATCTCTAGCAATTTCATCTACAATGTCGTCATTATCCGCAGCCTTTTCATATTCAGGTTTGTCATTTTCCTTACTTAATTTCAACAATGTTCGTTTTACTTCTTCTTTGTAAATATCCAACTGCTCCTCTCTTAATTCTGCATCCCAAGCAGCCCAAGCTGCCTTAATTTCATCCACTGTGAGCTGAATCTGCTTGCCATTTCTGGTAATATACACGTTTTGCATAATTATGCATCCTCACTTTCTTCGACCAATTCAATAGAATACGGAATATCAAGTTCCGGAAACGATTCTACCAATCTACAACCGATAATATCAAGCATTACATTATAAGCTTCGTCAGAAGAATTTTCAGTTACACACATTTTCCCAAGACACGGACCATCTATTCCGTCTGGTCCCATAAACACTTTGAATTCATATTCTTTTGCGTCATCCGACAGTTCCTTCACATCTTCTGGGGTAAATCTAAGATATGTTCTTGGATGAACATATGTAATTTCATCGGAACACTTTTTATACTTATATTTATAAACAGTAAGGCTGTCACCCATTCTCAAATTGATTGTTGGAAAATCTCTAAGTAATCGAATCTTACATTTTCCATTAAATTTCATTCTTCTACCTCTCCAAACAACGCTTCATATTCATCACATTCCAGATGTTCCATAGCCCATTCCTTTGCGCTTTCTTCAGTCATAGGAATAATTCGAGATCCACCAGTGCTTCCGCCACATACACTTCTTGCATATTCAGTTAAAGCACCACCTTCTCCGTACAGAAAATATTCTCCTGTTTTCTTAAGATATAAGGTTTCCTCGCAATGATTGAAGTCAGAACATGGATATCCATTGCTCCAATAACCAACTTCTTTCGCTGTTTCCGTATCATACTTTTTTCCGTTAATGATTTTTTTCATAATCTAAGCCTCCTTTTTAACAAAAACTATCTTGTATTGCTGTCCAGTTTGAAATAGCATGCTCGATGTCTTCATACCACTGTTCATCATTTGAGTCACAAGTACTTTCATACTCATATACTGGAACGCCAATTGTATCATCACATGCATCTAAAACTTTACCTATTGGAATAGGTTTTCCATCTTTGTGAAAATACACAATACCTGTAAGAAAATCTATTATTTCATCTTTATAATGTGGATCGCACCAAACATATACTTTATTTGATCGATCATTTTCTATTTTCCAAATACGTTTTAATTCTCTTGCAACATTACACAGCTTCAGCCACGCCATAGCATACCCCACAATCTCCGGCGCTGTAAAATCTACTGTGATCAATGTAGCTGCTTTTCTTTCAATAACTAATTTTTCTTTTAACATTCTTCAACCACCTCATATCCTTTCAATTCAAACAATCCTATCAATCCTTTCAATTTTACAAACGCTGGAGTGTATTCTTTTGTCCGATCACAATAACCAAACCATTTACCATTTGTATCTTGCTGAATACGGTAAATATTTCCATTAGTTTTATTTACTGCTTCCATTACATTACTCCCTTCCGTGATACCGAGGTATCAAACCTCAGCATCACAAATTGCGTAAGCCTTATCGATAAGTTCATCTCCGTCTACTACTTTCATGAACATGTTTTCCTGATAGTATTCGCTTCCTCTGGACGGTTTTCTATGTGTAGAAAAGTCAGAAACAGCATTCACAAATCTATAAGCAGATGGCTCAAGCACCTGCAGATCCGGAGCATTAAGATATCTCATCATAAGTTCGTTTCGCATTTCCTGAATGTTTGCTACCTTACGATCCCCATCTTTTTCGTTGATAGGAAGTAACATCTTAACAAACTTATGTACCTTATCAACATCAAGCTTTTTCATCTTCATCTTTCCGAATTCTGTTTCTAAAGCTTCAAGATAATGTTCGGTATTCATGAGCGTGTATTTCGCCTCTACGAGTTTCTCATCAATGCGTCCGGTATGTTTGCACACCCACTGTCTTTCAGCTTCTTTAAGGGCCAGATTGAGTGTATTTTGGCACCATACACGTACCGGTGTAATAGCTACTCTGACTGATCCTTTTCCATCATGACTGTTCGTAAACACCAAGAACGGATCAATCTTTTCATCAGTAATCATTCTGCCTTCCAGCCTTGCAAGCATCCACACTTTCTTACCGCTCTGAAGGGCACCTGCAGTTTCATATCGTACACCTTCTCCAAGAAGTGCATCCGTAAATGAAAATGCCTCTTCATTCTGCACAATTTTGTAACGCTCAGTAACAATACCTAACGTTTTATTATCAATATCTCTTACATTTGCCTTATAACCAGGAATCTTTAATCCTGTAGCTTCAGAAATAATATCTGTCGGAACTACATTCCAGTCCAGACCTGCTAATCTGATTGCATCTCTTGATGTAACTGCTCCGGCAATTTTCTTTCCAAGTCCGTCCCATGGAGTTCTTCTTGCATCAAACATCGTTTCTACATGTGTAAGGTTATTTGTTCTTCTTTCAATTGTATTGTCCATCATAATATACATCTCCTTTGTTTAATTAAATTTTTATTCTGTTTTATTTATTTACTTTACTCACCGGCCACTCTTTTAGTAATATCAAAATCTCTTCCGTCCTTCTTACCGGCTTCATAATCTGATTTTGATACTTTTGCAGCTTGCTTAGATCGGAACGTAGTTGTCTTTAATCCAAGCTCAGACATTTTTTGCTTTACTTCTGGAGGAGTAGATAACACTAAGCCCCAATTTGCCTCTGACTGCGCAGCTGCTCTTTTTTGTTCTTCAAACGCTTCATCAAGTCCTTTAATGAAACCATAAGCATATCCATTACACATGGATGTAATCAGTTCGTTTGTATAATTAAATAGCTTACCTTTTTGTTTTCTCTTTTTAATTTCTGATTGAATACAATCAGTTGCATATTTGAATGCAATCATACAAATTTCAACGTCTTCATTTAACCCACAAAAATATAATTTATATGTTTGTTTACCTTTTTCTCTACGAGAAAAACTTTCACAGCAGTAATTCTTACTAATAACTTTAGACAATCTCAGCACCCAGGGATCTCTTCTAGTCGAATAAGTAATTCCAGCTGAATGTTCATTTGCTTTTCTTTGTTCTTTATCTTCGACCTCTGCCATAGAGATTTTGTGTTCTGCCATAAGCTGCTGTGCCTTTGCAAGAGCTGACTGTGCTTCATGTTCATTCGGACTTTTACTTAATGATAAAAGTTTCTTGATTTTCTCTTTGTAATCTACCATTTTACATTTCTCCTCTCTCGTTCAGATACAGAATTTTTTGTAACTCTTCATTCGTAATTCCATACTGTTGTTCCAGAAGCTCTTTCCAGTCTTCAAAAGTATCAACTCGTGAATCCTTGCAGTATTTATATCCGGCATTAATCACGTCTTCTGCGATTTTCTTAAGGCGCTTCGGTTCAATTCCCTCAGTCCAAAGTGGGCACTCAAGCTTTACATATGTAAGGATTTCGATTGGCTGTGCGATATTGCTAATCATTAAAGCTGCATTTGCAACTTTTTTATTTACATTCTCTTCCGGCTCGGTATTATATTTATTGCATAAGGAGATAACATCTCTCTTATTACTCCATCCGATCTGCATTAAGAATGTGACGGCAGTATTAAATTCCAAGTCTCCCGTAATCATCCTCACTTCATCAAGTTTCTGTTTTACTTCCTTATAATTATTTAATGCTGACATTTCTTATCCCTCACTTTTCTTTATTTTCTTCTCGCTTCACAGATTGACAAAGCATCTTCATATGTTTTGATATCATAATGGCCGCCATTCAATGATTGTGTGGATTCATTCCAAGTAGTCCACACAACCCATGGTCCACATCCTATAGATGCCTTAATTGCTGAATAATTCTTATGTTTTGCAATTACCATATACAGGTATGAGTCCATTGGATCTTTATAACGGATTACATCCTGAAGATCATATCTGTCATCCAGATGTTCTTTGAAATATTCTTTTACATTATTCCATACAGAAATAGGTACTGTTGCACTCATATTACTACCTCCATTTAATTTTCTTCTTCCTCAAACTGTGCTATTTTTTCTCTGTTAAATCTCATTGCCGGATAAACACAATATCCACTTCTTTTTGTTCTCCCTGTCTTCTCTGCCAAACCATTTTCCTCAAGGAAAGCCACCGCCCAAGGGCAATTATTTGTGTCCACATATGCCACATCTTCAGGTAATGTAGGATCACACAAGCAAGTCGTCAGTCTTGCAATCTCTCCATCCTGTCTGTTGTAAATCTCAACAGCCAGACTTTCATCCATCATATATTTTCCTAAACGCAGCATACAATTCTTGTATACTGAATAGCTTGTTTTAACATTTAAAAATCCCATACTTATCTCTCCTTATTTTTATGTGATATTATCTCCATTTAAGCTTCGCTTTTATTAAATTGAACAACATTATACATTTTTCATTCATCTTCAGTGTCTATGCATGAATCATATTCATTTACCTCAAATACATCAATATTATAATCACGAGCAAAATCAGCTGTTGCACTCATATTATTCTCCTTTCTTATTCTATATAACATCCTTTCGTTTTCTCTTTTGGTCGTCCGTACACTGATTCATATAAATATTCTACCAGCCCAGGTGTTACTCCATGGTATTCACATAACTCTTTAAATACTTCATGTGATTCCATTTTATCGACTTCTTTGATGAAATCGTCTGTTATTTTTTCTGTTTTTGTATGAACAGGGTTGGGATATATAGGACTACATATTTCTTCCATGTCACGATATACGTTTTCATCATATTTCTGTTTATCTTGCTCGTCCTGAATATCATTTAAATTAAATTGAACAACATTACACATGTGCCATTCTTCACCGGTATCTACACATGAATCACCTTCATTTACTTCAAACACATCATCATTTGTTATATCTATATCAAAATCATTTGCCGTCTGAGCTGCTGAATCTAACATTTGGTTTCTACATTCTTCAAATGTTCCAATTTTCTCAATGCAAAAACCAACGCCATCATAAGCATGATGAAAAATGCATAGAAAATCTCCATCAGATACTTGAATTTCGAAGACTTCAAATACTAAGAAATGTTCATTTCCATAAGAATAATCTATACGCATTCTGCGATTTTTGGGAAAACTTATATCCATAACATATTTAATTTCTCTATCCGTACCATATTTATCATCTTTAATATCATTCGCAATATAATCTATGACAGATTGGTGAGCTTCAGAAAGACTCTTAAAGAATTCAAAGCATGGACGTCTGTAATCTTCATCATTAAGACTACATAATAAAAATACTTTCATATCTTCCTCCTGTTTGTTTAATTAAATTTTATAGTGTTCCATCAAGAACTCTGCATAAGCAGTTACTTTATCCTTATCACCACAATAGAATCCGGTAGTAAACTTCTCGATAAGCTTATCTCTAATATCCTCGTGAGTCTCCCAACCATCATCTAAATAATCACGATAATCACGATCCATAACCTCTAACATAGATTTGTCATCTATTCTCGCTTCGAATTTTATATTGCGAATATCTTCCGGCAGATCATCCGGCAAGCGTAAGCGCGCAGCGTCAGCGGAGTTAGGAGCGGAAGCGACGACATCTGGAGCGCCAGCGACCTCTACGAGCGATCCGGCTACCAGACCATCCAAGCGGTCACGCTGGTGGTCACGGTACCGGTCGGTACTATTATTATTATTATTATAATTATTATTAGTATTATAATTAGTACCAGTACCGGAACCAGATGGCCATATCACCTGCCCCGTAGGATCATATTCAATTTCATTTATGAGCAAGTTAAAGTCAACAAAATCTGCATACCCGCCATCTCTGTATTTTGTAAGCACTTTATTGACTTTGCCTTTGCTCGTCTTCAGCTCTTGCGCAATCTGATTCTGAGAATATTCTGGATGATCACGCTTCAATTCCAAGATGGATAAAGTGACGGTCATGTTCTCACCAAATGCTCGTGACCGCTTCTCTTGAGATGAGTCGATCGTTTCAAGTAAGGTATCTCCTATATATAATAGAAGTTCTTTGTCTATTGGTTTGGCATACAAGCCATAGTCTATGACCGCCTCATAATATTCCAGAGCTTTCTCCGGCCCAAGAATTTCTTTTATTCTTTCGCCCTGTTTCCTATACGAAGCAAAGAATGTAAAACACTTACCGCGGTCAAATTCTTTTTCACTCATGATTTTCCCTCCGATTTACTTTCGTTAGTTATCCCTTCTGTTGTCTTTATTTTGGATATGTGTATCAAGAGCTGTGCATAACTCCGGTGTTGCTTCAAATATATAAACATCCAGATTTGGACGTCTTCTATTTGGCGTGATGCCAAGAATTTTAAATCCCTCTTTCCTCAACAGCCATGCGATTCTCTGGCTGCGGACTGCCTTTGTCTTCATTGTATTTTTCTCCTTATATATAGTTAATTTAACTTGTTATGATTAATATATCATTCTTCTCTCGTATTGTAAAGTTAATTATTGCAGTTATTTAATCTTGATAATGCTGCCTTAATATAATCTTTTCCATTCAGAATGTGTTCAAGCAAATCCCAACCGGTGTTTCCCAGTTGGTTCCATGCCTGGTCAAGACCGTGACCGCGTGTACTGTCCATCGGATACAGAACTGTTGCAATAATGTTGAATAATTCATTTGCTTTGGCCCAATCAGTGATGTGATAAAAGTAATCGTACCATTTATTACCGTTCTCATCCGGCAAAACATCATTATCTGTATAATTCAAATACTCTTCTCCTATATATGGAAGGACATCTGAATTTACCGCGTCTTCGAAGAACCAATCTGCGCTGTTATCTTCCGAAAGATCCTTTAATACTTCTGGCTTCCAATACTGTGGTAATGGACACATATATAAGCGGAAACAAATTGTTTTCTGATCTGATCCAAACGCCTGCAGATCCATTGCTTTAATAATATAGCGATATTCGAAAGCCGGCATATCTTCATCTGCTTCTGCCTGATAGATTTCTTTTGACAGTAATGTTAACTGGCCTCCGTCGCTATATTCTTCATCGAATTTCTCTTTCCACGGGATGATTTGATCCGGATTGCCTGGTCTCCATCCTGCGAATGACAGTGTTTCATTCATCTTCGCCCACCTCTTCCTCAATGACCGTGAACGGATGACCGATAATTTTTTCAATTTCTTTTACAGTCATTGTAGTTGGTTCTTCCCAATCAGGATCCATGTATGTTGGAGCATTGTTTTTTGTATAGAATTCATCAATTAAAGCACATTGCCTTTCAAAATTTGATTTCCATACTTTGATAATGTCAATGTTGCGATCATTATTATGTCTGTTTGACTCATAATTACTTAAATATTCTTCACAAGATACACATGTAGTATTGTTAGTATAAATGGCAAGATGGTTATTAGAATTCTTATTTCCTAACACAATCCCAATTTTTCCATTTCTTAACTTTACAATATCTGTTGGGGCCAGCTCCGGCATTTTATTACTTGTTATCATGCGATTTCCCTCTTTTCTCTTCTTCCTGTGAACAGATTGATTAATTTAATTTTTTCTCTACGTCGTTCACGCTTACGTTCTTCTTCCTGGCGCTTACAGTCTGCCATGATTTTATCGAATTTTGTTTCTTCGTATGAGGCAGAAACTACAATGTCAACCAGCACTCCATTGTGGGCAACGATTGTTTCCATATGGAATTTTTCGTAATTTTTATGATTATCTACTGCTTCTTTAATCTTTGTCATTACAGTTCACCTCTCTCTTTCATTTTTGTTTTCAACTGTTCCACATAATCTCTGGCTTCTACCAATGTACATTTCTGCGACTCTGTGTTGTGCATGTGATAATACAATCTGATTGCTTTCACTTTTTCGTGATGTTTCAAGAAATTCTGTACAGTAATTTCTGTAGGAGACATTTCCCTTACAATGTTTCCAAAGAATGTACGGATATAGAATTCAAGATCCGGATCCCATTCATTAATTTTCTCATCTCCTGTCATGAGATAGATTGCATTAATCAAGTCTGTGACTGGGATGATACTTCCGTTTTTATGAAGAAAGTATCTTCCCTTCATTGGAATTGTAATTGTTGTTGCTTTTGCTTCTGCTTTATTCATTTGCTTTCTCTCCTATTCTTATGCTCAATAGCATAATTCAGCTACGATTTAGAAGGAGAGCGGCTCTAAATTTCACGCCGCATATGCCGAAGCTGAATTATGATATCGAACGTTCGTTTGTCTTTGAGCAGAGTATAGCACTTACGGTACTAAAATGCAAGTGCTATATTCTGTATAATTTAATTTGTTTTATTTGTTTTCTGTTCCAGTTGCTCTATAATAGCGCTGACTATTAATTGCAGAAGTAACTTTTCTTAAGTCTCCTCCAGTATATAATGGCTGGATTCCTAATCTCTTGGCAACCTCTTCTTCCAGATACATAGTGAGACGTTCTTTTTCTTTGCGACCAGGATATTTTGCATGTGCTTTGGCAAAGAATGTATCTGGTTCAATTGGACGGAATAAAGATACAATTGCCTTGACAACCTGTGGATCATTGTCATGCAGGTTTAAAACACTTTTAACCGGCCAGATAACATTGGCTCCATATCCATTAGTAGCTGTATGCCAACCTGCATCTTCAATGATATTAAATACATTATTAAGAATTTCTTCTCCATTAACAAGTGATGCAGCCTGCAATGCTGCTGAATATCCACTTAATACTCTATAATCAGCTGCTTTTAAGGAATCCTGCTTTTCCTTTGAAAGATTCTTTAATTCATGGATATTTAATAATAGTCTCCTTTCCTTAATACAGTTATCCAATACACAGTATTTCTTAATCCCTCTAGTTACATAAGCTCTGTGTTTATGGGAAGGACTCAGATGATCAACATCTTCTCCCTGTTCTGAGAATAATTCTGCCTCTTCAATTTTCCTTACAGCAGGATCTTCTGATAATCCTTCAGTAAGTACCGCAAGAAGATATTTTTCTTTCCTGATTCCTGCAGCAAGCATACGGTGTGATCCATCGATCACTGCAAATGTTGCAGTTTCTGGATGTGGTGATACCAATACCGGCTCACATTTATTGAAATTCCATTTACGTACCAAAGAATATACTTTTTCTATGTTGATACAGTATACTCTCTGATAATCTTCGTCGATTTCTAACAATTCAAGCGGGATACAGCAAAATCTTTTTCCACCAATTCGCTGACAGTTACTCATCACCGTGTTGTATGCTGTCTGGTCTTTGAAAAGTTTAGTAATTACTTTGCTTTCTGTTGCTCCGTTTGTAAGTGCTCTTTCAATTTCGTTATAGTTCATCATGATGATCGACCTCTTTCTTTTATATTTGTTTAATTAAGTTTTTTATTTAGTTTTATTTACATCGCTGACATAAATTTACGCCATGCTTTATTGTAAAGCATTAACGTACTATCGTTTGGGTTTTCTTTTTCCGTTTTGGAAATAATGTCATTTCTGACCTTTTTAGGAATACAGAAATCTATCATGATTTCATTTAATTCCTTTTTCCAGTCGGCAATTTCTTCTGCTTTTGCAGGTTTACCGACCATGGCTGCCTTCATAAATTGTCCTGTTGTAATCTGTGTGCAATATTTAGAACTCATATTATTCTCCCTTCTTATGCGGCTGATGTAATAAACATTCTCAGCCATTCTTCATTTACTTTTTCCCATGCTGTAGGATTTAAAGCATATTCTCTTGGTTTGAAGAGTTCTCTGTATCTTTTGTTCATGGCATCAAGGGAATCAAAGAACTCTTCTCTTTTTAAGTTTCCCTTCTGCACACCGGATTTGTAATAGATCCGGAGTTTATAGTTGCGTTCCATATGATTCACCTCATTTCTAAAGAATTGATTGCTTTTTAGCGGAAAAGTAGCTGATATCTCCGCATATAATAAAATCCATTAAGGGAAGTGATAACAATTCTCCTACGGATTTAATTCTTTCCATAGCGTTCATGTCTACTTGAGACGGGGAAACATCACCACTAGGATGGTTATGGACCATAACTATATTGGCAGCACCACATAATAGAGCTTTCATATATATTTCCCTTGGGGATAATACTGCCGAATTCACAGTCCCATGGCTAATTTCAAATAAGCCTAATGGGTGTGATTTTGTGTCAAAACATATTAGGTACACATATTCCTCAGTCCGTTTCCCTAGCCGAAGATATTTATTTAAGAAATTAAATATTAGTTCTGGATTATTGAGTGTTACTTTCTCTTCGCATATTTTTGTTTTCTCAATAACCGGAAGTCTATCATCATCAAGATAAGTTTCCATTGAATACATATAATCACCTCGTTTCTATTTACTTACAACAGACAGGATATTTCCCTGTTTATCAAGTTTTACTGTTACTTCGGATCCGCTCTGGAATCCGGATACATCATATGCTTTTCCATTCTCATCAAGGATGTAGTTTCCTGATGCGGAAACAGTTCCTTTGACGGAATGGATTCCGGCATATACGTCAGAATCAATATGTCCGACAATACTTGCGAACATTAAAAAAGCAGCTATTCCTAAGCTGCCTTTAATAAGGATTGATCGTTTTTTGCGTGTAATCACACGCTGATTATATTCTGTTCTTGTCATTTATTTTCTCCTTTATGTGTTCAATTTAATTTGCATACTGTTCGAGGTGTTTTAATCCACCGGCATAATGGGCCAGCAACACCTCGTCATCATCTACATATTTAGTTCCCTTGCTATCCATGATACAGGATGCAAGGTCATTGATTTCATAATTTCCAGTATCTGCGTACCATGAGAACATATTTCCGTTGGAGCAGGTGATGGTGATCAGATCCATTTCCGGTTCTATGTCATATTTGATTTCCGTAACAATTCCGGTAAGAGGGTAAAGATTATCAAGGGTGCTGATTCCCTCAATATCCTCTGTATAATATCCGGTTCCGTCACTGAAACCATAAAGAGTTCCGGTTTCTGTACGATTAACGGAAGTGATTTCTCTTGCTGATACCGGAGTACAGCTTGAGAATAATGTTGTTGTTACTACGATTGCAGTAACGATAGTTTTTGTTGTTTTAGTCATGGCTATTTCCCTCCCTTACGCGAAAGTTGTGAACTTGTCACAACGCATTCTCTTGTCATCTGGTGCCACTCTTTCGTAACCTGGGACTGGAGTGAGTCCAAATACTTCTCCCGGATATGCCTGAGCAGCAATAATGCTACCAATGATTACTAAAGTCTCCCCGGCCACAGCGTTCTGGTTGAAAGACTCTTTGATGGAAGAAATGATTTCCCTTCCTTCATCAGTGCCTACAAACTCTGTTTTTACAAACAGAGGTGATACCTGTTTTTCAATTGCCTTAGCGTTAATCAACACGCTAGTCGGCACCGAAATAAGATTTCCGTTTACATCCTGTATTGTTACCGGATGCGGAGTAGTGTTCACTACTGTTACGTTATTTGAGAATGTTACGAAGTTGAAATTATTAGTTGTTGTTGTCATGGCTATTCTCCATTCTCCCCGTATGCCGATAGGACAGCTGATTTATTTTTATTTCCCTGTATATTAGAATCAATTTCCCTGTACATGGGGGTATCCCGTCCAGAAAAACCGATTCTAAAAAGTTTCCCTTTTTTCAAATCCGCCAGTCAAGGAAAATTGTATAGACTGATAGATAATTTAATTACTTTTTATTAGCTGCGATGATGAGCTTGAACTCATGCAGATTAATTACGCCTTTGATATACAGGTCGAGTGCATCATCTGTAAGAACTGCAAGGCGCTCATATTCATGAGTAGCCATGCAGTAATCAATGTAATCACGAGCATCAAGTGCTCGGATTTCAAAGTTCGGATCACCAATGATAATGCAAACCACATGACGTGCAATATCAATATCTTCTGGTGTGTCCTGGTTAATAAATGTATGCCAGATATTGACATACACCCATTGTGATGATACTTCTACCGGATATGAATGGCAGAGTTCCTGGTACAACGTGTGTGCACTGTATCCGAAGAAGTTACGAGATACGAATTCATTAAAAGCTTTGATTATTTCTGATTTTTTCATATGATTTCCTCCTGTGCTTTTAAGGCTGAAGCATAACCTTAAATTATTATTATTTAAACGCATCGTAAAGGATTGGGATTACTACCATGAGTACTGGTCCCAGTCCCATGGCTAAATCAAACATGGTTTCATAAATTTCGTCAACTCTTTCTTCTGTGAAAAATTTCTTTAATTTCTTCATTATCTTACCTCCTCATAGATGTCTGTCCACTCACCGGTCATGAAGTTGATTTCATAACGTGGAGCTAAATCTTCGTAGTCATCATCCTGTATGAATGATACTTTGAAGTTGAACTTACCCCAGTTCTTCTCGAACTGTTTGTAGACTGGAATAAGTTTTTCGTTACTTGTGAACAGCACCGGAATAAGTGCATTCTCGTGTGTGTCGAATTCACACTGAGACAGTACTGCTGCAAGTGCAATTCTGGTACGAATTGAAAGGGAACCATGTCTGTTAAGAACAAGATTACGGAGCTTGCGCACTGTGTACTGTGGACGATAGCAGATCGCTTCTGCAAATGTCATCTGGACACTAAAGCGTCCGGATAACTCATTACCCTCTGTGCGGTCATAGAAGATTTCTTCTGAGTTCATAAGTGCGTTGATAATTTCTTTTGCTTCGTTGAGTGCTGAATTAATTTTTGTTGTCATGATAATTCTCCTTCTTGCCTTTTGGTTTAGGCATAACCTTATATTTTGTTTCCGTTGGTAAAATCTATACTCTTCATGGGCATTATAGAAGGGCATAGAAAAATCCCTTATCAAGGTTCGACCTTGCAATTTCCGATAGGAAATAGCCTGCTCCTCACAGGAATAAGGGATAGCAAGTTTAAAATTGTTGATAGTTACTTATTACTTATGTGCTGTTATGCGCACATGTAATCCTTGATGTTACCGTGTTCATCTGTCTCACGGTAATGGCAGTCGTATTCAGACTGGATGAACGCGTCTGGATACGGCAGATTTTGTAATACTGCTGTCGCCTGTTCATGTGTGTAGTTATTAGCATGATGGCGACTGAAATATGTCGCACCTGTACGTGGTGATGTATATAGGTGACGTAAGATTGTACCGGATCTGCCCGCTGGTGTGATGAGACAGATCTGATATTTGGGATGCGGTTGTGGGTTTGATAAAATTTGTGATAACATTTATTTGCCTTTCTGATTTTTGTGTACTAAAAAAGAGAGCTTACGCTCTCCTTTTTAGAAGCTTTATTATTTTGTAAACGCTTTTGCTATGTCACTGGACCATGCATATTCATCTTTAGCAGTCATTGAGATGTAAAATGCCCAAAGAGCTTGTATAAATTTACTCTCATCTTCTGAATATTCTTTGTATTCAGAAGCTATTTGTTCTGGTTTTTTACCCTCACTGCCGACGGAATGCCAAGACCAATAATCATAGGTTGACGGTTGACAGTATTTTTTCACATGTTCATCCATAATATGCAACGCACGCTCGCGGCGTTTGGAATCCCACTCTGAAAAATTATATTGTTTAGTATCAATTATCATATTAGTTCACCTCCACGACATCATCTCCTCTCATTATAGGTGGAATTGTATGATTAATCAATGATTTTACCATTAATTTTTACTGTAATTGTAGCACGTTTTTCAACTTTCTCAGGACGGCACTTAATCTGGTTGACCTTCATGCCATCTCTGCGACGTGCTTCGTAGGTGTCAGTGTATCCTTCAAAAGGTCTAAAAGATATAGATTCAGGACAAATAATATCATTGTTATATGATACTTGTTCTTCATCGTGTATCAGTTCATCCCATGGAATACGTGCCTGCTGTGGTGTTATATAACCATCGTATTCAGGCTTAATACGAATACCATTACACGGAACTGGACGTAAACCATATTGACGTGAAACCTGTTTATAAGCTCTGTCAATGGCTTTTTCGGCGCGTTTTTCGGCTACTTTTGGGTCTTGAAATGTCTTGATTTTAGGTATTCCGCCTATTTCGTGACAAATATTTGCGACTGCGGTAAATGCCGGATGTTCACGTCCTATGAGCATTTCGCGCCATCTGTTGCTTACCCATGACGGTTTTAAAACATAAATTGGCATAGTATCCTTGCGAATATTTTTAGGTTGAGTACAGATAAAAAAGATATATTCTGTACCTTCTTCATACGGAATCAAAACACGTCCGTAAATTGCGCCAACTGGCACATTATACCCCTCGAATTTTGTCCCGTATTTTGACGCAATACGAGCATATTGTTTTATACCTTTTTTACCCATTTTATACCTCTTTCCGCCTAATACATTTTGTACTATGATATAGGCATATTATTTTTATTGCACTAAAAAAGAGTCCTTGTTAGGACTCTTTTTCCTCTGTTTTTGGTGTTTCCGGTGTTTCTTCTGGTTTATTGACTGCGATTTTTCCACTGTCGAAGATGACCGCAAAAAGGTCTGTCAGTGAAGAAAGTACCTTTTGTTTATCGTTTTTCACCTGATAGGTGTAGTTATCCCATACGGTTGTATCGCCATCTTTGTGGCTATTTCTGGAAGCTGTACCGCCAAAACTTGCAATGAAGTGACGAACGCATTCCTCTGAAATATCAGATTTTTTGACGTTTACGCCATAGAACATAACACCAGATTCTGAAAACATTCTATGGAAAATACTTGTAAGCATTTTCTTAAATGCTGTCACCCCCGTACCTTTTTTATAGTATGCCGTGATAAGGGTTGAAAAATCGCACATTTTATCATTGCCATTTTCATCTTTACCGTCAATCAGGCATTTTTCATCAAGTTTAATCGACGAAATACAAGTATGTGCCTGAAGCATCAAAAATGTTCTGTCAATTTCTAATAAAGCGTTGAAAGTTTCAATATTAACGCCTTTACCGTTAAGGGCGGCAAGTTCGCTACGTGCGTCAATTAAATTTGTACGCGCGTCGAGAAATTTGTTAATATCAAATTTTTCGTTGTGTACGCTATACAGTTCTTCTCGTGTCACTGTCTCAAAGTCAGCGTCTTTTAACGTTGTTTCTTCAAGGATTTTTGTATATGTATCATAAGTCTTTTTTGCGCTGTCGCGTAAAGACTGATATACCAGAAAACGAACATGGTTATAAACTTCTGTCGCTTTTTCCGGAATAACGTTAACTGCTTTGACCTGAATACGTGTACTATCGAATGTTTTTGTCATAATTATATACCTCTTTTATTCTAAGATTTTAGTTGTCAGTTGTTCGCCATGCTTTATTTCAGCTATGGTTACTATACCATGACTAATATGTACTTGTATAAACGTGTTTTACCAACGTTCTACACACTGTTGCGTGTGCTACATCAAGAGACAAAACACGGTGAAAGTTGCACTTGTCGTAAACATGTACAATACTGCCATAGGCAGTAACTCTAAACAAGACGCCTGATTGAAATTGTAACGTTGTTTAGAAACATTCACCTATATGTGAGTTGTGCCCTATGAGCTTTTGTTATCGAGTTGCAAGTCCGTGTCAGCTACTGCCGACTATACCGCCCACCTACGGTACCTTAACGCTTTTCCGCGCCCCCTTGTTAGGGTTATTGCCTACCATGCTTTTCAGCGACTTTCAAAACTTTTTTCTTGCCTATGTTAGCGCAAGCCGTTTGCCTGTCTGCCACTTAGATTGAACATACCGCATTCACATAGAAATTTCCATGGGAACGCCTTTTCGACAAATGGTAACATTGATATAGGGTTGTTATTCCCTGTCGCATTTTCATTTCTTGACAGCGACTGTCACGAACCACACTTTAGCCCTGTATGATAAAGGGGGATGGACTGCTGAAAAATCAGCGTTCTAATTGCGATACTACGGAATACTTTGAAAATGCTTTTACTTATGATATGCGCCCCACATGGGCATTGGACATATCACATGTATTTGCATGTTCGCGATATTCAATTGAACCGCTCAAGTGTTTACCGTCCCTTCGGACAACTATATAATACCAAAATCATTTGTCTAAAAATGAAAATGTATAAAAAAAGTTATAGAATATTTATTCATATAAATACATAATTCGTGCATAAAACATGTATATATGCATAAAATTAGCTATATTATGCATAAAATTAGCAGTAATTGGAATTACTCAAAAAGGGGGTACTTTTAACGCCAAAATGGGCTAAAATTACCCAGAAAGACCTAAGCCGGTTAACTTCCACACTGGCTTGAAAAATACGCCCTCTCTTCCTATTAAAATGTAACGCTCCCCACATCGCCAAACTCCTATAATCACCGCCCATATTGTTCCACGCTCCTCAAATCTCACCTCACACTACCCTCCAACCCCCATCTACCGTCCATATTCTCAATCGCATAATCTCAAAATATTTCAGTTAATTTAGCTTCTTTTCTTGACAAATCCATCTTCCTGTGCTATTATCTCATTATCAAAACAAGCTAAATTAACTCAGTATGCAAAGAAAATCTACAAAATCCAAATATCCACAACTTGTTTTGATCATTTAATAACATTAAATAACACATCAATAACTCGTAAACCTTAGCAATAACAGGAGGATAAACCAAAATGTCACATCAAACAGAATACGATCTCAGAATGAGATCCTACAAATCAATTACAGATGCTCATCTAATCCCTCGCACCCCAGTGATCATCCAAATCGATGGTCGTGCATTCCATACTTTTACCAGGGGGTTCAAAAAACCATTTGATCAGGTACTTATGGCTGCTATGCGCTATACTGCAGAATACCTCTGTAGAAATATCCAGGGCTGTGTCCTGGCTTATACTCAATCAGATGAAATTAATCTTCTTCTTATTGATTATGAGAAACTTGAAACTTCACCATGGTTTGATAACCGGGTCCAGAAACTTGCTTCTATAGCAGCATCTATGGCCACTAATTATTTCAATCAAAAATTTAAAGAATTAGTAAAAATTATCGGCAGAAGATATTATTCTCCAAACCACAGCTATGATCGTGCATTACTCAAAGGAGCAGAATTTGCTGCATGTGTATTCAATCTCCCACGAGAAGAAGTCACAAACTACTTTAACTGGAGACAGCAGGATGCAATTCGTAACTCTATTCAAATGGTTGGTCAAGCACATTTTTCTCAGACCGAACTAAATGGTAAATGTAATCAAGAAATCATAGAAATGCTTATTCAGCAAAAAGATATTGACTGGAACAAACTTAAAATTTACAAACAGCGCGGTACCTGTATCATCAGATCTGCTCATAGTTCTTTCTTATTAAATGGTAAACAAATTACAGCAGATACATGGTCTCATGACTTCGATATTCCACGATTCACAGGTGAAGGTCGCGATTATATAGAAAGATATCTGTATCCGGATGATCCAAACAACACTACTTCTCGAAAGGACGGAAATAATTAAATTATGCAGAGCAAAGAACATAAAGATACAAAATATGCTTGGCAGTTAGAACGTGACAGTGATTACACTTCTGCTACAGCATTTGACTCTATAGAAGAATGCATTGCAGACGCTCAAGACTATTTTGCAGAAGAAAATGTAAAAATCAAATCAATTACAATTCAGGAACTTAGACCATATGAAATCTCTGTTGATGCAGAAAGAGTTCTTGAAGTTGTCTGGGAGGAAGCAGAGGCAAACGTTGGTGATCTTGTAGATGACTGGTTAGATAGTAGAACAGCTTATACTACTGAACAACTCAATGATCTTTCTGAACGCCTAACGGGGGTAGTTAAAACCTGGCTGAAAGAAACACATAATGAACCGGATTTCTTCCATATTATAGGAGAAAAAGAAATTTCAATATGTAATATACCACAATAGGGGGATAAATCATGGTAATACTTATATGTATTCTTTTATTTGTATTAACCGGTATTGGATGTTGGGCTTTATGTGCTGCATCTGATACTGATGAATATGATGATGAAGAAATTAAATATGATCAAAATGATGATAACAAATTTAATTAAACAATAAAGGAGAAAAACAAAATGAGTACTTATACAACAAACACAAAACCAGCATCCAAATTTGAAGACGTACCAGAAGAAGTTCTTACAGACCCAACAATGAGAACAGCACTTGGAATGGATCCTATCCCAGGGATGAATACTCCGGTGGATGATAAGCAGATTTCAATGTTTGATTATATGCAGAACAAAAATAACTCTTCTACATCTTCTTCTACTACCACCACTGCTGCCCCAGAGGTGACAGTTTTCAAGAATCTAGTTCATCCAGAATTTGGTGAACTAAGAACTGTTGAGATTGACGGTGAGCCGTGGTTCGTAGGTAAGGATGTAGCTGCTGCGTTAGGATATGCTGATGCAACAAAAGCGGTTAGAAATCATGTAGAGAAAGAAGATAAAATTATGGGGGTCCAAAATGGCTCCCCATCTATTAAAGACAATTTTGGAAGAATTCAATATCCTACATGGATTAACGAATCCGGTCTCTACTCTCTCATCCTCAGCAGCAAGCTTCCATCAGCAAAAGAGTTCAAACACTGGGTTACTTCTGAAGTACTCCCCTCTATCCGCAAGAATGGTGCTTACATCCGTAATCAGGAAAATATGACTCCGGCAGAGATCGTAGCTCGTGGTCTTATTGCTGCTCAGAAGATTATTGAAGAGAGGGAAAAAGAAATTGTACATTTAAATAATCGTTGTGGCAGATTAACTCAGACAATAGCCGAGAAACAGGATGTCATTAATGCTATTTCCAGAAATGTACCGGCTCCAACAAAACGTATGATGCTGAACAGAGTAATGAGACGACGATCCCCAGAGCTGGCCCAGAGTCGATGGTCTTACTTATACGCAAGGTTTGACGAGATTTATCATAAAAATGTTAAGATCCGCATGAAAAATTATAATGCAGAACCAGGACATAGAAAATGCTATTCTATTCTTGATTTTATTGAAAAAGTACTTAATATGCTTGATGAATTATATGACCTAGCAGTAAAACTTTTCGAATCTGATTTTACACAGCTTATGCAGGAAATGCATTTATTACGTATGACTGATGAAGAATATGAAGACGAAGAATATTGGAAACGTGTACTTTAAGATAAGGAGGGAATGGTAAGAGTGCCTGCCGGTGCTCTTACCTATTAAAAATATGAGTTATTTACCAATCATAAAATTTCAAAATAGATGGCAAACATTCGATTTGAATTTACATTATCCATATTCAGTAAATGGGAAAATTATTAATTATACTCATTTAGGATATAGAGGTGATGCCTGTTATATTGTTGATAATGAATGTAATACATATTATCTTCCTCATGATTACGCTGAAATTATTAATGATGCATTAAAATTACATAGCAATATCTATCATGAATGTGATACAGACTCATGTAGACGTCAAATAATAACAAAACTCGAAAATATTAATAGACGTGAATATGGCGGGAATGATTTTGAATTATTTAATAATGTATTGGCAGAACAAAGTAGAAACGGCAATTATTATCATGACAGAATCTTATACGATACTACGTGTAATAAAGCATATGTATATAACTGTGATGGAGCCATGATGGCTGTTCGTTTGTGTCACCTTGAACCCTCTACTACGCAAAGAGGTCGTAGGTCTGAAGTAACATCTACTTTTGAAGAGGAACTTAATATTAACAATATTAACAATTTTAATAGATTCATAGATAATGTAAGGGCATCTTCTAATAGTTATGAATTTGAGAGAGGATACTTTCGTAGTTTTGTCTCAAGCCGATCCAAAACTTACATTCATCAATTTAATTATGTCCCAAAATACATAAAACATTTTATGCCTGGAGAATCAGAAGATACTACTCTCCTGCTCGGAGCAGAGATTGAAGTAGGTGGAAATAATAATATCTCTTCTGATAATGATAAAAATTCCACAGTAAAAAAATGTATTCAGATTATGAATGGGTCTGATAGTGATGAAGAAAATCTTATTTACAGTACGCATGATAGCACTGTACAGATTGAATTTGACACTATGCCATGCAGTTTGGAATTTCATAAGAACAAAATGAACTACCATGAAATGTTCGAATATCTTGATAAAGAAGGATATAAAGGTCATGATTGTGAAACTGCAGGCTTACATATTCATGCGAATCGTAATTATTTAGGAAAATCAAGGATATCGCAAGAGTTAGTTATATCTAAGATTCTGTATATTCTTGAGAAATTCAATGATGAAATTTGCGTGATTGCAAGGCGAGACAATGAATACAGTGAGTTTGTCGGTAGTAAAAAAGAAGAAAATTCACTCGTTGAGTTATATGGAAAGTATAAAGATCACGGTAAACGTGCTGCATTGAATTTACAGCATAAGGATACTATTGAATTTCGTATGTTTAAAAGTACTTTAAAATATGAAACATTCATTCTTACTTTAGAATTTGTCAAGGATATTATAGATTATGCTAAATCTGCGAGTATTGAAGAAATTGAACTGATAAAGTGGGCAGATCTCATGAAGTTATTCTCTCCTGCTCTAAGGAATTATTATACGGAACGATACAATAAGCAATATAAAAAAACAATGAATGAAGATGAAACCTTGCTGAAACGTCAGATCTCAAATATAAAGAAAGCTATATTAAATTGTAAAAATTATATGATGAAAACGAAGTTGCAGCAAGAATATGATGAACTGAGAAGACAATATAATAAAATTCATAAAAAGAACAAACGTAAGAAAGCATATCATACTGTTACTCATGTAGATTCAAGAATTGATGGGCTTACAAGTGTAGGTATATATAGTCAGTCTGGAGAGCTCATACATAGATTTGATAATATGCGGAATCTTAACCTTACTGCTATTTAAAGGAGGTATACTATTTGTCTGAATTTGGATTAAAAATAAAAAATATAAAAGCCGGGACACTCTTTGGATATAACCAGGGAGTCAGGAACCGGTACGATTATACTGAAGCAATGTTCAGTAATAGTCTATTCAGTGATTATATTATACAGAATGGACTTAATGTTTGGAATGATACCAGTACACGAGATATTATTTGTCTTGATTTTGACTTCGGTAGCCGAAGTTATGAAGAAGAAATGGATCACTTGCTAAAGCAGTTTGGACCATTTGAACATGATAAATCTTTATCTGAGGAATCTAAGAAACGTATTAGAGCAATATTTCGAAATGTGATTGATAATAAAGACAATTATATGAAATGTTCCAAAGATGAAATCCGGGAAATATTCTATGAAAACGGTGTAAATGTTGAATACATTTCTTCATATACAAAGAAAGAAGGTGAAAAAAAGACTGTTATTAATTATAAAATGCTATACCGCAACTCTTCTAAGGCAAAAGTCGGACAGGTGATGTTTATTAACTCAAAGCTTTATAAAAAAGCATATAACTGGTTGACGATGGGTCTTGGAAAGAAAATGCCGATGGAAAATGCTAAGATTGTAGAGATGTCGGCATATGCTCCTCTCACAACCAGTACAATAGTTGGAAAGTTCTATTGTCCTGTAGAAGCCATTCTTATTATTAAAGATACGGATAGTTTCTACAAGACAATAGCCAAGATCGTAAAAGCTGAGGATTATGTAGTTCAAGAAAAAGTTCTGGATGAAACTGCTACAGAAATTGCAAAGCAAAGAGCTATTGCTGAAGGAAAATTTTTAAAAGACGGTGTTACTCCGAAATATACTAAGAGATATAAACGAGTAAATGTTATAAAAAAGAAATGTGTCGTTCATGATGAAGAAACCGAGGTAAAAAATACTCTCTGGGATGGAGAAATGCTGATTGAATCTGATATTTTGCCGGAATGGGTTAATGGTATGGCTCTTTTAAGGCAGCATTTCTTTAAGGCATGCGGAATTCGTACTCATATTCAGTTATTCTTTAAAGATTGGTGTGAAAAAACTGGACATGATTATGAAACTTATGCAGTACAAGATATGTTCGGAGTTTGGCATAAGCTCAAGGATATTCGCATGATTACAACTGATAATGCTATTAAATGGAAGAAATTCATGAATTTAATGGGTAATACTCCTGCTGAAGCTTATAAGTATTGGTGTGATCGCGTAAATGCCGATGGATCTTACTGGGGGATAGTAAAGACCGATCATCCAAGTAAATTAGGCGGTGTGCAGCAGATGAGTTATCAGATGGTTAATACTCTTCCTTCCTATAATATAGATGTTCCATCTCCTTGCTCTACTGATGATGTGCGTAAACTGGCAAAAACCAGTGTGGATTATGTAGAGGGGATGAAAGATGATAACAATCTTTATGTACAGTATCTTAGGAAGAATGCTACGATAATAAATCATTATGAGATGCTGGCAGATTTATATGATTGGAATGAGGATTTTGGAAATAGTACATGGTTCCGATTAGAGAAACGTAAAATTATCAATCAATATGTAACCAGGCTTAGAACAGGCAAAATTACAATTGATGGAGATAATCTTACAATATTTGGAAATCCATATGCTCTTCTACTCAAATCTGTAGGAATGGATCCGGAATCAGATCCTACTCTTAATATTGAGCCAGGAACTATTCAGTGCTATACAAAACGTTTTCAGGACGGAGAATATCTTTGTGGTATTAGAAATCCACATAACAGTCCAAATAACATTTGTTATTTACATAATACATATAGTGACGAAATGCAGCGATATTTTGTATTCAGTAATAACATTATGGCAGTGAATTGTATTCATACAGATATTCAGGATCGTGCCAACGGCTGCGACTTTGATTCAGATTTCTTTTTTGTGACAAATAATGAAGTAATGGTTACAAGTGCTAAGGCTGCATATGAACAGTATCCTACTATTGTTAATAAACTCAAAGAAAGTGGCCTTACATATAAGAATACAATGAAAGAATACGCTCGTATGGATAATAAATTCGCCAAATCACGTATTGGTATTGGAGAATCAAGTAATCTCGCACAGCTTGCAATGACTTATTATTGGACTAACCCAAGTCGTGAATTATATGACAACTTTGTTATTCTTTCGGTACTAGCTCAGGTTATTATTGACGGATGTAAACGTGAATATGAAGTGGATGCTATAGAAGAAATAAAGCGTATTAAAAAACTTCCTTGTATGCAGCAGTTAGAGGAAGTTGAGGACGAATTTGGTAATAAGAAACAGGTGCGTCGAGATTTTCCAGAATTCATGAGATATACGCGTAAGATTCAATATACAAAGAACGGTAAAGAGGTGGAAAGAGAATTGGTTGATCAGCAGAAAGAAAAGTTATCTGGAAGAATTTCTTCCTATTATATATGTCCGATGAATAGTTTACAGATTGTTATGGATGATATCAAGCCGATACATTCTACTAATACTATTCCTACTGAAGATCTTGTAATAAAAGTAAAAGGCAAAGCAAACGCTAGGCAAATGGAAAAAATTTTAGGATATGCAAAAGAACTTGAGCTTTTAAGTAAAGATAATATGTCTGATGATGAAATTCTTGCATATACCGAGAGATTCGATCAGATTTTAGCGGAATTAAGAAAAATAAAAATAAAAAATCCAAAGACTATGAGCAGATTGATTGAAATTGCTCTTAATACAAGTAATATGGGAAGAAAAAAGGATTATTCACGTTATACAAGAAATCTTCTTAATCTATTATATAGAATGGACAGAGAAGCATTCTTACAAAATTTCTCGAAAAACTGCAGAATGTCTGAAAAAAAATCAGCCTAAAACCCTTTAAAAGTAACAAAAATCGTAAATACAAATTCGTCCGGTATATGAGGGGAATAACTTTTCGCTTCGTTGCATCTTCAGGCACATATTTTGCGCAGGATATGTGTACATGTATGCAGACAGCTGTTTGAAGAAAAGTGAAACTCTCCGCGCTGTCTCCAATGCGTGTTTAAATATGGGATTCGAATTTTTTTGTGTAGTAGCCTGCCGTGGGCGTTAAATACACGGCTAAAAAAATCAAATATATTTGACTACAAGGAGAAAGATCATGAGTAATTATAGAATGTCCAAAGGGACAACAGAACACTTTACATCACTTGAAGAAATGAGAACTGCATGGGGAATGAAGCCCGTGACAAAGAAAACTTCTGATAAGAAGAAATTAAAAGAACAGCAGGAAAGATTTCTTAGTAAACATAAGTGTAAAGCATGTGGCACCCCAATGACATATATACATGGTAATGTTATGGCTTGTAAAAATCCTGAATGTAAAGGGATTGAAATCAAGCGCGAAGATAAAGACGGTAATGAAATGGTATCATATATCAATTCCTTCTGTACTTTAGACGATCTTGGAGCTGAAATTGCATCAAACATTTTCAGCGAATAATTGAAAATTAAATATTGATAATTCAAGGCAGTGTGCTGGTCGGTACACTGCTTTTGCTTTATATAACTATTATTTTTATGAGAAAAAGGAGAACTAACAATGAATAAAGTTGAATTAATTAAGGCTGTTGCAGAAGCAACAAATAATACACAGAAAGATATTAAAGTAATTATGGAAGCTGTACAGGACGTAACATATGGTGCGCTGGTTGAAGGCGACGAGGTAAAACTGATGGATGGTGTTACTCTTTCTGTTGTACATAAAGACGCACGTATTGCACGTAACCCAAGAACAGGTGAATCTGTTGAGGTTGATGCAAAGAACGCAGTAAAATGCAAATTTGGTAAGGCAATTAAAGACGCTGTTAATGCGTAAATAATACTTTGAGCCTGTAGAAATACAGGCTCTCTTTTGGCCCATAGCTCAATAGGTAGAGCAGCTGGCTGTTAACCAGCATGTCGTAGGTTCGATTCCTACTGGGTCAGTATTGGAATGTAGGATAGTTTGGCAATCCGCCTGGTTTGGGACCAGGACATCGCACGTTCAAATCGTGTCATTCCAACTGCGGGATAGAGGAGTGGATCCTTGCTAGGTTCATACCCTAGAGACGATGGTTCGAATCCATCTCCCGCTATTTGTCATATACAAATGTATATGCCAACCCTTTCTGTTTAATTAATTACATTATGGAGGCTTGGCTCCGATAGTGCGCTGTGAGGCGTATAAAGGCAGATTTACACACTGTCGCTGCGGTATAAGCAATTATATTGCAGTCAATCTAAGCAAAACTGACATGCCAGAGACTCAAAAGGTCTCGTTTCGTATAGGTAAGTGAAAAGATTAAATCCTATGCGGAAATAGTATCATGAAACAGGGAACGATAAGGTGGTCTAAGGGCGACTGCTGAGGAACACTTTCCGGCCGCAAACTGGATAGTTCATGCAAACTGTGAAGATATGATGGTGAATCAGGAGGTTATTCAATCTGAGCATTTATTAAGCAAAGGTGATAGCCATTTGTATAAGTGAATTGGTATGTGCCAAATTAGCTTGTATGGACATTTAGTAGGGATAATAACCGAACGATATGAAGGTGTGATGTATTCTTATCCTCAAAAGGGATCGGAGCGTCTGGTGTAGCACATCTTCAGTAGAGAAGACTTTTCAGATAATAATTACTTATACTTATTGAATTTTAAAAGGTTAAAAGAATTTAATAGAAACTACAAGTGGGATATTATATTATACAGCGAAAGTCTACACCTCTGCATAACGAAAGCAGCCTAATACCATAGTATATTTTATGCAATATGGTCATTGATGAGTCTCGCAAGACTCTGATATGTTTGTCCGATTCTGCACAGTGTTCTTAGCGGAACTTTGTGGCGCGGCAGCGTCAATGGAATGATGACAACAGAGTAGTTATGCGGCTAAAGAGAAGTGCCACTCTTAAACAAGGCGGTTGTTGAAGCTTACTATATGTGCGCGAAGCGGCGTATAGTGGATAAGAAAAGAAACCATAATGTTTCGAAAGAGCTTCTATATTTATGTGTAATCTCAGCATAAATAAAAAATATTGGAAAATAGTTTAACTGGCAAAACATGATCTCGCGAATCAAATGTAGGTTCAACTCCTGCTTTTCCAGCTTAAATATATGGGAAGTGCCAATACGAGGCTACTTATGATAGAAATGCGGCATTTTTTGAATAGGTCTGAAAGAACACGAGCCGCGGATAATTGTGTTTTAGTAAGTAATAAAATAAAAAGAGGGGCAGCACCTCTGCTTCCCTGATAAGTCCGGTTAGTCTAGCGGTATAGGACACTGCCCTTTCAAGGCGGTAACATGGGTTCAAATCCCGTACCGGACATTTTTTTGCTACTTTGGCGTAATTGGCAGGCGCAGCAGACTTAAGATCTGCTTCCAATAATGGAGTCTGGGTTCGAGTCCCAGAAGTAGTATTTGGGAGTTATGGGGATACTCTCAAAAGTTTTGGATTTTAAAATTTAGTCTTTTGAATTGGTGTTCTTTTTTATGGAGAGGACAGATTATCCTCTCCTCCATCTCTAAGTTTACAATTAATTTGTGACATTTCCCAAGACGCTTGTTATATCAGGTATGCAAGAAGAGGCGTTAAGCGGGGATTTATTCAGGAAGTCTGCACCTGTACCTGAAAGTGAAAACGAAAAAGAACGTAGTCAATTTGACTCTATAGGATAACGGCTATTCCGTCTGACTGTCTATCAGAAGATTCCGGGTTCGAACCCCGGTAGAGTCGTTATTTTGCAAAGTAAATTCACTAGGTGTGGAACTGACCTGCTAAGTCATGTGATCCTATATTGGGATTGAGTTTCGATTACTCTGCTTTGCGTTACAAGATATGTAGATTACAGCCCACCTCCTGTGGGAATTCGTAGGTGAAAACCCTACCATGTAACTCTATGTTATGTGATTGTAGCATATCATGAATATAAAGATAACCGGATTGATTCCGGTTGAAAGGCAGGATCAATTTCCTGCCTTTTATTTTGCTGCATGTCCGGGTTGGTGAGGAAGCGGTCTTGAAAACCGTTGGTCCGAAAGGGCTTGCAGGTTCGAATCCTGTGTGCAGCGTTGTGACTATGGCAGACTTGGCAATGCAGCGGATTGTGGTTCCGCCTTATATGGGTTCGAATCCCATTAGTCACCTTTATTTGCGCCTTTCGTATAATTGGTAGTACAACCGGCTCCAACCCGGTTAGTCAGAGTTCAAGTCTTTGGGGGCGTGTTAGGTAAGTTCCAGATACCTTGTAGCGAAAAAATCTGGCGGGATTTAGTCAGGACGAGACGCGGCTAAGTTTTTTAATAATTTTACCGAAAATTATATGGAAAGTTAAGGTTCCAACAGAATATATGACCTCCACTTATGGTTATATATTCGATAAGGGTAGCTGCCCATCTTAACACAAGGGAGAGTAGCCTAGCGGCGAAGGCAAGGGACTGTAAATCCCCCACAAAGAAACATCGAAGGTTCGAGTCCTTCTTCTCCCATAAGGTTGACAAATTAAATCAAAATTCCATAAAACAAGTAGATAAGTTTTACCATGGAAAGTGCTTGCACTTTGATTGGGTTTATTAAAGGTTTTTGTCTCTGATTGCAACAGATAATGAGCCTTTGAGTCTACAAATAAATAAAAGTGAGGAAACTTAATTGGTTAATATCAGTCAAAAAGAAGCAGAATACTTACGTAATCATGGAAGAGCTTTTGATGTGCGTGTACGTAATAAGCACCATAAAAGTAAAGCAAAAAGCTATTTTCTTGTAGAGCATGTTCGTAGTGTCGAGATGTTAAACAGATACAGAGAATCAATCAATCAGACCGATTTTCTTACTGTAAAACCGAGAGATAAAGATTTTCGATTTTAAGCAGTAAAATAATTTGAAAGTTGGTGTTTGACATAGGCAGGAAGAAAAAAGAAGATGGCATTTACTTTATAGGTCAAAATGCTGACGATGTTACAGGTAGCTGCACTTATATAAAATATAATGGAAAAAAAATATTACTTGAATGCGGATTATTTCAAAACAATAATTATCTGGATTCATATAATATCAATTCTCAGAAATTTCCATTTAAACCTTCAGAGATCGACTATGTTTTTGTAGGACATACACATGTTGATCATATTGGTTTACTTCCAAGGTTAATAAAAGAAGGTTTTAATGGAAAAATTATCGCTTCACATGCAACTGCTCAATTAATGAAGCCATTATTATATAATTGTGCTTTTATATTGTTGAGTGAAGCAAATGCTTTATCATTTAAATATAAACGTAACTACTCTCCTATTTACACAGAAGAGGATGTAGCTACGACTTTAAATTATATATATGAATATGATAATGTACATGAATTATATGTTCTTGATGAAATAGTTTCTTTTAAATGGTTTGAAAATAGCCATTGTCTCGGAGCTAGACAGCTTCAATTAATTCTTAAAGATAAAAATGGTGTATCAAATTCTATATTATACACTTCTGACATTGGATCCCTGAATACAAAAAATCATTACGTTCCAAATACTGAAATTCCAAATGTTTTTAATAAAGTATCCATTATGGAATGTACATATGGAGAACCAGGCAGAATTAATAAAAAGACAAGAAAATTTGATTTAGAACATTTAAAAGCAGCAGTTGATACGGTTACAGAACGTGGAGGAACAGTAATCATGCCATGTTTTAGTTTCAGCCGTACACAAGAAATTCTTACCAATTTATATAACATTTTTCATGATGATATAAATTTCAAATATGACATTGTAGTTGATTCAATATTATCATGTGATATTTGTGATCTATATACGACTCTTCTATCTGAAGACGATTTGAAATTATGGAATAGTGTATGCAATTGGGAGAATGTGAAGTTTATAAAAGAAAAAGAAGATTCCTTAGCATGTGTAAAAAATCATTCACCAAAAATTATATTAAGTAGTTCTGGATTCTGTACGAATGGTAGAATCCTTTCTTATTTACATGAATATTTGAATGATGAAAAAAGCATGGTAATTTTTAGTGGATATACGGGAGCAGACAATTCTTATTTATCATATCGAATTAAAAATTATAAAGAAAATAAATTTATAAAAATAAGTGGAGATAAGGTTGAAAATAAAGCTGACTGTATTTCTTTAGGTACATTTTCAAGTCATGCCAATAGAAATGAACTAATTGAATTTGGATCGAAGGTAAATACAGAAAAATTAGTTTTAGTTCACGGATCTGTTGTCGCGAAAAACAGTATAAAGGAAGACTTAAAAGAAGCCATATCTAAAGAAAACAAATCATTTAAAGTGATTGCTTCATCAAAAGATATGGTTATTTATTTATAGGAGAACAAGGAATATGGAATTTTTAGACATTTTAGAAGACGATAGTCTCTATCAGAGCACTATCAAGGAGCATTTAAAAGAAAGAAAAATTATTGTCAACGAAACTATTGATGACAATGTTATTGAAAATATATGTTTAATGATCATGAAATGGAATAAAGAGGATAAGGCACTTCCGGCATCATGTAGGAAACCAATTTATCTCTATCTCAATTCAGATGGTGGTGATGTTATTTCCGGGTACCAGGTATTAAGCTCTATTAAGACGTCTGTTACTCCAATTATTACAGTGGGATTTGCCAAATGTGCTTCTATGGCATGTTATATTCTGGCCGCAGGACATAAACGTTACTGCTTCCCAAATACAGTAGTTCTTTATCATGATGGACAGACTGGATATGTAAGTTCATCTAATAAAGGTAAAGATATTCAGAAATTTTATGATAAATTAGAGCAACATCTGAATGATTTTATGGTAGAACATACAAATATGACTGCAGAATATCTTGAGGAAATCAAGGATCGTGAATATTATATGTTCCCAGATGAAGCAAAAGAAAAAGGAATTGTAGATAAGATTATTGGTATTGATTGTGATTTATCAGATATTCTTTAATACTGAATATTATTTTAAACTTTCACAAATATCATTTTACTATTATACGTTCAATATGTCAAGGAGAATAAGGAGAAAATAACATGGAATTAAAAAAAACTGTTAAATATGATGGTAAACTTAAAGGTCTTCATATGGTAGACGAACAACTTGTAGATATGGATGGTGAAATCATTGATATTTTAGATATCTTTGAAAAGGCATATGGTGATAAACCTTTTGACATGTCTACTACTACTAAGACTGAGGAAATCATCAATCTTGATGAATTAGATTAAGGTATTTTATATGGATAATAACGAATTTCTAAAAGAACAGCTTGATCTTATTAAGAAAAAACAAATAGATACATCTATTGAGTGGCAAGATGTTGCAGATTTTCGTTCTAGTCATGGTAAAGAGCCAGAGCACCGCGATACAATTCGTAAAGGGTCTAAATTGCTTTTAGAATATATAGATGCAGGATGGGATTTATTCCCATCCTCTTCTATTCAATTAGGACGATTTTCTGATGAGATAGCTTTAAAAAAAGAACGTATTAAATTACAAACTGAAAAACAAGAATTTAATAAATGGTTACGTGAGTATTCCAGAGATGAATTAATTGCCGAACATATTGTAAATGCTGTTAATCAACTAAAACCATTAATAGCGCCAGGATATATTCCTCCGATGCATATGAATAAGGAATATTTATTAACAATTTCAGACGCTCACTTTGGTGTTGAATTTGAAATTAAAGATTTATATGGAAATACTCTAAATGCATATAGTCCGGAAATATTTAAGAATCGTATGTGGGATTTATACAATAAAGTTATTGAGCAAATTCAAAAAGATCATATTCAAGTTTTAAATATTTTTGAACTAGGCGATGCCTTAGATGGAATTCTTCGTGCAAATTCTCAGCTTATGCAGTTGAGATATGGAATTATTGACTCTGCCATATTATATGCTGATTTTTTATCTACATGGCTTAATGAATTAAGTAATCATGTTCGAATTAAATTTCAAATGGTAAAACGTTCAAATCACAATCAGCTGAGATTAGTAGGACAGCCTAAAAATGCTTTTCCAGATGAAGATATGAGTAAATCCATATTGGTTTTTATGAAAGAACGTTTGAAGGATAATCGTAATGTTGAAATTATAGAAAATCCAACCGGTCTTGTATATGCACAACTTGCAACATATACAATTCTTGGAGGACATTTTGAGACAAAAAATCTAGGTGATTCTTTGAAAGATTTTTCAAAAACATATCAAGTGCCTTTGGATTATATTATTTCAGGCCATTGGCATAGTTTAGCTACTGGAGATGTTGGGATCAATTCAGAATATATTTCTGTACGTTCAATTATTGGCGTAAATCCGTATAGCTATTCAATTAATAAGGTGTCAAATGCAGGAGCCTCTATGTTTGTATTTGAACAGGGAAATGGTCTTGTAGATGAACATCATTATAAATTGTAAAGGAAAATATTTATGGAAACAAATAATGAAGAACAGTTTGTCGAGTTCGACGAAATATTAAATTTTATACATGAGAATACTGGATTTGATAAAGAAGTTATTGAAAAAGTGCTTGATGCAGAAACGAGATTTTTAATTAAATCTGGTATTGCTACTGAACTTAAAGAATAGTATGAGTGGCGTTGCTGCTTATATTATACATTTCAGGAGAGCGTTCTTGCTCTCCTATTTTCTGGGCGTATGGCGCAACTGGCAGACGCGCCTGACTTAGGATCAGGTTTTTGTAGGTTCGAATCCTACTACGCCCATTTTTTTATTATGAGTACAAGGAGGAGTTGTTTATGGCAACAACTAAGAAAATTGAGCCGGTAAAAATGACTCCGACTCAAATGAAGAAAAAAATAGAGGCACTCGAAGAAGAAATTCGAGTATATAAAGAAGATACCGCATGGTGTTATATGTGCGGAAAACCCAAAAAGAAAAATAGAGAAAATTTTTATAAAAATACTGATCCTTTAGTTAAGTCTGGATATGCTGCTATTTGTTCTGAATGCGCCAGAAAGATTGCATTAAGAACAGATGAAAATGGAGAAGAACATAAACCGACAAAAGAGTCAATTATTCTTGCTCTGCAGTATCTGAATAAACCGTTTTTAGAAAATGTCTATAATAGTAGTGTTCAAGCAGCTGAAAGAAATGCTGGTATTCCAGGAGCAAAACAAAATGCATGGAGTACATATATAAGAACCATTGCAATGCAGCAATATTCTGGAAAACAATTCAAGGATTCTGATTTTTTTAAACAAAAAATTATATATGAAGATGAAAAGACTCCTGCAGATGTTATAAAAGGCAAGGAATCCCAGGATAATTATGAAGGTTTTGAAAAGAATAAAGCTGATGTAATCAGGTTGATTGGATATGATCCATTTGAACAAGAAGCATTGTCTGATCAACCATTTCTATACTCTCAATTAATTGGGTTGCTTGATTCTAGTGAAGACGCAAATGACGATATGATGCGTACTGCTTCTGCTATTTCTATTGTAAGAGCATTTTTACAGCAATCAAAAATTGATAATGCTATTGCTACTTATATGTCTGACGTTCAAAAACTTAGAACAAATTCCGCTACAATAAAAACACTACAGGCGAGTAAAAAAGATCTTACTGCCATTATTAAGGATCTCGCTGCTGAAAGTTGTATTTCTTTAAAGAATAATAAAAATGCTAAAAAAGGTGAAAATACCTGGACTGGTAAAATACGTAAAATCAAAGAAATGAATTTGCGTGAAGGTGAAGTAAACGGATTCGATATCGGAACTTGTCGTGGCATGCGTCAGGTTATGGATATGAGTAATGCTTCTATATTGAAGCAGCTCCGACTGGATGAATCAGAATATTCTGATATGCTAGCAGAACAAAGAGAAATGATAACAAAGCTTCGTGATGATTTGGATAATTACAAAGAAATTTCTCGTATTTTATTACGTGAAAATATTGATCTTAAAGATTATATGGAAGAACATAATTTAATAGAGCCGGATAATTTAGTTGATTTGAATGAACTATTCTCCTGCTTCTCCTCTGATGAAGAGGAAGAAACGGAGGTGACTGGTGATGATGAATCCGGATCTGATTCAAGAGCTTCCGAAGCTTAATTATTGTGAACAGGGAAATAAGATTTTTGTAAAGCCTGGAGTTTACCCATTATCTTCACGCAAACTTGAAGGTTTTATGAAAATTGCAAATCTTCAGAAATATTATCAATGCAATCCTGTAAGATTTATAAATGATTTTTTTAATATAGAATTACTTGATGCACAAGCATGGGTAATTCAGAGAGCCTGGAACTGTCCGAATGTTTTGTTAGTGTGCACCCGTGGATTTGGTAAATCTACATTGATAGATATTATGATCATGGCAAAAGATATGCTATTTAATAACTATTGGACCTATATTGCTTCCGGTTCTGGATCGCAGGCTGAACAAACGTTCACAACACTTGAAAGGCTTGCGAATGATAATATAGATACTATGCTTGGTTCTACAGGTTATATTTTTAAGGCAGAAATTGAAATTAAAAATGCTGCTGGAGATGGCTTCAGTCACTCTTCTAATGGATTCTCATATTCCCTTTATAATGGCTCATTTACTCAAACACTTAACAGTAATGTAGATAAAAAAAGAGGTATGCGTGGTAGTGTTGTATTTGATGAATGTGGATTCCTTGATGAAGAAATGATGTCGGTATATGCAGCTTTTGCAATTGTAAATAAAAGCTTTAAGTCTGGTAAGGATCGTGATGGCAAATCAATCGATCGTAACCGTCTAAGATGTATTCCATCAAATATTCCGAACCAATTATTTTATATTTCTTCTGCTTCTTCTACAGATACAAAATTCTATAAGTTATATAGAGATTTTAGCAAAAGACAACTCATGGGAGATCCTGATTATTTTGTAGCTCATATTGATTGTGAAGTTGCATTTAAACCAACTATTCGTGGAGAAACAATGGAGCCTTTGTTAACACCCGGTACAGTAGCTGCAGAAATGCGTTCTAATCCAGAAAAAGCGCGTAGAGAGTATTATTGTGAATTTACTTCTGATGCAGGTGCTAATGCAATTATACGTAGAGGTGTTATTGCGCGTAATGAAGTGATTCGTAAACCAGTGTTATATAACGATACTGGTAAAAGAAAAATTGTTATTGCATATGACCCAGCTCGAAGTCGAGATAATTCGGTAATTTTGGTTTGTGAAATTTACTCTGAAAAAAATCAAGATGGGGATCTTGAATATAAAATGAGACTTTTAAATTGTATAAATCTTATTGATATAAGCAATAAAAAGAAAAAGAAACCTATGCAAACACCGGCCCAGATTGAATATTTGAAACAAGTTATTCTCGATTATAACCAGGGTGGGGATGAAAACTACAGCAATATTCTCGGAGTTTATATTGATGCCGGTTCTGGTGGTGGTGGTGTTAATATTGCTGACTATTTAATGCCTGATTGGAAAGATAAATCCGGTAAAACTCATAGAGGACTGATTGACAAAGAATATTCAGAAGAATATGTTAAAAAATTCCCAAATGCAGTCAATAAGCTTCATTTAATGGAACCAACTAAATATAAATCAGAAATGTATGAAGCCATGATTGAGATGATGAATCAGGATAAAATTGAGTTTACGGCTACATATGATAACAAAGGATATCTTACAATATTTGATATTGATAAGGATAAATACGAAAAAACTAAAAAAGATCTAATTGCCAAATATAAAAAACAGAAAATGACAGATGAAGAAATTGATTACAATGTTCAAAAAGAATTAGATAAACTTCAAAATGTTAAGAGCCATATTGAAAAATTAAATTGGCAAGAAGAAGCTTCTCTCTCAAGTATCGATGCATTAAAAGAGGAACTTGTAAATATGATCCGTATTCCACGACAATCAGGAAAAGATTCATTTGAATTGTGTCCTGAAAAAGCTAACCGTCTTCATGACGATAGAGCTTACGTTACATGTATGTGTTCTTATGCTCTTCAAACTGAACGCCGGAAAAATATTACTGCAAAACGTAAACCTAAAGTTGACAAATCGTTAGTTCAAAAACTTACGATTAGAAAAGGCGTTGTACATTCTATGTTCGAAACTTAATATAATTATATGATATTTCAAAGGAGGTGCTGTTACTTGGCTAGACAACAAGGAAATATTTCTGCAAAAAAAGTTTCTACTGCAAAAAAAATTGATCCAGCACCTTCTCAGCTGAATAATACGGCTGAAATGCGTGATTGGTATCAAAAAAATAAAAAAAATATTGAAAATTATGCTGCTGCTATGGAAGGAGCAAAATCTCTTCGTGATATCACTAAGACAAGCACTAAAGCAGTGACAGCTTATAGTAAGGACAGTCTTCGTACTTACCTGCAAAATATTGGAAGTAATGAAAAGAATTTAAGAAATTTATCAAGATATCTTTATTATCGATGTCATGCTTATTATAGATTAATTGCATATAATGCAAACATGTTTTGTTTAGATGCAAGATCTGTTATTCCGGAATATGATATGGTTGCAGGTGTAGATACGAATGCCATGCTTAGTTCTTATCAGGACACATTAAATGTGTTGGATAAGTTAAATCTTCAGTATGAGTTTTTAAAAGCTTATACTATTTGTTTTCGAGAAGATGTTTTTTATGGATGCGCTTATTATGATGAAATAGGAATGTTTATTCTTCCGCTTGATCCAGATTATTGTAAAATTTCTGGTATATACAATACCGGTGATTTCGCGTTTGTAATGGATATGAGTTATTTCAGATCCAGACAGACTATGTTGGAATTATGGGGCGAACCCTTCCAGTCAATGTATCGTGCCTATGAAAGTGATACTACAAATGGAAAGTGGCAGCCTATGCCAGATGAATATGCTATTTGCTTAAAAGCCAGAGCTGAAGATTGGGAAACTGTAGTTCCACCATTCTCTGGTTTATTATCTGGAATTATCAATCTTATTGATTTAGACGATCTACAGGCTATTGCTGACGCTCAGGATATTTATAAAATGATCTGGTTAGAACTTGAAACGATAACTGGTAGTGAGGATCCAGACGATTGGAAAGTTAATCCGGATATTGTTATTGAGTATTTTAACAGGATGATTAATGAATGCCTCCCTGACTATACTTCTGCTGCTATTGTGCCAGGAAAATTAGATCAGATTTCGTTTAATAATGATAAAGCAACAGATACGAACAAAATAGCAAAAGCTACAGAAACTCTTTTCAATTCTTCTGGTGGCGCTCAAATTCTTAATAGTGCTACCATCTCAGGTACAACAGCCTTTGGAGCAGCAATTCGTGCCGATACAGAATTAGCTATTTCTATGCTTCTACCACAGACTCAGGGATGGGTTAACCGCTTCCTTACATATTGGGTCTCTAATCCAGCCAAGGTAAAATTCTTTGAAGTTTCTGCTTATACAAAAGATGAATTTAAAAAAGAACTTTTGGAGGGGGCGCAAAATGGTCTTCCTACAGCTCTTGCATACAATACTCTTAATCAATTTTCTGAAAAAGAAACTCTGGCATTAAATGTATTAGAGCAGCAGGTTCTTGGAATATCGAATTTATTTGTTCCATTGCAGACTTCATACACCCAAAGTGGTAGCTCGGATACTGGTGGTGCCCCAACAAAAGATTCTACAGAAATCACAGACGATGGAGAAGCATCAAAAGATAAGGCTGATAAGGCTAAATAAGAGGATAATAATTATGGATAATAAGAAATTTATAATTACAACAAACGATGAATCAGCTTCATTGCTTATTCAGACTGGTTTTCATCTTGTGAGTCAGAATGGTAAACAGTGGACTTTTTTAAATGACAACAAAATGCTGTTTAACAATTTAAGCGATGTTGTTTATTCAGATAAATTATTTATTTGATTACTCCTCTTCTATTTGAGGAGAATTACTCAAAGAAAGGAGGAAAATCTTGAAGAAATTCTTAACTATTGACGATTTGATTGAATTTTGTATGAAGAATAATTTTTCTAAATTCAGCAGCAAAGAATCTAATGCAGAAATTAGTGTCCAAATGCCAGCAGTCGCTACATTTGGAAAATCTGATGATAATAAGCATACAGAAGGATTATGTCCTTTTAACGCTACTGCATATCATGATCATGTCAACTTAAACAAATCTAATATCAACGAAGATACATTTCAGGAAAATACACAATCTATACCATATCGCCCTATTCTGGCAAATATCGTTGAAAATTCTGATGGTAATAAAGATTTTGGATCACATGATTTTACAGTGGAAACTGATGAAAATGGAGAAGAAAAAATCACTTATCAGGAACGTCCAGTTGGTGTAATCAAAAAAGATTATACAATTGAATATGATAAAGAAGCCGGAGTTAACAGAGCTGTAATTCAGGGATATCTCTGGGAAGGATATTGTCAGGACGCAATTGATATTATGCAGCGTAGACAACAGGTTGATTGTAGTGTTGAATTGAGTATTAGAGAATTATCATTTAATGCTAAGGATAAAGTGTTAAATCTGGATGATTATTATGTTAGTGGATTGACTTTACTAAATGAAAATGTTGGTCCAGGAATGGCAGGAAGTAATGTCCAACTTGCTGATTTTGAGCAGAAAAATAATTCTGTATATGCAAATTTTGATATGAATGTAAAATTGCTTGAAATGTTAGAGAAAATTAATACTACTCTCTCTATTTTCAATAAAGAAAATGCTGATGGAAAGGAGGACAATCAGGTGAACAAATTTGAAGAACTTTTAAAGAAATACGAAAAAACTGTAGATGATATTACTTTTACATATGAAGGTCTTTCAGATGAAGAACTGGAGGCTGCCTTTGCTAAGGCGTTTAATACTGATCCGGCAGGTGATCCTGCTCCTACAGAACCAGAAAAATTCGTAAAATCATTTGAACTTTCTCACAGCGATATTCGTTGTGCACTTTATAACTTATTAAATGCATATGAAGAAGCAGATAATGATTGGTATTTTATTAATTCTGTATATGATTCTCATTTTACATATGAGAATTGGGATGGAGATAAAATCTTTGGACAGGCATATAAAAAAGATGGCGACAATGTTTCATTTGATGGTGAAAGATATAATCTTCATCGTGAATTACTGACTGATTCTGAATATTCTGAACTTCAGAATATGAGATCAAATTATGCTGCAATTTCAGATAAACTTGCTTCTTATGAAAAGAAAGAGGCTGACGAAGCTAAAAATGCACTTTTTGAGTCAGATGATTATAAAGGAATTTATGAATCAGAAGAATTCAAGGGTTTAAAAGAAAATCATACAGAATTTTCAGTTGATGAATTGAAGTCTAAACTTGATACTATATTGCTGTCATATGCTAAGTCTGGCAAGTTAAATTTTGCTGTTGAAGATGGTGATGTGCATGATGATAACGCCGGAAAAAAAACAGTAAGTAAAAAGACTTTTGGAAATCCATCACAGACTAAAAAGAAAAATAGATATGGATCTTTATTTGCATAATGCAAAATAACATATTTGTTTTATAAATCAGACCGTAAATACGGTCTTATTTTTTTGCCAAAATTTATGAAAGGAGAACAACATGATTAAGTACAGTATTGAAAAGCATGCTGTGGCCTTCCCTTCTAAGCTTGTTGCACAGAATGGCGGAGAACACATTTATAACATTACACTGACCTCTGATACAGATAATGGAAATCTTGTGGCAAGAGGCGATTTTGAAGATCTTGACCGTTACACAGAAGCTGCTGTTACTACATTTGAAGGTAAAATTCAGAAACAGGCTGCTAATGGTAATTGGTATGTAGAGGTTGTTGATCCAGGAGATGCTCTGTTTGTTTACATGCAGGCATTTATTGCAGAGGATTGGACAAATACATGGAAGAAGGAGTCTAACTTCTATAACGCAAAAGGAGACGTTGTAAGAGGTTATGCTCTTCATAAAGGTGATGTATTTGAGGTATCTGTTGAGGGATTCGATGGACAGCCAGCTGAAAAAGCGACAGTTACTTGCGAAAACAAGAAATTAAAAATTGGTTAATTTAAGGGAAAGGAGGAAAAAATATAATGAGACGTAAAATGACTTTTGCTGATTTAAGTGCACATGTTCAGGAAGTATTTGCTAGCATGTGTAAAGATGGTGTTACACCAGAGGAAAATTATGAAGGCTTCAAAAAGCTTACATATGATCTGAATCATAATCCAAACGAAATGTTTGATGAAAATGGAAATAAAAAGACCAAACGAGACGCAGAAGATGCGGTTCGTAAATTTGTATATGCAATTATGGGACTAAACGAGAATTCTACAAAACGTGACAGAAATCGTGCTATGAAGAAACATGGTATTGAACTGTTCGAAGTTATGGAAGAAGAAATTGATATTAAAGTCGAAACAGGCTTTAAAGAATCAGAATTCTTCAATAACTATGTAGAGACAAGAAACCTTTCCCGCGGAGATCGCCAGGAATTCTGGACAGATGATAAAGTTGTTTTATCTACAACAAAAATTGCGGGCGATCATCATGACTTTACACTTCAGAGACTTGGTTCTGGAGAAAGTTATACTGTAACCACAAGTGTATACGGTATTGCTGTTGGTGCTGATATTGATCTGTATTTGGCAGGAAGACTTGATTGGTCTAAATTCACAGATCAGTGTGCTGCTGCTTTCGTTAGACAGATTCAGAATGATATTTATGCTGAAATGATGAACGCAGGAAAGAAACTCCCGGCTCAGTTCCAGGGCACAGGTGCTCTTTCAAATGCTACTAAGGACAAGCTGGATGAACTGCTTGAGGATGTATCTCTTGCAAATGATGGTGCTCAGGTAGTTATTATGGGTACAAGAACTGGATTACAGCAGTTCCAGAAACTGATGGATGTTGATTGGATCACAGATGATCAGAAGAAAGATGTTGCTACAATGGGACGTCTTGGATACTATGGTCCATATACATTAGTTGAAATCCCACAGAGATTCGCTCTGAATGATACAACTAAGAAATTAATGGATCCTAAGACTCTGTTTATTATGCCACAGGTTGAAGATAAGTTCATTAAATTCGTTGATGTTGGTGAAACAGAAATCTATGAAATCACTGATAAGGGTGATCGTATGGATGATACAATGAAATACGAAGTACAGAGATCAATGGGCGTAGGAACACAAATCGGACGTTATTTTGGCGTTTGGACTTTAGCCTAATTTTTTTTATTGTAAATTAATATTATAGTCGTGTGTCATATAGATGCACGACTATACGAATAAAAGGAGGAACTTTTCATGGCAACTACTGCAGTGAAAAAGACAAAAACTACTGAAACTGCTACTGAATCTGTTGCAGCATCTGTTACGGAACCTGTTACATCTGAATCAGCAAAAACAGTAGAAGTAAAAAAAGAAAAGAAAACTTATGCCCCTACTGATGGGATTCCATGTAAATCTATTACTAATGGTGGACTTTATATGCCAGGGCTTAAGTCAAATATTTTATACACATGGATTGATGCCGGAGATGTAATTGAAGTTGAATATCAGGATCTGCAGGCAGCAATCAGATCAAATAATGGTTATGTTATGAATCCATTTTTTGTTATTGAGGATGAAGAACTTGTTGCACAGTTTCCACAGCTTAAGAAAATTTATAATACATTATATTCTGTAGGTGATCTTGAAGATGTAATTACAGAACTTTCTCCCGGAGATATGAAGGCTACTATTCTTTCACTTCCGAAAGGGGCACAGGACTCTATTAAACATCTTGCTTCAAAAATGGTAAGTGACGGTAGACTTGATAGTGTAAGAAAAATTAAAGTGCTTGACGAAATCTTTGATACAGAAATGAGTATTATGACAGGACTATTTAATTAAAAATAAGGAGGTATATTATGCCTTCTCTAAATTACGAAGAAATATACTCAAAATTTCGATTAAAAGCAGAAGCTTATGATATTTTACAATATCGTGAAGATGATGTAAGTGCGGTTTTTATGCCGGAATATTTACATGCATCAATAAATAAACCTTATATTCGAAGACTTTTTTCTGAATTGAAACTTGGAGATACAGTTCAGGAATTGACATATATAATGAAATATTCTGTTGATGATGATTTTGATGCAGAATTTATAACTGATATCTTAGGTATAGGTATGGTAATTGAATGGATTACACCCAAAATTAACAGCCTGAATAATATTAAGCAGGTATTTGGATCTTCTGAGGAAAAATTTTATTCTCAGACTAATCATTTAAATGGTTTAAAAGATTTAAAAAAATCATTAATCAAGGAACAGAAGAACTTGATTAAAGATAGAGGTTATATATGGAATAGTTATCTGGATGGAAGTAATACATAATGGATACAATTTACGGACATTTTGATGATTTACAAATTGAAGAATATAAGGAAAAATTACACAAAGAAATGTTTTGGCTTCTTTTATATAAGGATCCAAAAACAAAAGATGAATTTAAAAATGTTGACTTTGAAAAATATTTTATCAATTTAATGAAGAAAATCGATGGTTTGAATACTCTTCTCTTCTATCCTGTAGAAATTGTAGCAATTATGAGTTTATTACAGGCGGCTCTCAATGAGACAAGAAGTGATGATTTTAATTATCGTTCTTACCGAAAATTGATACTAGATGCGCATTCGTTAGTAGACAAAATTAATTCTAGGAGTTGATTCTATGGTTACTGCAGAAATGTACAAAAATTATTTGTCATCATATGGCAGTAATCTAGCTCAGGTAAAGAAAAATCAGTCTGATGCAATTATGAATAATTCTTTTACTGCCGATGCACAATATAAAAGAGTTTATATTTTAACAAAAGATGGATGGAAATGGGAAGATGCTAAATATCAACGTCATGCCAAGCTTTCCATTCTTAAAGATGCAGTGGATTATTATTTACAATTTCGGCCTAAAGTACATTATCCAATAGGAAGTTATGTGTTTGTTCCTGATGATACTGACTTCGATATTAACATATCTGGGCACGAACTTGATAATCCGCTCTCACTTCCAGACGAAAGAATTACACAACTGTGGTTTATTGTCGGTAGAGATGATGCGAATGCTTTTGTTAGATATAATATATTAAAATGTAATTGGAAATTTCAATGGATTTACGATAACAAATTATATAAATGTTGGGGTTCAAATAGATCAGCTAATAGCTACACAAGCGGTCGTTGGGATGATCAATATACATCTTCGCTTGATAATCTGACAGCTGCATGGCTTCCAGATATTTATTATGCGTATGGTAATAATTTATATGATTTAGGACTTAGTGACGATCGTACTATTATGCACGAACAACGTTTTATGCTTACGAATAACATTCTTGACCCAAAAGTCTATCAGGTCACAAAAATAATAGATCTTAATCCTTCTGGAGTAATTAAACTTTCCATAAAACAAGATGAATTGAATAAAAAAGTTGATAATGTTCAACTTAGAATTTGCAATTATTATAAAGGTTCTGGTGATCAAAAAACAGAGATTATTCAGAAACCTCAAACAATGATTACAAGTTCACAAATTGAATGGATGTATCTAAATGACGATGGTGAAATCGAGCCATTATTGGACCGTTCAAAACAGTTTCTTTATATTGGAAAAAATTCATATTTTGAATATAAACTTCCTTATGCCGATCTTACTTCTGAATGGAATATTAGTCTTGTTGACAAAAATTCCGAATATACAGAAGAAGAAAAATCATATTATGAAGGATTAATAAAATTGACTGTAATGGATAATGTCACTATATCACTTAAGCCTGGAAAAGCTCATAGTTTAATAGGTAAAAGATTTAATTTATCAGCCACAGATAATAATGGAGACAATCATTCTTCTATTGAAGTGGAGGTGCAATTAGATGAATAGAGATATATCACATATTACACGAGATCTTGAAAATAAGAAAAATAATGACATTATTTATAAAAAAGATAAACTGTTAAAACTATTCAATGAGGATCCTGATCTTAATGAAATTTTAGGAAAAAAAGATAAACGCCCGTTGAATAAATATACAGATAAAAATAATCCCACAGCTCAAGAACTAAATGAGCGAAATTTAATCATTGAATATAATAAACGAGTTGATAAGAAGCAAATTCTTCCTATATTAAAACTGAATGGTATTAATAAAGAAGTATTAAATTTTATTATGTTTGATATAAATGATACTGATACATCATATTACAATAAGGCTATGAAAATACAAACACTTATAGTTATGTGTTTAGTTCATGAAGATGATCTTGATACAGAATATGGGATTGTACGAACAGACTTATTGAGTTATATCGTAAAAGATCTTTTATGTTGGACGAATTCTTTGGGAAATCAACTTAAATGTATAGATGATTATGGAGATATTATTGACTCTAGGTATTATTGTAGAACGTTGAAATTTGAAATTGAATGTCCTAATAATTTATATGCAGGAATGAATAACAAATATGACAATTTCCAAAGAATCTGAAATTGATGCACTGAAATTATATTTTGGTGAACCATTTGTTATCGAAAATGACACATATAATGACATTATAATTAATCAACCTACAATAGGAGACATTATAAAAAGTGGTGAGAAAAAGATTTATTCTACTATAAATATTTTTATTGCTAATCCTACTATGTATCGCATGCAATTATGGGATCTTGGTATTGATTGGAATAAAATGTCTGACTTTTCTTTGTTTTGTATGCTTGTTCCAAGTATAGACTCAAAATCTACAAAGTTACTATTCGGTGACTTGAATTTCCAATTGTTTCAATTGCAACAAACACAAACAGAAGACGGGGAACCGTTTTTTTATTTACTTAATAAAGAACAAAATGTTCAGATAGATGAAGCCGCATATCTACAGATGGCTTCATATTTAAGAGCTATGTTCAACACTTACCCAAAAGTGGAAAAAGCTAGGGGAAAATCTACAAAAGAATGGATGATTGAAGAAGATCGCATGAGCTTCGAACAACACAAAAATGATGTTTACAAATCCACTCTTCTACCACTCATATCTACTTGTCTTAATCATCCCGGTTTCAAATATAAAAAAAATGAATTACGTGAAGTTGGCATTGTTGAATTTATGGACAGTGTTCAAAGATTACAAGTTTATGAATCTTCCACTGCTTTACTTAAGGGTATTTATAGCGGCTTTGTTGACGCTTCAAAGATTGATAAGAATGAACTTAATTTCATGAGAGAAATTTCTCTCAAAAATTAATTTCTATATACAAAAAATTTAAAGGAGGAAATCATAATGGGATTTACATTAGATGATATCGTAATTGATCGTGTTCAGTATGGTTTTGCTGAAGACCTTGACGGAAATCCATTATACACTTTAACACAGCTTCAGGATGCAACAATTAATATTAGTGCTGAGTCAACTGATGCAACAGATAACCAGGGAAACCTAATTAAACGTTTCTGGAAAGCTAAAACAGGTGAATTTACAGCTAACAATGCAATGATCAACCTGAATGTTATTGGAGCTGCTTCTGGAGAAGGTAAGAAAATTGCTTCTCAGGAGAATAAAATTGTTATGCCAAAGATTATCACCGTAAAGAAAGGTGAAAAAGCAACTCTGAAAGATGTTGTTGAAGGTTCTGTAAAAGTAAATGCTTTCAGCGCAAATGGTTCCATGGGTACTGCATATACGAAAAATACTGCTGCAGATGTAGACAAATACGCTCTTACAGAAGGTGGAGAGTTTACACCTCCTACAGCTGAAGGTGTAGATACATACATCGTTAAGTATGATCGTAGTGTTGGAGCTGGTGTATCTATTACTAATAGAGCAGATAAGTTCCCTCAGACAGTTAAACTGACTCTGAAAGCTCTTGCTGTTGATCCTTGTCATTCTGACGTATTAAAGGGATTATATATCGTGCTTCCATCATTCCAGGTATCTCCAGAGGTCGAAATTTCATTAACAACTGACGGACAGCTTGCTTACTCTGGATCTCTTCAGGTAGATTACTGCTCTGCTGATAAAGCTCTTTATCACATTTATTGGGCTGATGAAGACGAAGAATAATCATTAGATAATATAATATTATTCTAATTACGGTCGGTATGTGTCATAGCATACCGGCTGTTTTACTATCCATATTCAAGGAGGAAAACATGGTTAAGAAAAATAACAAGAAATGCATTTTATGCGGAAAAACATATACATATTGTAGTCGCTGTGAAGAATTCGACCATCTTCCAAGATGGATGGAGATTTATTGCAGCGATAATTGCAGAACAATCTTTAATACATTAACAGAATATAATGCTGAAAACATTACAGCTAGAGAAGCTGCTGAAAGAATGAAAGATTGTGATATGTCTGATGTCAGTAAATTTCATGAAGTAAATCAGAAAATGATTGCAAAAATTCAGAAAGAAACTGCTGATATTAAATTACAGAAGATCTCAGAAAAAGATATTGTTGAGCCGGATTCTGTAGTTGATGAAGAAAACAGCGAGGAAATTGAAACTCGTAAACCAGTGCGTACAAGAAAACGTAAATAGTATTTGAATAGTGATTTTTTAGGGGTATGTCTCACTATTCGAGACTACCCCTTTTTTCACTTTTAAGGAGTAAAAGGAATATGAGAATACAATCAAATTTGAAGCCGCGTGATTATACGGAGAAAGAAGTCTGCAGGATTATAAATCCGAAGCAGCGTGATTTATATATTAAACATAGAGTATTTCCGATAGATATGTATCCAAGTGTTACGGATGACGGAAAAGACATTATTGTTTACATCTTTTTAATTGAAGAAACCAAAGAGCTGTTTCAGCAATGGCTTAATCATACACTTGAATAAGGAGAACTCTACATGAAAGAAAAAATTTTAGATAAACAAGTTCTAAGATATGTTATTGCTACTACTGTTTCTGGCAAACCAACATATCTCAAAAAGAAATTGCAAAAAATTGAATACAGTTTTGTAACAGATATTGACGACGCCACTAAATGCTCATCTTATGCTATTGCAGAGGCTGTAAGAAAATACTACGAACATGACACTCGTGATACTAATGCAGGATTGATTATTATTCCGGTTGTTATCAGTTATGAATTAGTAAAAGAGGTTTAAATATATTAGGAGAACAAGGAATATGGAAAATAAAAAAAAATATATTTTAGACAAAGTAACAAACGTTATCCTTCAGTTTGAAAATGAGCAGTTTTGCGAAATTGAAGATATTTATACTTTAAATTTAGATCTCCGCCAGGGAGATGACAGTTATTTACATTTAGAAACTGGTTATTATGATTCAAAATTAAAAAATAATTTTGATCAAAAAAATAAAGTAATAAAGGTTATTATTACATATGCAGTAGCCGAAAGAGGGACTTTAAATCCAGAAAAAATTATACATGTATACCGAATAAGAGAAAAAGAAAGTAACATGGAATTTAATATTTTATATAATGATCTTGGGCATATTGAATTTACAATTTGGGGTAATTTTTATGCCGAGTGAATCAATTATATTGACAATTGATCAAAAGACATTAGATTTGTATACAAAATATTATTTTTTAGAACATCCAAGAGCCAAGAAAATTCCTATTGAAAAACCTTGGCATCCTTCGATTAATACTTGGATGATCTTACCACGTATACAGATGAATGCGTTGAAACAAAAGTGGAAGGAATTCGTAAAATTCTGGGTAAAAATAAATAAAATGGATAATAGGCAGTTAGATGATTTTGATCTCATTGTAACTGTCTTTTTTAATACAAAAAGACGACATGACGTAGATAATCAAATCCCTAAGTTTATTTTAGATGGGTTGACTGAGGCTGGGGCCATTGTAGATGATGATGAAAAGCATCTGCACTCTCTCACTTTAAAAACCGGATACGATAAGGAAAATCCAAGAACAGAATTTGAATTTATCATACATGAACATACAGAAAATAAGGAATAAAAGGAGATTCATTATGAGCGAAATAAATAAAGTTAATTCAGATACAATTGAAAGAAAAATTGATGTTCCAGAGTTTATCAGACGATATAATCTCTTGAAAACAGATGAACAGCGAGATGAATTTGTAAAAAGTACAGTTTGGAGAACTTATTGTCCCGTTTTAGAAAAGAAACTTGTTCTTCAGACCATACTCGAAAAGTCTATTACTACTGGAAAAAATGGGGTTCAGTATATTGATATGTTTTTATCTAAAATCAATATGACTACTACTATCCTTATTTTATATACAAAACTGAATATAGTAAAAACTGATGATAGTACTACAAATGCATTTCAAGATTATGATTTATTATTTGAAAATAATCTCATGAATAAAATTTGTGAAATTATCGGAGAAAGAGAATTGTCTGAACTTATGAGTATTAATAGTTTGCTTATGGGTAATTTCCATGAAGAAAATAAAAATATCGAAGCATATGTTGCGAAATATACAGAAGCATTTGCTACTACTGTTGGTATGTTTGCCAACGAAGGTATTTCTGAATTAATGAAATATGTAAAGGAAAATGGAATTAAACTTGATTTGAAATAAATTATAGGAAGGGGGCATTTGATATGACAATAGAGGAATTTGCTCGAAGGATAAAAAAATTAATGGCTGATATCCCACAGCCATTTTCAAATTATTTGGCTGAAGCTATAGCTCCAGAAGTTAAAGCCAAAGTTAAAGAAATATTTGATAAATGGGTTAACAATTATTATGCGAGTTATTCCCCAATATATTACAGCAGAACATATGGATTAAGAGATGCATATGTTTGTGAAGTATACGGAAATCTTCTTGTATTTGAATCAGATGCCTCTTTACTAAATGGATCTCATAGAGTAAGCAATGAATATATTTATGACCGTATGTTTTTTGAAGGATGGCATGGAGGCGCTGATAAAGGAGAAGGTCATCCGGCGCCAGGATCATTATATTGGAGATCTCCATTTAAAGAGTATACACATTGGGGAGCTATGGCTGCCTCATCTGCTGCTCCTGGACCTAAAATTCAGTCAGACGTAAAAAACTATTTTAAAAGTGGAGAATGGCATAAAAAAGTAGAGGCTGTAGGGATAGATCTACTTATAAATCGTTATGGATTATAATATAAAGGTTGGTGAACAATACATATGGCAAAAATAAGAGAAGAACTTGAAATAGTAAGTAGTGACGATCTTAATTCATTGCTTAATAGATTAAATAAATTAAAAGATGAAATTAAGGATACTAACAATACAACAGTTAAGCCTAAGACAGATTCGTCAGAAATTGATAAAGCTAATATAAAATTAGACAATTTAAGAAAAAATGCTCAAAGTGGAATTGATGCAAAAGTAAATGTTCAACTTGATGCTTCTGATTTAAAGAGGCTCAATAATCTCCCAACTGCAAAAGCAAAAGTGGATTTTCTAGTAAATAAAGGCACTATCAGCAAAAGCATTGGTAAAGATTTACAGGCCGCTATTGGGAAAGCTTATTCAGATGTCAGTAGAAAATTCAAAGATTTTCCAGGGCTAGATAAAGAGCCTAATATATCTCTTGATAATTTCATGAAAAGAGTTCCTGAATTATCAGCTCGTCAAAGAAGTGGCATAATTCAGACACTTACGGATAAGGGCATAATATCAGATAAAAATATTCCTGAATCATACGAAACTGTATATAGATTAAAAAGCTACTTAGAAAATGCTAAAAAAGCAGTATCTAAAACTATTCCGTCCGAGGCGTTTACTGCCCCGGATCTTTCTTTATCTGCAACAGAATATGGTAATGCAATTAATGAACAAGTGAAGCTCGTACAAAATGTACTTAATGCTTCTAAGTTTTTTGCTGATTTAAGTTCTAAAATGAATGTTAAAGCTGCTGCAAAAGTTTCACCTGAAGAAATGTATAAATTAATGGGCGTTGGTTCTGAAAAGGCTGATACAGGTAACTATGTTGCTTATCTGGCAGATCAGATTGCTAAGAAAGCAAATGTATATGATATTATCGATCAGGTTGTAACGGGCGCTCTGGATCCGACGCAGATCAGTCAAAAAGATATTGCAAATAGCATTTCAAAAATTACTAAAAAGAAAGAATCTACACCTAAGGCTTCTTTTACTGGTAAAACTAAAAAAAAAGTAAAACCTGTTATTGATGATTCTGATGACTCAGATCGACCAGAAGGAAATATTGAAAAATTATATGATGAATTAAAAGATGCATATAAAAATTTTGTAGAAGCAAGAAAAGCAAGAAAAACAAATAGTATTCATCCATCTGATTATGCTTTAAAAAGTGCAGTATTTAGAGAAGCGTATGCAAAAGTAGCACCACATTTATTTGATGATGAGAAAGAAAAATTTGTTGGTCCAAAACCTATGAGTCAAGAAGTAGCACAATTAGCTGCTGATTCTACAAGAAAAACAGTAGAACAGATTTATTCGATAAAGAAGCCGCTTAAAGATCTGGGTTATTTAGGGAATAATCCCGATGTGTCTAAGATATTTGATAGAATTTCCAACAGAATTATTAAAATTAATGCCGATAAACTCAATAACCGCGATAATGAAAATGGCGATACTGATGAAATTATAAAAAATATTGGAGTAATGAATAAATTAGCAAGTCAGCTTGAAGATATGATTCATGCTGACGGGCATGTGGATTTTGCTATTAAAAATCTTCCTACTATTACGAAACCAGCTACTACTGCTTCATCGTTACTTGATAATTCTGATATTAAAAAACAGACAGAAGAAACTGCAGATGCTATTACTAGAACAGCAGATCAAGTTATTGATGCAAAATCCAAAGAAGCTGATGCTGTTGTTGCTGCAAATGATAAAATTGCTGAGTCCGAGAAAAAAGTAACAAATCGAGTTACAGATGCTGCAAAAGAACAGAACGATACAATCAAAACTGTGTTTGGTTTGAAGAATGTTAATTCTAATTTAACAGAAACCCCTGTTACTCCTCCAGAATTAGATGGTTTAAAACAACTTTCTCAAAGGGAATTTGGCGACGCTCAGAAATATATTAAGGTGTATGAAGATACCAACAGAACTATATATACCCTCACTCAGACATATAAAAAACAGTTTGATGCTAATGGTAATCTCTTAGCTGAGGGATATGAAAATGCTATTGCATATTATGATAGTTATGAGAAACTTGAGGGAGAAGCTGTTAAATTAAGTAAAAAGATTAACTCTAATTATGCGAAGCTTGATACGGAGAAATATAAATCCACTAATAAACAGAATCCTAATTATCTTAAAAAGTTACAGGATGATATCAGATCTGATCAACAAGACTTATCTGAATTACATAGAATTGCAAGATTAAATGCATCTCTTCCTGATAACGATTATATGTATCAGAACTTTACTCAAGCACTTCGAAAAGGATCTGCTGAATCTGCCAGATCACTATCTGCAACTCGTAAAACAAATCGTGATAATTTCAATGTAAAAAAAGATACACTAAATACGGATATTTCTAAACAGATTTCAGATATAGAATCTCTTGGACAGGCTGGTACTATTGCTGCTGGAAAACTTCAGGGTATACAAAAAAGTTTATCTACTATTACTACTCCTGCTGGGTTAGAGAACGTTCAAAAACAAATCACAGATATTAATGAGCAGTTTGATTCAAATAAGGCTCGTGAATCTGCTTTAAATTATGTGCATAATCTGGAACAGGGATTGACAGGGAAGCAGAATGTTGTTATTGGTACTAAAAATGCTTCTGATAATTTTACCGGAAGTATTAAAGATGGTAAATGGATTGGTCCATTAGCTGGTTTAAATAGAGATTTTGAATCTACTTCTGCTACACTGGATGGATATATTGCTGATGCACAAAAACTTGGAGACGTTGGTAAAAAAGCTGCTGACTCATTTTCTACTTTAAAAAAAAATCTTAAGACATGTTATACAGAATCTGGATTAAAACAAATCCAAGGCGATATGAAAGTAACTCAGACTCAACTTACTGCATCTAAAAAGCAGGCTGATGCCATCAAAAATTCTGATATCGCAAAACAATATGACAATGCTATTGATAAGGCAAAAGAAGTAAAATCCATTAATGCAGAATTGCTTGGATATAAAAAAAAACAAAGTCAATATTCTAAAGGTAGCGATACATACACAGAAATTGGAAATCGAATTACTGAAACAGCTGAGGCGGCCAAAAAAGCAAATGATGCATTTGAGAAGTTAACTCAAAATGACTTTGTGTCAAAGAATTCTGAGGCATTAAAAAATGCTGGAAAAAATGTTGAAGATTATGACAAAGTTGTTCGTGAGATGAAACAAGCTCAGGCAGACGTATCTGGATTTGATGAAAAGACTATCCAAGCTAATAATAAAGAAGCGTTTACAGAACAGTATACCAAAGCTATTGAAAAAGTAAAAGAACTAAAATCTGCTATGCAGGATTTGTATAGCTTTGAAGCAAAAGGTGCAAAAGGTCAAATTTCAAGTGATGATTTTATCTCAGGATTTACTGATAGATTTAAAAATATAAAAAATCTCAAAAAAGATGTTGACGAATTCAAGAAAAATACATACCAGAATAATAAGGATAATGCTGATAGTGTCCTGGATCAGTTGCTTTTTGGTAATTATGAGAAAGCATTTACCGATTCTGAGCAGAGTATGTCTGATTATGAGAATAAAATTACTACTCTAATGACTCAGGCATATTCCCGTCAGAGAAAACTTAGCAATGATTTATATAAAATGGCTGGCAATAAAAATTATTCTGAACAAGAATATACTGAAAAAATGAATCAGCGTAATGGTGTTCAGGCTACATATGAAGCATTAAAAGCACAGATCAAAAATTCTGGTAAAAATATTGATTCAGATAGTTTAATTTCAGATATAAAAAATGCCTCCGATCTTGACAGAAATAATATTCTAGGAAATTTAAAAGAGTCATTATCTAGCCAAATAAATGATTTTGAAAATTCTCTCAAGCATATGCAGAATACTATGAATCTTCCGGACGGTATTGCTTCATTAAAAGAGAAATTAGAAAGCGCATTTACATTTGAGAATGGAGCCGATAATCTTGGCAATTTCAAAAATAGAATGCAAGATTTTTATCAAACTTTTGATTCTCTTAAAGGAAGTTCATTTATTCAATTTGCAAATGAATTTGGAACAGCTTTTGATAGTTTAACTAAGGCAGAAAATTCTTCTGGTAAGGTTTCGGCATATACGGATAAATTAAATGGTTTTGTTGAATCATATAATGATATTGTAACCAAGTTCCATAATAAAGAAATTGATACTAGCCAAGCTCAAGATGAAATTTCTGAATTAGCATCTAAAATGCAAGATTTTCAAAAAGTTGCTAAAAATTACGATAAAACAAATAGCAAAGGCACTTATTTAGAAGGAACAAAAGGACTGGTACAAGATACAAAAGATGTTGAAACAATGCTTACAGAGTACGCTAATTCTATCGGATTAACATCTAAGATTTCTTCATCTATCAATGAAACTACCGGACAAGTAAAGATGCAATTTGCTGATATATCTGGTAATGTTGTTACTTTAACTGGTAATCTTGAAAAAGCAGGAAATGCAATGCGCATTATCTCTAGTACTGCCTCCAAAGCATCAACCGGGATGTCTTCATTCGGAACTTCTATTAAAGGAATGGTATCAGGAAACTTTAAAGGTGCTATTGCAGATATTGCAAGTTATGTTTCTTATTTCCAGGTAACCATGAAAGCAATTCAGCAGGCCAAACAAGGCTTCAATGATTTCTTAAATTTCCAAAAAGACTTAACAAATATTAGTTACACAATGAATTTATCGCCGGATCAATTACAGAATCTTGGTACCTCTGCAATTGATATGGCAAAAGATCTATCGATGTCCTTGGATAATACTATGGACATTTATAAAATCTATGCAAATATGAATACTACTGCTTCTGAAATTCAGCAGACAGCTAAACCAACCGCTATCTTAAGTAACTTAAGTGGCGTTGATGCCTCTACTGCTGCCGATCAGGTACAGGGTATTTTACAGCAGTTCCATATGTTAGAAGATGGATCTACTACTGCTGCTGATGCCTCTATGCATATTGTCGATGTTCTGGATAAAGTTTCCGGAAGTGTCGGAATTGATTACGCTAAAGGTATCAAAATTATTTCTGATGCTGTACAGGCTTCCGGTCAGGTTGCTTATGATGCAGGTATGTCATATGAACAGCTTGCAGCTATTACTGCTAAAGTATCAGAAAGAACTCGTGAAGATGGATCTTCAATTGGTAATGCTTTGAAGACAATTATCACAAGAACTACAAAAGTCGGTAAAATGCCACAATATGCCGACGAAGTTGACAATGCAGCTTTATCTAATGCTTCTGCATCTCTGCATGCTATAGGTGTAGATGTTTATAATCCGGATGGATCTGATCGTGGTATCATTACTGTTATGTCTGAGCTTAAAGATAAGTGGGACGATTTAACTGATGCACAGCAAGCCAAAATTTCGTACGACGTAGCAGCCACACGTCAGACAAGTAAGTTTAAGTCCATGCTGGATGCATTCACAGACTCCATGTCACTGGCAGAGGAAGCAACAACCGCAAATGGTAATGCTGAAGCTAACCAGGAAAAATATATGGAATCAACCGCTGGTAAACTACAAGCAATCAAAACACAGATGCAGGATTTCTGGGTTAATTTCTATAATTCAGGTACTGTAAATGGTGTTCTTGAATTTGTACATAGTTTAACAGAAGGATTTACGTCACTTGAAAAAACACTTGGACCAATACCGGCATTACTTACTGCTGTATTTGCAGCAATGACAGTAAAAAATGCAACATTGGCAGGATTAAAATTCCTGAGTGGTGGAGGTCTTGCAACAGTCGTAGGTTGACCCAAAAATCTAAGGGTTACACGTTATTTTCCGATTTTTAACAATGAGCCTATCTACATAGAGATTCATATCAATGTGTGGAGAATAGCGACTTAAAATAAATAGAGGATTAACACGTCGAATTCACTATTCTATGCTGATCACATAGTGAAGTGGGCGAAAGCTCGTGACAACGCACGTGCCAACCTGATTAACGATTTAGTCATATGTGAAACGTTAGTAACAATTACGCAAGTAATGACGAGGGAAACATATAAATAATCAGGAGGAGTAGAGAGAGCACCCTTCCTCGGAGTATATTATATATACTTTTAATGAATGTTCCATGAGCGGCACTTCTCTTCTGCCGAATCGCTTTATGCGAAAGAGAGAAATTATACTAAAAAAAGAAAGACACTACGGTGATCAAGCGCAGTGTCTGTAAGATAAGCTTTGAATTTTAAATTATTGAAATTTAACCTTTAAAACTTTAATTGTGTGGGTTTCATCCCACACTACCAGAGTTGTATTTCTACTTCTCCGGTGTCTCGCTTGCAAACTCGCAATTAAAATCAATACTTTGTTCTGTCAGGTTTATTGATGTCACGAGTTTGATTGGATTGTGCTGTAACACCATCCATAAAGCTGCAAGTAATGCTAAAACCCTAATGATTTTTTTAATTGCTATTTTTGCAAGCTTAAATTGATGCTCTTCACTCTTCATAGTCCACCTCCCTTCTGCCATATGGCTAAAGTAAATATAGGGGATTTTTGATTTGGACAGAACATCCAATTTTGATATTTCTAATTGTAGGTGTGTGCAAAGCCGAGGCACACTCCCGGCTATCCTACAGTTAGAAATATATCACTTGATTTTATTGTTGTAAAGACAGAACGTCAGTTTTTATTAGGCCGGTATATCATAAAACCAATAATCAAGTATTGATCAGTTCTACCATAATCATCGTGAAATGATTGTGCCTGCAATGTATAAGGTTTACTCAATGGTATTGGAGTCGGTGCGATTTTTGGAGGATTGCTATATGGATTTGGAAATAAGTAATCTTTATATTGTGACTTTAAATTATTAATGTCATTAAAGAATTCCCGGTTTATGCTACTTTTATTGTAATAATGCTTTTGGTCATTAACCTGATATAAAGGAATACCATATTTATCATATGCAGTTTTGAGCTGATTTCCATGTACAATGATCAAATAACCAGCTGCTGTAACAAAAATAAGGAATGGTTTCCAACTATCTCTATATTCTGTAAATATTTCTTTTGAACCACATTCATATTTCAGAACGGTCATGCTGTTTTCTGGTGTGATTTCATACACCAGTTGGAGAATATTTCGATTAAGCAGCTTCGTGTATTTATTACAAGTCAATGTATATTCTTCATGTGCTTGGTGCTCTTTACGACATATTGTTCTGACTTCTTCTGGAATATTTGTATCTGTTATGTCAATTGGTTTGAAATATGAATCCTCTAATTTTTTAGATGGATCAAATATAGTTTGATTATATAAATAAAGTTGACGCGCTTTATCTTTACTTAATTTTATGTATTTAGAAAAAAACTCATCTTCTTTTCTTTTCAATTCTTTCAATTCATCTGTAAATGGTTTATTCAGAACAGATTGCATGGATTCGATATGTTTTATATCTTTATCAGTATAATTATACATTTGTCTCCTTTGAAAGAATGTAGCCGATATTGTTAACAAAAAATATTTATTGCTACACCGAAATAAGTAACAGTTAAAATAGTCTCATCTTCCTGGCCACCATTTGTGACCGCACTTCTGGCAGAGATTCTTCTTTTGAGATGCACCAATCCAGCCGAAGAGTCCATAACCTTGTTCTTCTGTTGTAACTGATGTAGAACCACAACGAGGACAACGAACGACGTTTTGATTAAATGACGAAGAGATCTTTAATTTAGGTTTAATAGTATTTACGGGTGCAATTTTTTTCTTTAACCCAGATACTGTTCCTGGTACTTGTCTGTTAATTTTTATATAGTTAATAATTCCACTTGCAGATGAATCACATTCAGCACATTTTTTAAGAATATTATTAGCTTCACGCCATACTTCTATAGAAATGTCTTTACCTAAAGCTGTATTCTTTTTTAAATATTCAACAAGTTCTGATAAATCAAACTCTTCACCGTCACAAACAGTGATATTTTGCTTTATTCGTTCATCCTCGCTTAATATCGGTTTCTCAGGTTGTAAAGTATTTATAGTAGAAAGCGGATAACCACAATAAATACATGCATGAGCTTTATTAGATATTTGTCTCCCACATTCTGGACATTTAATAAGAGCCATAATCGCACCTCCTAATGTTAATTATAATATAGCATAAATTATAATTCATGTCATTATCTAAAATCGGAAAAATAACCAATGCATTAAAAGGTGCTTCTACTGCTGAAGGCGTAGCTAATTTAGCGGCAACATTAAAATCAACTGGGGATGTTACTACAAGTGCTACTATACTTGGCAAATATTTTACACAATCACAACTTTCTCCTGAAATCCGCAAACAAGCAATGTTGCAAGCTTATGGGGAAGCAGAAGTAACTGAAGATATTTTAAAAGCTGCTGGTGCTGGAACAACAGCAAAAACAGCTGGGACATTTGCTTTTGGAGCAAGTAATCTTATAGATTCTTTGAAAAATGCTGGGAAAGGATTATTAACTGTTATTAAGCCAATTCTTCCAATTTTAGGAGTCGTAGCTGCTATCGGCGCCGGAAAAATGATATGGAATTGGGCAGATGATAAATTTACTTTAACTAAAGAAACCGCTGACAAAAAATCTGATGAAGCACATAAAACATATACAGATAATAAAACAGAATTAGATTCTCTTCAGAGTCAATATGATTCAAATCAAGATCGTATTTACGAATTAAGAGAAAAACAAAATAAATCAGCAAATGAAGCTGCAGAACTTAAACAGCTCCAAGCTGAAAATAACATGTTGGGAACACAAGTAAATATCCAGGACAGATTAACAAAAGCTTCCAAATACACAGACGCTAAGGCAGCCAAAACAGCCCTTGAGAAAAAATCACAACAAAAAAATTATGATGCGAATTTATTAACAGAAAACGGGAATCAGTATGTAGACGACATTGACGAAGCTGCAGATATGATTTCTTATCTTAATAAGTTAAAAGAGGATTATCAATCTAATTTAGAAGAATATGAAAAATATCATTATGATCCAAACAAGAAAAATGATATTGCAATGTGGGGAAAAAATCAGACGAAAAAGCGTGAAGTTGCATTAAAACAATCCGAACAAGATCTCAATACATTCCAGGGCGAACTTTCAGAAAAGGTATCTAAAATTTCAGAAGATTCCCAAAGAATGCTTGATGAAAATGGAGATCCTGTCGATTCAAGTTTTAATGATGTTTTAGGAAGAGTTGATAACTTATTAACTTCTTATTACAATGCTACAAATTCTTCGTCTTATTTTGAAGAAAAGTTAAATAATATTTTTGCCAAACATGATTTTAAAAATATTAAAGACGATTTATTAAAAAAAGGTAAATCAGGTGGATCTGATGCTATAAAGGATTCAATTAAAGACAATCAAGATTTTGTAGATACATTAACTAAGTATGGTATTTCTATTGATGATTTAGCTAAAGAAATTATGTCTGAAATAAATCCAGATGCAATAGATTATGATGGCATAAGGCAAAATCTAAAAGATACTTTTAGTTATAAAAATGGTCTATACGATTTCTTTAAAGACAAACCAAATGAAGATGTTAAAGGTTTTTGGGATTATATACAAGCAAATAATTATAATCCTAAAGAATATGATTGGGGAAAAGCTGAAGTTTCAGAGATTTATGATGACTATCAGAAGTCTAAAGAAGATGTTGAAATACCATCTTCTACCTTTTCTTCTCTCTTCAAAAATTCTGCCGAAGATACATCCACAGATCTTGACACCATAACTGACAATTTTCAAACAGATATGTCAAATATTAAATCTGCAATGGATTCAATCAAATCTGGTACATTCCAGAATTCTGATATCACCGATCTTATTCAGCAATTCCCGGAACTTGCAACAGAAACTGATAACCTGCAACAGGGATTACAGAAACTGACATTTGATAAAGCAAGTACCGCTATTGGTAAAATCAGAGATTCTGTAAAAGATGTAACTGATCCGAAAGAACTTGCTGCTGCAGATAAATATATTCAGAGTATTATGGATACTATGGATCTGAGCGATTTCGATGTTAGTAATAGTAAACATACAAAAGATACTATTATCAGTAATTTAAAAGGGGACTCTATTGGCCCTATTAAATCAGCTTCATTAATAAACCAATTATTTTCAGAATATGGTGACGACAAAGTAGCAATGCAGGCAATCATGAAATTGTCACTTGATCCATCAATGGCAAATGCTGATCTCGACACTTGGAAATCCAAAATTGAAGATACTAAAGTACAGATTCAGTTGGATACTTCAGCTAAAAATCTGGATAATCTCTCAAAAGAACTAACTCGTCTTCAGACTGATGCTTCCGATCAGCAGACAAGACTGAATAATAAATCTGCTTATAATATGAAAGCTACTGCTTCAGATTACACCAATTTAATTGAAAATGGTGACAAACAGATTGAGAATCTTAATAATCAGATTAAAGAATATCAGAATAATATCGATGCTTTGAAAAATAGCAAAGGTTTATCTCCTCTTTCTGATGAAGATAACGAACAAATTAAGCAGTGGCAAGATCAGATTCAAGCTTCTCAGATGTCTATTGAAAATATGAAGGCTTCTCAGGCCGATTGGACAAAAACAGCATTTAATCTTCCAGTAACTGATATGCAGAACACTGTTACCGCTCTTACATCGGCTATTAGCGAAATGCAGACAGAAACAGGTCTTACATCTGATACTATGGATAGTCTTAGAACACAATTCAGTGATCTAAAAGATGCTCATGTTGATAATGTATTCGATCGCACTGCAAAAGGTTTGAAAATTAACACAGAAAGAATGAAGGATTATCTGGAACAGCAGAATGAATTCATGAATTCTGATTTTGCACAACGGATTCAGGATTATCAGGATCAATTATCAGCAGGTAACAAAGATTATACTCAGCAAGGATTAGAAAATCTTAAAAATCTGCAGGCACAGTATTTTGCTCAGTATCAGGAGGCTGCAAAACAGTTCTCTGATTTCCAAGCTATGGTTAATGCTGACAATCTTTCTATTGAAGGCAATGAATATACTACAGCTAAGAGTTATCTGGATAACGCAAAAGATCTGTATGATAAAGGCTTAGTTGGTACCCCTCAGTTTAAAGCAGCTGCAAAATATTTCTCTCAGAATGGTTTTGAAGATGCTGATAATTTCATTGAGAACTACAACAAACTTAAGAATTATTACACTGATGATGCTTCTGGTCCGAAGAGATTTTTAAGCGATCTTGAGGCTAAGGGATTAGCTACTTACAAAACTCTTGAGGATGGAAATCAGCAATGGATGTACTCTTTCACCGATACTCAAGAAGCTGCAGATGCTATGGGTATGAGTCTTGAATCATTCGAATCTATGTTTGGTAGATTGAAAGATTATGGCGATACAAATAATTTTGTATCTTCTCTTGAAGAAGGTGCCCTGAAATCTGAAGAGATTGACGATAAACTCATTGATGCTCAGATTAAAATGGGAAAACTGAAAGCCAATGGTGCAGATCAGTCTGCTCTGGACGATCAACAAGCAGTTATTGACAATTTAATTGCACAAAAAACCGGTATTACTCAGGCTATATCTGACTTCAAAGATGGTACTGTTGATCGTAAGATTCAGGATATTAAGGATGCCAAAGGTTCTATTGACGAATTGAATCAGTACATAAAAGATAATGGTATTGATAAAGATTCCGATTTAGGTAAGAAATACATCGAATCAATTCAGGAACAAGCTAAGAAGGCTGGCATTAAATTAACACCTGAATTTGAAGTTGATGAGGCTGCTTATAATAAAATGATCCAGGGTTATGAAGCGAAGGCTAAAGGGCAAAAAATCAAACACTTCCAGGATGTCAACGAAGGAATTGAAAGTGGTAACACTGGAGATTATACAGATTCTGATGTTGAATTGGTTAATAAGATCAAAGATGCTCAGGATAAAAAGAGCGATAATTATAAGCAACTACAAGATCTTATTCAAACCCTTAATAAAGAGAATCCAGCAGATCTGGCACAAATTCAACTCGGTAATGGAGCTTATGAATCTGAAGATGCTGGCATTCGTGGCGCCGAGGATGCCTTACAAGGATTTGCAGATCAGCTTGATTTAACTCAAGAACAAGCCAATGCTCTTCTTACTGTTTTACAGGCTTTAGGCGAAGTAAAAGTCCAACCTGAGATGTCAGAAGAACTGAAAGAGATGCAGAAAAATAAAGGTTCTGTTGATCTTGCACATAGACCTGTTATTGATGCCAGCGAGTTATCAGACATGGGATATCAAAATGTCGGTGATGGAACAGCTACTGTATTTAGTAGTGGATATTCTACAGACGACGGAAAGAAAACTGTAGTTGTAACTCCAATCCTTCCAAATGGCGACGTTCTTGAACCTGAAGCTTTAGATCATTATGCAAATGAGATCCTTGAAACCGGTAAAGACACCCAAGGTATTGGAATTCGTACTTTTGAAGGTGATGATTCTATTCAGCAAGCTAACAACTATGCTGAAATGTTACATCAAGTACAGCAGGCTTATTATGGCGAAGATGAAGCTGCAAAACAAAGTCTTGAAACTCTGAAGGACTATTCCGCTCAGGAATTAATGAATATTGATTATACTGACGGTCAATATAGTGACAATGAAAGATATGCCAATGCAGAAAAATCTGTAGATTCGCTTATTGACAGCTATAAACAGATGGGTATGTCTGAAATGGAAGCTCAGGCTGCTGCTGAATCTCTTATCATGGTTATGGATGATATGGGATTACTTAAGGTTACTCCTGAAGTTGATACTTCCGGCATAGATGAATTGGATCAAGCTACTCAGGACGGAATGGCTTCATTGCGTCAGATGAAAGCAGATGGGGATATTGATCTCTCATTCGAAATTGATAGTGATACTGACGGATTATCGATAGATGAATTACAGTCTCAAATTGATGAACTTGAAAAAGCTAAAGTAAAATTAAAGTTAGACGTTGATTCTCCTGAATACAATGCAATTCAATCTATGATTGATCAACGAGAAACTCAGATTCATCTTCAAGTTCTTATGGATCAAAGTACTGATATTGATAAATGGTTAGCACTTGCGAATGGCGAAGACGGCGATAAGCAGTTAGCTATTGCTGCAGGAATTGATTTAAATGATGAAGATGCTCAATCCAAAATTGATGCTTTAAAAGCAAGCCTGAAATCTTTATCAGGTGATACACCTGCTATATCGGTTAAAATTGACGAAACTCAATTCCAAGCATTAACAAAAGAACAACAAGGCCAAGGAACTGTAACTTTCAAACCAGAACATAAAGAAGTAGATGCTTACCTTGCTGAAGAGAAAAAAAGCGACGGAAAAGTAAAATGGTCTAATGAGACAGGTTTAGTAGATGTTTATGCTGCTACCGAACATTATTCTCATGGTACTGTTCATTGGGGAAATGATATTTCTGCCGTTCAGACCTCGTTTACTGCTAACGGAACTGTTAATTGGATAAATTCAGGTGGACCAAGTGGTGGTTTGAGTAAAGAAGTTAAACTCTCAAGTGGTACGTTCAAAGCTGAGTCTACTGGAAGTGCTTACAATGTTTTAAATATTACACCGGCTCATGCAAGTGGTACGAATGTTGCTATTAAACAAGATCAGCAAGCTCTTGTAAATGAAGTGGGTATCAACGGTCACACTGAATCAATTGTTCGTGATGGTGTTTGGAGTTTAATTCCTGGCGGTGCTCATATAGAGAACCTGAAAAAGGGCGACATTATATTCTCTGCTACTCAAACTGATGCTCTTCTTAAACACGGAGCTATTCAAGGACATGCCAGAGCTTATGCAAGTGGTACTGTTACTTCTCCAGGCGTTATGAAAGCTTATGCTGCTGGTAATACTCCGGGATTCCACTTCCAAGGCGGAGCTGCAACTGTTAAACCTGCCGGATCTGGAAATTCTGGTAACTCCGGTAATTCTGGTCTTCAACATGCAATCGAAGATAATACAGATGCGGTATCAAACAATAGTGATGATACAAGTGACGCGGCTGATGAAGTAAGCGAAGCTCTTCAAAATGTAATCAAGAAGCTGAATGATAATGCTATGGATTGGGTTGAAGTTGCTATGGATCGTCTTGATCGTATAACTTCTAGGTATACAGATCTTGCCGAAAGTGATTATAGTCATTATACAAAAGCTCAAAAGTATTATAATAAAGCTCTTGAAAATACAGATAAAGAGATCAAGGCTGCTAAAGCAAGCATCTCTGTTTATAAAAGGAAGTCCGAAGAAGTTGCAAACAATGGCGAAGTAAGCAAATATCTTACTCCTGCTCTGAAGAAAAAAGTTCAAGATGGCACTATTAATATAGAAACATTGGATGCAAATCAGAAAGCAGCTGTAGAAGCATATAAACAGTGGTACGACAAGTATCTTGATGCCGTTCAAAAATATAGAGATAAGAAAACTCAGGAACTTGATTTAGCTAAATCTAAAGTTGATAATGTTTACGATTCCTATGATCTGATCATCAGTAAGCGTAAAGCCAAAGAGGAATATTATGCAGCTAAAGCTGAAAATCGTATAAAGAGCGGAAAATCTCAAAAAGTCGGTTCGGTATATTGGAAAGATCTTAAAAAACAAGTAAGTTATGCTCAATATCAGAAAGACTGGATGTTAAAAGAAAGAGATAAAGTTCAGCAAAGCATGACAGATTATCTTAATGTGAATGGTCATAACAAAAAAGATAAAGCTTATCAGGAAATGAAGAAAAATCTAACTGATTTGAACACGTCTATTGTTGAGGCTGATACACACATCCAAGAAACTAAAGCTGCTCTTGAAGAAACCAGAGAGAACTTAAAGCAATGGCAAATTGATCGTTGGGAAAGAGCTGGTGATAAGCAGGACGCTTCTCTTAGTTATAAAAAGAATGCTGATGATATTAATTATCAGCTTTCAGCCAATGATTATGAAGAACGTTTGAAAACTTATGATAAAATTATTCGCGCTGATGAAGAAAAACGTCAGCTTCTTGCAGAGGAAATTGCAACAAAAACTTGGAGTAATGAAGAGACGCAGAAAAAGATTGAGGAATACGATAACCTCACTGTTTCTATTATTAAATCCAAAGAAGCGATGCGACAATTAGCTCAAGAAGAAATTGATTTTCGATTTAAACCTCTTGATGAAGCGCAGAATAAACTTTCAAATCTTGTATCTGAGCTTCAGACTGCTCAGAAGTTACTTGGTGATACCGAGAGTTTCTATAATGATGATGGAGCCTTCTCTACAAACGGTTTGACCAATATTTTATTAGTTCAAGAACAGATTGACGCCACTAAGGATAAAATAGCAAATTATCGTGAGGGCTTAAATAAGCTGGATGAAATGTATAAAAATGGTGCAATTGGTCCAGAATATTATAAGACTAAAACCGATGAAATGCTTAAGAGTTTGCAACAAGAGTCTGCTACTCTTGCTGATCTTAAACAGAACCTTCTTGATATGTATACCACTCAAGTTACTAAAGAGAATGATCTGTTACAGGAGAATATTGAAAAACGTAAAGATGCTCTTTCTGCTAAAGAGAAATATTACGATTATGACAAAACTCTAAAGAAGAAAACTAAAGATATCAATGCATTAAAAGCACAGATTGCTGCACTTGAAGGAACATCAAATGCAGCCTCAAAAGCTCGTCTTGAGAAATTACGTGCGGAACTTGCAGATGCAGAAGACGATATGGCCGATACAATGCATCAGCATGAAGTCGATATGAAAAATACCGGCTATGAGAATTTTTCAGATGAGGCAAATAAGGCGTTAGACAATACTCTTGATGCTGTTAAGAAAAATGCAGCTTTCCAAGAAGCTATTATTGGCAGCATGCTTTCTAATGTAAAAGCAAATTACGACAGCACCTATAAACATCTGGGTGACGTAATGGATCAATATGGCATGAAAGTTTCTCAAACTTATAGTCAAATGATCACAAAGGCAGCTGATTTTAATACTGCTGCTGTAAATGCAACAAAAGCATGGGAAGGTGTTACAAAAATTGACACCAGTAAGCCTTATGGCGGTTCATCTGCTGGTAATAGTGCATTTGATAGCGCAATGAATAACGCAGGATCTTCTCAGACTGCTGGAAGTCCAAATATTAAACCAGATACAGACTATACTTTGAAGCTGAGTGATACAGATATTTATCTGACATACAGTCATATCAAGAAACAGCTTAAAGCAACATGGTCACCAAAGAAACCAGAACACTCTGATATCGAGTGGAAAAGTTCTGATGAATCTATTGCGAAAGTTTCTTCTGATGGTACAGTTCGCGGTGTGTCTTCAGGTCTTAATAAGAACGGTTTAATGGCGCGTGATGAGTCTAAAACAAGAAAATGTATCATTACTGCTATTGGCGGTGGTGGTCTTGCTAAAGCTACTTGTACCGTTCATGTAATGCCGGATTCTCATTATGAGAAGATCAAGGATTATGCAGATAAAGCTGGAATCAAAGAGACTTCAGGTAATAATCTGAGAGATGCCATGGAATATGCTTATAAAAACGGCGCAAACCATAGCAATCAATCATATACCGCAGTTGAAGGATTTAAAAAAGCATATCTGAAGGACTGGACAAATTCTCTACCTAACCGTCCAGACGGTGCGACAGACGTTCCTGCCGGAGTGAGTCCTTTGATAGGATATTTTAATGCTAAAGGTAAGAAAGTCGGACCAAAAGAAATGCAACAGCTTGCAGATATTCTTCAGATCAATACTCCGGGTGTTAAGAAATATGATTCTTGGGGATCTACTCTGAAAAATAAAATCCTGAAGGCATATAAATCCTACGGATTCTCTAAAGGTGGTGTTGTACGGAAAGGTATTCCTGCCAACATACTTGATATGATCGGCGGAGATGCTTTAATACCGCGTGGAGATTCTATGCTAATCGGTGCAAATCCGGGTGAAACTGTTCTGACAAAAGAATTTACAGATCAACTGAAACCTACAGTTGCTACTCTGAATGAATTTAATGCTAGAATGGCGAAACCAATTACCACTATTCTACCATCGTCTTCAAATGATACGAGTGTGAATAGTGAGTGTAATATTACAATCAATGTTGATAAAATCAATAATGAGCAAGATATTAAGAAACTTGCTTATCAAATTGGTGATATTATTACTGAACGTAATAAACGTGACTGGAAAAAAGTTCGCTAATTTAAAAGGGCTGTCTTTAAGACAGCTCTTTTAATATTAAAATATATGAAAGAGGTGAAAAAATGCTACAATTTGAATTTAATGGTCATACTTCTGATGAATATGGATTGATTGTGACTAGAATAGAAGAAAATGATACTCTTGTAAATCGTTCTTTGCAATTAGGAGAAAAGAACAAATATCGGCCAAAAGAAAATCAGTTCGGAACATTATATGGTGATAATTATTCATTCAAAATGGGCGTAATGAGAAATCCATGCAGAAACAAAAATGTAGTTCCAGAATTAAAAAATGGAATTTTAAGATACGATCCAACATATACTCCATATTTAGATAATGGAATTTTAAAATTTTCTATGAATTATACAGCTGATATAAAAAATGGAATTATTATTCCAAATGATTCTGATTATTTAACTTCAAATAATATTAGAATCATTAATGCATGGTTAACATCCCCTCAATATCCAAGGCTTCTTAAATTTATTGGAGACGATTATTTTTCAGAAGAAATCGAATTTTTTGCTACAATTACAGAGGTATCTACAGAACATGCATCTCTTCCATATGAACTAACATACACAGTAACTTGTGATAGTCAATGGGGATATACTCCTCTTATTTTATGTAAAACAACTTCCTCTTCTACTCTTCCTAGAGAATATTCTATTCAGAACAATTCTGATTGTTGGGAAGATTATGTATACCCCACAATTAAAGTTTCTCCAAAATCTCATGGGATAATTACTATAAAGAATAAAACCGATAATGGTAGAACAATGAAAATTAATGCATTAAAAAGTGATGATTTCTATATAGATTGTAGAAATTTAAAAATCTACGACATCACAAAGTCAATTGTTTCATTTGAAGATTTAGGGATTGAGGATATAGATGACATTTATTGGCCTCGTCTTGCTTATGGAGAAAATATATTTGAATTTACAGGTGACGCGACATTTGAAATCTCATATAGAGAACCACGAAAGGTTGGTGCCTTTGCATGAGAATGATTCATAATTATGATATTTATGGAAATACAGAATCTGCAATCATTTATTTGGCTAAACCTGGAAAACGATTCTTTTGTGCATTAGGTGGAATTGATACTTCTACTGTTTCTGTTACGTTAAGAACTAATAATACTGCAGAATTAACTTTTACAGTTGATAAATATGTAGATGGCGTAGAATCTCAGGGATATGAAGAACTCGATGAAATGATGGAATTGTATTGTGACGGAATCTGGTATAAAATTATGGATCCTCCAACAGAGACAAATGACGGAATGCAATGTACAAAGGATATTACCGCCGAATCATATGAAATCTCTCTTACTCAATATAAACTAAAAAATTTTAAAATTAACATGGGCGAAGAAGATTCTTATGAAATGATGTACCAAAAAAATCATGATATTAATAAGTTTTATCAAATTAAATTTTATAATCCAGAAAATGAAGACCTAAGTTTTCTACATATTGTGCTGAAACATGCGGATGTACCTGGATGGAAGATCGGATATGTAGATAACATCACTCTGGATGATGATAAGGTATTACTTCCGAATGAAATTTGTAATTTCGATGTGGACGATCAAAATGTATATGCATTTTTCACCCAAACTGCTGCTCCTGCATATAAATGTGTTTTTGAATTTGATACCGAAAATTTATTAATTAATGTATATAAGCCGGATAGTTTAGGTAAAGATACAAATGTAGTACTTGGTTTTCGTAATATTCAAGATAGTGTAACAATATCAAGAGACGACAGTTTGGTAACACAATTTTATGTTGATGGACTTGACGATTACAATATCGATCTTGCAAATTTTGGAAACTCTGTAATTACAGATTGTTCTCATTTTTGTCGTGAACCATATATGAACATTGTCCTACAAGAAAAATATACAGCTTGGCAAAAATACATAGAATCAAGAAGAGATGAATACTGTAATTTATCTAGGGAGTATAATAAAAATCTTGACATTCTTGCTGAATTGATGAATAGAGTCCCTATTGATACTGCTCAGACAAATTGGTTCGGACAAAAAGTTGAAGATCTAAAAGATGCATATGATTCAAACATGGCTATAATCAAAGGTTTTGAGTCTATTCATGTTGATGAAGAAGGAAATTTTGATCTTGAAGATTTGAAAAACTCATCCGATTGGCCTATGTACGAATCAATCATGAACTATACTCTTCCATCCATTGTGGCTGCGTTACAAGCTCAAGACGAAACTATAGAGGGTTTCGGTAAGGGAAACATCATCTCATGTGTAAATCCAGTTGTATTAGGTCAAGATTGGTATATGGTAGGTTCCGGAACTTCTTCGTTCCAAACAGTACAAATTAATGACGCACCTGCATACGGAATTACTCGTGGAGTTAAAGTAACCGGTACAGATGGTGGTATCTATCAACACAATATCAGTATCGAACCATCTCAGAGATATACTCTTAGTTGTTTTGTAAAAGGATCCGGTACATTTTATCTTGGTTATAATAACACCGGAGAGGACAGAAAGAATATTTCTTATAACATTACATCTTCTTGGACAAGAGTTTATACTTCTTTCAATCTAACATCACATCTTATTGATGTGGCATTTACAGGAAGTTATGACTTTACCGTCTGTGGTATGCAGCTTGAAATGGGAGATGCCCCATCTCAATTTGGATACTTTACTCAGTCTGAAACAATCATGAAAGCGTATGAAACAGATTGGAAATTATACGGCATTGCAGAATTAAAAACTAAAATTGCCATATATGATTCATGTATCAAGGAACTAAAAAAGAATGGATATGCAGATGGATATAATCCTCTTTCTGGATACGAAGAGGCATATTTCACTCAAATGCATCAGAAATATCTGGATTATTTGAATTTAAAAGATCAGGCTGAGACTGCATTAAAGGAACGTCAAGCTGAATATGATGCGGCTAAGAAACCTGAAATTCAAGAAAAACGAAACCAGATTGCCAAAGATGTTTTAATGGAAAATTTTGGTAAAGTACAGGAAAAATATCCAGCGTTTACAGATAAGGAAACGTATATTATTAAGAGCCTGTATAATCAAGCAACTTATTCAAATGAAAATATTATTATTACGACTCTTGATAGTACAGTCGATGCAGTCGATAAAGCGATTACATTATATAAAGATGCTGTAGAAGAATTGTATGTAGAATCTCATCCACAATATACTTATACAGATGAAATTGGAAATATTTATGCTCTTCCAGAATTCAGAGAATATCATGATCAGCTTGCAGTAAATGATTTTGTTCGATTAGGACTATCTGATACACGATATGTAAAACTTCGTGTTGTAGAAATCAGATATAATCCTTGTGATATGGATGAAACGATGGAAGTTACTTTTTCCAACATGGTTCAATATAAATCAAAATTAACAAATGATAACGAATTTTTAACAAATGCATTAAATCAGACTTCTGACAGAACCGGTGGTCGTGTTAATTCAGTCAACAAATCTTCTACTTCTGATTATGTCATCACATCAGAAGCTATCAAACAAATCTTTTCAAATCCTCTATTCAATTCAATGTTAGGTGGAACTGTCACTGGAGGAACCGGGTCTGGCGGAACCATTACTGCTGATACAATTATTGCAGAACTCGTGAAAGCAAAAGAAGGTGTATTTGATAAGCTTACTGTTGATACTGCTTTCATGAAATATCTCGATGTAAAACTTATTTCCGCAGATAAGATCACAACTCGTATTCTCGAAGCGGAACAGGCAAATATTGAAAAGCTGTCAGCTAAGATTATAGAATCTAACCAGATTAATGCTGATATGATCAATGTGAAAAATCTCCTGGCAGGAAATGCTGGTGTAGGTAATCTCCAGGCAGTACATCTTACTGCTCAGAATGTAAGTATTGACCAAGCAGTAATCACGGATCTTATTGCTAAGAAGATGACCGTAGCTGACTTAAATACTCATACTGCTACTGCTGATGAGTTTATGATCATCTCTAGTGGAAAAGCTGGTATTGCCTTTAAGAACAGCACTCAGCAGTTCTATGATTCAGCAGGAGCTGTTAGGGTACAGATTGGTCAGGATGGTACCGGAAAGTTTAATTTTGTTGTCAAGAACGGTGATAAGACAGCATTATTTGATGAAAATGGTATCACTCAAACAGGTATTCCTGATAACACTATTGTCAATAATATGATCTCTGATGGAACAATCAATAAAGAAAAACTAAGTTTTACTATGGTAGAACCGAATGAACAAGGTGGAATTGATATCAGTCAGGTATACCTTGATGGTAAAAAGTTCGGTCAACAATATACTTCATTTAAAGACCAGACAACTGAGCAGATTACTAACATTACTGATCCTCAAAAGGGTCAAATTGTACAGAGTATACAAAACAGTTTGTTTAATGAGGACGGATCGTCTATCTATACAAAATATACAGAGTATAAACAAACTGTTGATGGAATTACTCAGACGGTTTCAAATAATAAGCTTGATACAGACAAAAAGCTTGATGCAGCTTCTACTTCTATAACACAGACTGCTGATAAGTTGAATCTTATTGCTACTGGTGGGACTGGAGAATCTAAATTAGAGCTGACCCCAGATTTTATAAATCTTGTTTCATCTAAAGTTGTAGGTATTAAAGCAGATCAGATCAATATTGATGGTGTGATTACAGCAATCAATACCAATGGCACAACTGCAGGTAAGACTCAGATTGATGCTGGAGCTATCAGTACAGAGAATGTTAATGCTCTCTTGATCAAAACAGGAAAACTGAAATCTAATAATTACAAAGATCCTTCAAACACTTCTCCTCTTTATTCCCAGGCAGGAACATTGATTGACATGGAGAACGGCGCTATTACTTCGAAGAATTTTAGTATAGATGCTTCAGGCAATGCTCATTTTAAAGGTGACGGAGAGTTTGGTGGAAAGATTTCTGCTAATTCTGGTTATATTGGTGGCGAAAAAGGTTTCGTTATTGAAGCTGGAAAATTGTATTCTGGATTAAAAGATTTTCCTACTCAATATCCCTCTTCTATTTCAACGAATAAAAATGTATATGTAGGAATCAATGGCATTGCTCTTGGTGACGGTAATTTTATGGTTGATTCTAACGGTAAGATGTATGCTAATCAAGGTGAGTTTACAGGTAAGATTGCAGCTAATGATGGATTTATTGGTGGATGGATTATTTCAAGTAATTCTTTAACTGCTAATAAAGGAAGCATAAGTATAAGTCCAGATGGTATTCATTGGGGTGATTACCTAAACATTAATAGTCAAGGTGCTACATTTAAAGGTCATATTACAGCTACTTCAGGAAGCTTTACAGGAGATATAATTGCTAATTCACTTACACTTGGACCAGGTTCAACTGTTAACGGACTAAGTTATAATGATCTTGACGATAAACCTAATATTCCATCTGATCTTAGTGGATATATTACTATTGATGGAAAAATTGGTATTATTCAAAATGAAGATCAAGAAATACCCTCTGGGGCAACTGGATTTAAAGTGTCAAAAAATGGTTTGTTGCAAGCAAGTAATGCTATTATTTCTGGAACTATTTATGCTTCTTCTGGTACTTTCGCCGGAAATGTAACCGCAAGAACAATGACTGCAAAAAGAAGTTATAGCATTTATTATAATGATGTAAACGGTAACCCTACTGATTCAAGAGAAATCATCTCTGCTACTAATTGGGGACTTACAAGCGGTGATTTAAGATTCGGGCTAAGTGATGAATGCGGATATATGATATCTACAGATGTTGGAGGGGAAAATACTTTGCGAATCATGGGGGATACTCTCCTTGTTACTGCGCCTATGCAAATACAAAGCAATTGTTTAGTACAAAGTCAATTTGTTATAGATACTAAAACAGGATCTATCCCTTATCAGAATATGAAATGGACACCATATGAAGTTAATAGTTCTGGAAATCCAATCTATCTTGATTATGATAATCGAGAATATTTTTCATATAATGGATATGGACATAATCATACGTTGCTTCCAAATACAGAAGGTGGTTGTGCAATTGGTATTGGTAACGTAGATAAGCAAGATGCTGATGTTACCGCTACATGGTGTATTATGCCTTATAATATTTATACTGAAAAAAAAACTGATGAGAATACAAACGGAATCCCGGTTATAACAAGTATCAAAAGAGACGCAAGCGCAACCATGAATATTGGTTCTAAAAATAATAAATTTAATTGTTTGTATGTAAACGCAATTCATATGGGTGGACACACATACACATCTTTAAATTCTGGTGGCGGAAAGATTGCTTCTTACAAAGCAACTGCTAGTCAAGTTAATTATAACGATGATCCTAAAGTAGAGACTTCTGTAAACACTGCAGGAGATACTTTGACATTTAAATTTAGTATCCCTAAGGGAAAAGACGGAACCAATGGTAAAGATGGTAAAAATGGTGCTCGTGGGCCACAAGGAGCAACTGGTCCACGTGGGCCAGCTGGATCTGTAGATTATACATCTGTACATAAAATATACCATAGTGATACTTCGTATTATGCAGAAGTTACATCAAATGGAAATTCAAGATATTTTGGTCCATATGCCACAGAAGGCTTAAATTTAGGAGACACAAGTTGTAAATGGAAAAATATTTGGGGGAAAAATGGAAATATAACAGGCTCTGATGAAGAGTTAAAAACACAAATGTCAAAAATTAACGATATTCCAAATATAGAATCTATTTATATGAAATTAAATCCAATAAAATATAAATATAAAAATTTTGATCCAGAAGAAGATCATGATAGATTTCATTTTGGATTTGGAGCAAGAGAAACTGAAAAAATATTCAATGATTATAATTTAGATACAAGTGATTATGGATTAATTTGTAAAGACATTTTACTTAAACCAAATAAAGCAGGTAATATTGTTGAGTACGCATTAAGATATGGCGAATTTATTGCTCTTAACACTCACATGACACAGAAAGCCCACCATCGTATTGATTCTCTCGAATCTGAAAATCAATCCCTTAAGAATGAAATTCTTATGCTCCAGGGACAGCTCTCTCTCATTATTCAACGATTACAAAAAATGGAGGAAAAGTTATGTTAAAAATTAGTGAAACAAGAAATGTATCCGGTCAGGTTATGATCGGTGAAGGTGAAAACTCAAAGCAGGTTGCTTATCTTAATGCATCTGTTAGTAAAGATGGAAATGTAAATATCAATAAATCCATTCAGGATAGCGAAACATTTAAAACAAATAAAGAAGCAGTCCTGAAAGATTTTACAGAGTTTGAAACATACGTATATGGAATTATTCCTGAATAAATAAGAGGCCATGAGCAATCGTGGTCTTTTATTATGCAAAGAAGGTGAAATATTTGACCAGTCGAGAATATGAACTTGAATTAAAGAAAATTAAAGCCCAAAATCGGCAGATTGAAATGAAACGAAATCTGAAAGCAGCAAAGGTTAAAAGATTTAATTTGAAAAAACCAAATACAAGTAAGCTTATTGTGTTTGTAGTCTTTGCTATCTGCTTGCAGATTCTTTGGTTTAGTGAACATATGATAAGTCTCACTGGAGATACAAGTTATATGTATGCGCTCATAGGTATTCCGGCAGCGTTGATTCCTACAATTTTAGGATATTATGCCAAAGCTAGTAAAGAAAACCAGGTCGGAGGTATTACCTATGATACTGCAATGTGCAATTTAGAATCACAAGAAAGGCCAGTCTTCGATCATGTATCTGAAGATGAGGCTGTAGGATGAATGGAGGTATGACTATGGACATCAAACAGGGTATTCAGGACGTATTATATCTGATCATTACTGGTATTCTTCCACTTCTTATTACTTATGGAATCCTCTTCCTAAAAGTAAAGATTAAAGAACAGGAAAAGAACTTGGAGAATGATCAGCTCGTAAAATATATAGACGCTGCTACTGATGCTATTAGCAAAGCAGTACTCACAGTTAATCAAACTTATGTAGATGCTTTGAAGAAGGAAGGTAAGTTTGATGCAGAAGCTCAGAAAACTGCTAAACAGATGGCTATTGATAAAGCTAAGGCTTTGATTACAGAAGATTCTAAAGCGGCTATCGAAACATTATATTCTGACTTTGAAGCATATCTAAATGATGCTATTGAAGAACTCGTCAGAGAAAATAAAGTTACATATTAATATAAAAGGAGTACAAGGATTATGAAAAAAGTTATTGTAAATGCAGACATTATGGCAATGTATAAAACATTAAATTCTATGAAGAGTCGTGCGGATTTAATCGCAGGAGATGTTGATGTATTCTGGGCGAATACAATGAACCTGAAGACTCTTAAAGCGCAGGTAGATAAAATCTCAGAAGTCGAGCAGGAGTTAGTTGATTCTTATTTTACAGAGGAAAACTCACATTCTATTGTTGACGAAAACGGTAATGAAACAGGAAATCGTGCTCTTAATGATGACATAAAAGATAAAATCATCCCTGAAATCCAAGAAGGTCTGCAGAAAATTTATGATAAAACATGTGAACTTGATGTTGAGATGATCCCAGAGGAATCTCTCAAGAAAATGCTTAAATCTAATGAAGACAAACTGTCTATGCTTGATATGACAGTACTATATGAATTTGTAGAAAAAGGTGAGTAATAATGGCAACATATATTCAGGGAATTCAAACCTCTGTTGGTGTTGTTAAGTATGATTACAATTATCTGGCTAATCTCCCTGAATCAGATATGACATTATCTAAACAGGGTGCATTCGCTGATGCCCTTGTTGTTGGAAGAAAACTTACTCAGCTGGGAGCTGATGTGGATAAATTGAAAGAATCTATGACTGCCATACAGAAATCTATCTCTGATCTGCAGTCTGCAGATTCTTCTTCTAACACTTCAATTGAACAGATCAATACATCGTTACTTAGCATGACCAATAATATCGAAACAATACAGAACAATATTACTACTTTGACTCAGAATACTGCTGAGATCAAGAAAAGTGCTGATAATGCGAATTCATCAGTCACAACACTGCAGGAAACTATTAAGTCACTACAGACTAGAATTGAAGCTTTAGAAAAAACTCAGACTAAATAAGGAAGGAGGCAGTTATGTATACACTAAAAATTACAGATGAAAATACTGTTGTAACAACAGTCAAAGAATCAATTGTGGAAAGAAGTAATTATGTAGATAAGATTCAGATTGTAACAAGTAAAATGTATCGGGAACAGATTGATATGTCAGATACAACTGTTTATATGAAGTATAAGCTCCCGGTGTCAGACAAAATTAAAATGACACAACTTATTATAAATAATCTTGAATATGAACAGAATTATATTCAGTATTTAATTCCTGTCGATGCAGCACTTACTGCTGAAGCCGGGGATATCGAAGTATCTTTCACGTTCTTAAAACTTATTGCTAATGAAGATGGAACATACACTTCTTATATTCGAAAAACCACATCAGGTGTTATTCATATTACTCCACTTGTACAATTTGATAAATATGAACCTTCTGAATTGTTTACTGAAATTGATCAGAGGCTCCTTGCTATGGAAGGAATGATTAAAGATCTCAATGCTCAGAATAAAGCAACTTATGAAGGTATGGTGAAAGATATTCGTCTTAATACAGAAGACAGAAAAATCACTTTAACAGACAGAAATGGTGAAGATACCGGAAATGGTATCGTTGTAAAAGATCTTTCTGCTATGGTAGCCGAAGATATGACAGGTAAAGATCCTGATGGCACACAGGATGGAGTTGTTCATCTTGATCAGGTTGTCGATCTGGATAAATTATTAAAGTAAAGGAGTCATGATATGTCATTTAAAGATTCTAAAATTGCTGCTGCGGCTAATTCGGCAATGACTTTGAGTGCTGAGTTAGCCGTAGACACTGAGGAATATACATTATGTACTGATGGTCGTTATGAAGTATATACCAAATATCAAGACAATGCATATTCAACAGTGGATAACTTAAAAAATATTGCCGTTGATGCTACACAGATTAATATTATGCAGGAAGAAAACAGCCAGTATATGCCATTTAGGATTCCAAGATATTGGGATGGTATGGATCTTATGGATATGCTCATCCAGATAAGATATGAATCTGTAGCTGAGAAAAAAGGTAAAGTAGCAACAGTTATCAATGTAGCTTCCAACAATACTTATATTCGATTTGGTTGGCTGATTGATGCTGCTGTTACAGCAAATGCCGGAGATATAATTTTTGAAATTATGGCTACTGGCGTAAATGAAAAAGGAAACAATTATATTTGGAGAACCAGACCGAATGGTAAGTTTACTGTTCTGGAAGGATTAAATTATGACGGAATCATTGAACCTTCTGAAGATTGGTATACAAGTTTTGTAAATATGGTCTTAGGACATGTAGCCGAAGCAAAACAGTATGCAGATGAAGCCAAAGCTTCTGCTGATTCTATCAATGTAGATGATATCAAAGCAGATGTAACCGCTTCTGTAACAGCAAATTTAAATCAGACTGTAGCTGCTTCTCTAAAAGATTACTATACAAAAACAGAGATTGACCAGACTGTTGAGGAACTGAACACTGCTATCTCAGGTATTGATAGTCTGAAAAATCTGAAAATTGAATATGATAATACTTCTGGACATCTTGTATTTAAAGATAAAGAAGAACAGATTGGTGAAATCACTATTAACAGTCTTTCAAATCTTGTTGTTGAATATTCTGTAGTGAATGGCAAAGGTTCTCTCGTATTCAAGAATGGAGAAACAGAGATCCAGACTGTAGAACTTAGTTCTATTGAACCGTCTGCCGCATGGACTTCTGCTCTTAAAGAGGACATTTCTAAGAGTACAGATGAAAAGCTCTCTCCTATTGTAGATCGTGTGTCTGCTCTTGAGACTGTAAAAGATGACCTGGCAGGCAAAGTTGAAACAAATACAACTGATATTTCAGGTCTGAAAACAGATGTAGCTGGATTAAAAGAATCTAACGAAACAATTTCTGCTACTACTACAGAAACCAAAAATACGGTAGATATTCTGAAGCAGAATGTTTCTGGTTATGATTCTCAGTTTGAATCCATCAATAGTGACATTACTGCGATCAATGAATCTATTAAGGATTTAGGTAAAAATACAGGTCATGAGTATGACGTTTCTTATGAAGAAAATGTTTTTACTCTGTATGAAGATGATGTAATTAAGAAACAGTTTACAATCACTGGTGGCTCTGGACCATCTGACACTACTACGGTCACAATCGAGAGAATTACAAGTTCTGATGCGATCTTCTTAGCAGGAAACTCTGCAGTGATCGAGTATAACTTTACCTCTGTAGATAATACAGGAGATACAACCGGTAATGGTACTGCTACATGGCGTGTCGGAAGTACAACAGTTGCTACTACTGTAGCTGCTCAGGGTAAGAATAGTTTTGATATTACACAATATCTGAAAAATGGTGCAAACTCTATTAGACTTTCTATCACTGATAGTTTTGGTACAATCGCTACTAAGACTTGGACCATTACAATTGTTGACTTTAAAATTGAGAGTATTTTTGATGATACACTCTTCTATTCAGACGAGGTAACATTTAGATATACTCCATATGGTGATATTAATAAGACTGTACATTTTGTTCTTGATGGAAAAGAAATTGCAGGAGTTGAAACAACTGCTTCTGGTAGACAGATGACTTATACTCTGGCAAAACAGAGTCATGGTGCTCACCTTCTGAAAGTGTATATGACTGCAAGTATCAATAATCAGGACGTAACTTCTGAGTCAGTATATAAAGATATTATCTGGGTTGAACAAGGAAATACTACTCCTATTATTGGATGTTCTATGGTTGAATTTACTGCAAAACAGTACAATACAACAAGCATCAAATATGTTGTATATGATCCAGAACATAATCCTGCTACTGTAAAACTCTCTGTTGATGGCAAAGTTGCTTCTACTCTTACTGTTGGAAGAACTGCTCAAATCTGGAGTTACAAGTCTACCGCAATAGGCAAACAGTCTCTTACTATCAGTTGCCGTAGAATCACAAAGATTCTTACTGCTACTATTGAGAAACTGGATATCAATGTATCTCCGGTAACTACAAACCTTGCATTTGACTTTAATCCATCTGGTAAAAACAATGGTGAAGCTGACTGGCTGAAGATCAATGATAATCTTACAATTGAAGTGTCAGATAACTTTGATACAACAAATGGTGGTTATCAGGTCGATGAAGATGGAGATACTTATTTCTGCGTAAAAGCAGGAACTGCTGCTACTATCCCATATCAGTTATTTGCTGATGATGCAAAGAAAACTGGCAAGAACTTTAAATTCATTTATAAATGTACAAATGTAAAGAACTATGAAGCTCAAGTACTCTCCTGTTTTGCAGATAATCTTGGTTATACTGTAAAAGCTCAGGAAGCAACACTGAAATCTGAACAGAACGAAATCTCTGTCCCATATTGTGAAGATTACTATATGGAGCTGGAATTTAATATTCTGCCGGACAGTGAATATACAGAAATGGTTATGTGGGTTGATGGCATTCCTACAAGAGTAAAACTGTATGCCACTTCTGATAGTTTCACGCAGACAAATCCTGTAGGTATTACAATCGGTTCTGATGACTGCGACGTTATTGTATACAGAATAAAAGCTTATACAATGAACCTCACTGATGATGAGATTCTGGATAACTTCATTGCTGATGCAAAAAATGCAAATGAAATTATCAACCGATACAACCGCAATGATATTCTTGATTCTTCTGGTGGACTTGATCCTGATGTACTGGCCGAAAAATGTCCAGACTTGAGAATCATTAAACTGGAAGTACCAGTATTTACAACTGGTAAGAAAAATAAAGTACCATTTACATCTGTACAGCAGATCTATAAGAATGGTCGTCCTGTTGATAACTGGATTTCTCGTGATGGTATTCATAATGGACAGGGAACCTCTTCTGAATATTATGGTGATTCTGGTCGAAATCTGGAACTTAACTGTAAGAATGGATTTACATTCGCAAATGATACAACTGCCGATGTTTATTCTATGGATGAAAATGCTATTGGAATCAACTATTTCAATGTCAAAGTAAATATTGCTTCTTCTGAGAATATCAATAATGCAGGTCTTCAAGGAGAATATCAGGAATTCAACCCATATATCCGTCCTGCTAGAAAGAAAGATCCTCGTGTACGTGATACTATGCAGTTCTATCCTTGTGTTGTATTCTTAAAAGAAACAGATGTAGATAATGCTGTAGAGTTCAAAGACGGTCAGTGGCACTTCTATGCTGCAGGTGATATTGGTAACAGTAAGAAGAATACAGTTGCACAGGGAATGGATCCAGAGAATCACAAAGAATTCATTGTTGAAGTGTCAAATAATACTGATCCTCAGTGCCGTTTCTTATCTGATGACTTATCAAATGAAGAATGGGGTGGAGATACTTCATTCGAAATGAGATATCAGAATCCAAATTGTACAGAAGAAGAAATTCAGGCTGGCAGACAGGCTTGGAACGATCTTTTGACTTGGGTTGTAAATGCTGATTCTGAAACATTTGTAAAAGAGTTTGAACAGCACTTTATTAAAGACTCATTACTCTTCTATTACTTATTTACCGAAAGACATACTATGGTAGATAACAGAGCAAAAAATACTTTCTGGCATACAGAAGATTTGGTTCACTGGGATTTATGTATGGATTATGATAACGATACTGCAATGGGTAATGATAATGAAGGTGGATTAACTCTTACTTACGGATATGAAGATACTGATACTATTGGAACAAAATCAGTCTTTAATGCATCTGATAGTAAAGTGTTCTGTTATATCAGAGATTACATGTTTGATGATCTTCAGAGTATGTTCCTTCAGATGGAGGCCAAACTTACATGGTCTGCAAACCGTATCTTAAATAAATTCGAAACTCTTCAGAATTATAAACCGGAACGTCTCTGGATCGCTGATATGAGAAGAAAGTATTTCAGACCTTACGAGGATAAAGGTACGACTTCTTATCTGGAAATGATGAACGGAAGCAAGAAACAGCAGAGACGACAGTTCCAGAAATATCAAGAGAAATATATTGCATCTAAATATGTAGGTTCTACTACTACCTCAGATGTAATCACAATCCGTGGTTACACTCCAACAAACTGGACTGGTGTAAAACCGGACGGTACATTCCATATTGTTCCTTATGCTGATTCTTATGTTGATGTAAGATTTGGTTCTAACCTTGTTCGTCAAAGAGCTAAGAGAGGTCAGACTTATACAGTCAAATCTCCTATTGCTGCTATGAACGATACAGAGGTCTATGTATATAATGCATCTTTGATGCAATCCATTGGTGATATTGCGCCATTCTATCCGGGATATACAAATTTCAATCAGGGTATAAAAATGACAGACATTCTTATTGGTTCTGATGTTGAAGGATATCAGAATACAAATATGAATGATTTCTCAATCGGACAGAATGTTCTTCTGGAACGACTGAATCTTGAGAATCTGCCAAACCTGAAAAAGACAATCGACCTTTCTAACTGTAAAAATCTCGAAGAGTTTCTGGCAGAAGGATCTGGTATTACAGGTGTTATCTTTGCTCCTGGCGGAAAGATTGAAACTGCTCATCTTCCTGCCATCGCATCTCTTACCGGAAAGAACCTGTATAGATTGACCGATCTTACTATAGCAAGTTATGCAAATCTTACTACTCTGTCTCTTGATAACTGCAATACTTTGGATGCAAAAGACATTATCAATAAAGCTACTGGATTAACCAGAGTTCGTGTAACTGGTATCAATTGGGAACTGGACGATACTACTCTGCTTGACAGATTAGCAAAAATGACTGGTATTGATGATAACGGATATAACTCTGTACATTCTGTTCTTATAGGAACTGTACACATTCCTGTTATGAGACAGCAAAGGCTGGATGAATTCGCTGAATTATGGCCAGATTTAGAGATTACCTACGATTCAATTATTACTCAGTTCAAAGTAACATTCGTCAACGACGATGAAGAAAATACAGTTCTTGATATCCAGTACGTTGATAAAGGTGCAAATGCAGTTGATCCTATTACAAGAGAAATTGATCCGATTCCTACTCCTACCAAAGAAAGCACAATCAAACTTGATTATACATTCAAAGGCTGGAATGGATCTCTAACTGGAATCTTCGCTGACAGAACTATCAAAGCTGTATACAATAGCAAAGTGCGTGAATATACAGTAAAATATGTTTCTAAAGGATTAACTCTGCAGGAGTCTACTGGACAGTATGGTTCTTATATTAAGTATGAAGGTGACACTCCTACTTATACTGCTGAGGAATCAGCTTATAAGTACAACTTATTCAAAGGTTGGGATAAATCCGGATTTGTCGATGGAGATAAGACAATCAATGCTGTTTATGAAACCTGCGAATACGTAGATGGATACTTTGATGGTAAGGATCTGTCTAATATGACACAGGTTGAGCTTTATACTCTTATGAAAATGGGACTTGAAACAAAAGCTCTGTCTCTTAAAGATACATTAGATTTTAAGCTTGGTGTTGATTATTCCTATGGAGATATTGAAGAACATGAAGTAATCTCTGCTTCTACTAAGTTTGATGGAACAAATTATATTGACACTGGATTAAAAATCATGGAAAAAGACAGAGACTTTACAATTGCTATTGACTTTGAATTTGATTCAGGAAATAGTGTAAACTCCACTCTTGCTCAGTGTTTTCAAGGTGATGGTTCAAATGGATTCAGACTTTGGTATTCTCAGGAACCTCGTTTCTCATGGAATACTGATAGTATAACTCCATCTGCTGGAACAAACCGAGAGATTATTGTATTCCGTCATGAAGCTGGAAGTCAGAAGCTTTATGTATACAATTCAAACATGACTGGAAAAGAAGTATCTTCTACTACTCTGAATGCGATCAGGATTCCAGAGCATAGTTCCACTCTCGTATTTGGATGTTCTAAAGCTGACGACGGAGCATATGAAAACTTTGCAAAAGGCACTGTACATTGGGCTAAAGTCTGGTACGCAGATCTTGGTGAAGAACAATGTATGGATATTGCTGCATGGATCCACGAAATAATCCCTATGGAAGTGGCTAAGTTTAAAGGATATTATCTGTCTGACGTTGCTTCAAAGAGAGCTAACATTACATTTGTTGCTTCAAACCTGTTAGGTACTGAAAAGCCTTATAATAATAAGAGCACAAATGCAGGTGGATGGGCTGAATCTTCTCTGAACACATGGCTGAATACACGTTTGCTTAAAGCTATTTCTCCTTTATGGAAAGCTCTGATCAAACCTGTAAAAGTATACTCTTCTATTGGTAATAAATCAAATGATACATCCGTATCTAATTGCAGATTCTATGTTCCATCTCTGTACGAAATTGATCCTACTGCTACTTCTGAACCATATATTTCTGAAACAAATGCTCCTATTGCTTATTTCACAGATGATGATACCAGAAAGAAAGCAAAACCTTCTATTCCTGCAGAGTATAAATCTTATTGGACCAGATCTCCAAATGCTACAGTTGCAAACTGGTTGTATACGGTTAATGAATCTGGTGCAACATATGGATTCTCTTATCCAGGACAGAATTCTGGAATTTTACTTATGTTCTCAATTTCATGCGAGGGGGTAACTATTCCCCTCTTATAAGGAGGATATCACATGTATTATAAAGTAATCAAAAATGATGAAGTCGTAGATGTCCTTAATCATATCCTGTATATCAAATATCAGGAAAAACATAGTCTGTTGCTTCTATGTGATATCACAGAAGCACAGGCTATTTTAAGTTCAGACGGAAAATATGGATGGCACATTGAAGGTCTCTATAATTTTCCGCCTGATAATGACATTTATGCAATAAAAGAAATTTCAAAATATGAATATGACAAATTGAAGAGGTGATCACAGCATGGCGTTAATTCCAACCTGGTATTCTGCATCAACTAAGCAAATTGCAGAAAAGGCTTTACAAAGAGGGGTGCTAAAATACCCAGGACTTTGTTACATCCAAGACAGTAAGAGTATAGCGTGGGTGACCATCGACAACACATTAGAATATGTCAAAGGAGATAAACAGATTACAGATGTAAAATGCATCGGATCAAATCTTATGTTTTTCTCTGGAGATAAACTGCTTTTCTCTTATGACATATCTATGACTGATGAAGATAAAGATCATATTATTGAAGAGGTCAAGAAAACAATCGGATTGGATAATTATGTCAAATCTTCTGAGCTTTCTACTCTTTTAGATAATATAATCGGTAATCTTGAAGATAAGTCCACTGTTGTAGACTATATCAACAGCTTATCTTATAACAAATTATTTGACGTACCTATTGTAAATCTTATAGGTACACTTACTGTTCCTGTGAAGATATCATCACTCGATGATGGTATTTATAAAGTAAAAGGCCAATGTATCATTGGCGGAAACAATACTACTGTTCAATCTTCTGCAGACGATGTTCTGTATCTTGTATCTCATGATGCTGATACTTCCAGCACAACAATCACAAAAATGCAAGGAAAATCTATTACATTGTATTTCATTCAGCAAGATGGTGAATATACGACTGATCGTTATATCACTGAAAGCTGGATTAATGAACAGAATTTTGCAAGTGCTGATTCTGTAAAAGAATATGTTTCAAATATTATTGAAGAAACTGTTCTGGATGTTTTAGATGAACATATTGACGCTGCTTTAGATAGAAAACTCGGAAGTATTGATTCCGAAGATTTAACAAATATATTTCAAGGAGGAAACTAATTATGGCAAAATTACAGTTCGCTACACTTTCTAATCTTCAGGAGTTTTTAAATCTGCATAACGTACAGATCGACTCTAAAATCAGTGAGGCTGTTAAAAGCTCAATTAAAACAGTATCCCAGTCAGAAGACGGATACACACTTTATTTCTACACAAAAACTGCTCCAGTAACTATTGATGAAGCAGCATTTACTATTACTATTCCTCAGCCAACAGGAAAAGCTGACAAAGTAAAAGGTGCAGTAAAAGGTCATCTTGCAGGATTAGATGAAAATGGTAATCTGGTAGATTCTGGAAAGACTGTTGCAGATTTCGATGCTGCTGGCGCTGCTAACACAGCAAAAACAGAAGTAATGTCTTATGTTGGTACCATTCCTGCTGATGCAAAAGCTAAAAATGTAGTTGCTTATATCAAAGAAGCTGTTACTACTGGTCAGTATGATGATTCTGCATTAAAAGCAAGCGTTGCAGCTAATACAGCAGCTATTGGAACACTGAATGGCACTGGTGACGGATCAGTAAAGAAAGCTGTTGCAGATGCAGTCGCTAAAATCGTCGCAGATGCTCCAGAAGCATATGATACACTGAAAGAGATTTCTGATTGGATTTCTACACATACATCTGATGCTGCTACAATGAATTCTCAGATCAAAACAAATAAAGAGGATATCACAAAGCTGAAGACTCTTATCGGTACTCTTCCAGAATCTGCTACATCCAAAGATATTGTAAGCTATATTGCTGAGTATGTATCTAAAGCTCTCGCAGACTCTGATCTTTCTCAGTATGCAAAAGCTGCTGATCTTGAAGCTGCTGTAGGAAGAATTGATACTATTGAAAAGAAATTACCTACATTAGAAGCTGCTGATAAAAAGAATGCAGAAGATATTACTGCTGTTAAAGGCAGAATGGATACAGCAGAAGGCAAAATTACTGCTGTAGAAAAAGATCTTGCTACTGAAAAACCGAAGATTGCTAAGAACACATCTGATATCACCGCTCTTAAAGGGCTTGTTGGAGATGGATATGAAGCAATTCCAAGTGCGTCTATCAAAGGTTTATTTACTGCGTAAAAATACAATTGATTTTATTGGGAGGAGGGCTGCAATGCTCTCCTTCTATTTTAAAAATAAAAATGGAAGGATGTGACTAATGCAAAATGAAAGAACAATTTCTTAATCTCACTGGATTAACAGAACTGGTTGGTTATTTGAAGACAAGTATAGCTAATCATAAAGAAATACTTCCATATGCTTCCAATAAGTTATTTCCGTCTGTTGGAGATATAAATACTATTTATATAAATACTGCTACGAATACTATTTATCGTTGGGATAGCTCAAGCAAAACTTATATCACTCTAGCAAAAGCCGTAAAGTCTGTTGCTATTTCAGAAGCTACTGAAAACGGAAAAATCACACTCACTGTAGATGGTAATAAAACTACTGTTCCTATTCATGGATTAGGATCTGCTGCATATACAAATTCAAGTGCTTACTCTCCTGCCGGGCATACTCATACAAAAGCTCAGGTAGGGCTTGGCAATGTAGATAATACTGCCGATGCAAATAAGAGTGTAAAACATGCAACTACTGCTGATAGTGCAACTACTGCAGGAACAGCTACAAATGTATCCGCTGGAGAAGGTACTGCTGATGCAGCTAGACATGTTTGGTTTTCTGACTCTACCACAGAGACAAAGCGAGCATACAGCGATAAGTTTAAATATAATCCTGTTACTAATAATCTGACGGTAAATGTTACAGGAAATGCTGCGACTGCAAGTAGTGTCGCATGGGGTAACATTACAGGAAAACCTTCTACCTATACTCCTTCTGCGCATAATCATAATGATTCAACTATTACTTCTCTCAACGCAAGTAAACTCTTTGGAACAATTGATATTGCAAGGCTTCCCCATGGAGCATTAGAACGTCTGGTTATTGTTGAAGATGATACTGCACGTTTTAAACTTACTACTGCTGATATTCAGCTTGGTGATACCGTAAAAGTAACTAAGACTGAAAAAATGTATTATGTTGTTGATGAGAGCAAATTATCTTCTGAGGCTGGTTATTCAGTATATACTGCCGGAACTGCTACTTCTGTACCATGGTCTGGAGTTACTGAAAAGCCTAGCAGCTATCCACCAGCATCTCATAATCATGATGAACGTTATTATACCGAGACTGAGATGAATAGTAAATTAGCTGAAAAAGCTACAAAAGTACATACGCATACTAAAAGTGAAGTTGGATTAGGCAACGTTGACAATACTGCTGATGCCACAAAAAGTGTTAAATATGCTATTTCTGCAGGTAGCGCATCATCTGCTGCTGCTCTTACTTCTAATGCTGGATCATCAACTCAGCCAGTATATTTCTCAGGTGGTAAGCCAGTAGCTTGTTCATATACACTTGGTAAGTCAGTGCCTGCAGATGCATTATTTACCGATCATACTTATGGAAACATGAAGGGTGCTACTTCTTCTTCCGCCGGAAGTGCTGGTCTTGTTCCTGCACCTAATATAGGAGAACAATTAAAATTTCTTCGTGCAGATGGTACATGGGTAATTCCTACAAATACGACATATTCTGTAGGTACTACAAGCTATTCCGGTACAACTAAACTCTATACTTCCACAGGATCTGCTACAGATGGCACCATGACTCAAAATGCTATTACAACTGCCCTAAATGGAAAATCTGCTACTGGACACACACATAATTATGCTGGATCATCTTCAGTTGGAGGAAATGCGAACGCAGCTGTAAAATTAGCTACTGCAAGAAAGATTGGTAGTGCTTCATTCGATGGTACTACTGATATTACTTTATCTCAAATGGGACTTAATGTTCCTGTCGAAATCACAAAAGCGGACTATCTTGCAAAGAAGAAAGCAGGAGCTTTAGATGCGAATACATACTATAATGTTATTGATGAATTTGATTCCGCAACAGTTATTAATGATTCGACTATAACAATTAACAGTGCATTCTCAAGTAACATGTCTGAAAAAACTTATGCTAAGAAAAGTACACTTGTTAATACTACTCTCACAGCAAGTAAATGGACTGGATCTTCTGCTCCATATAGTTATGTATTATCCGTATCTGGAGTAACTTCTTCAAATATTGTAGAAATAGATTATGCTTCTAATGCTTCATCTGCTGCTATTGAAGCTTATCAAAATGCAATGTTAGCTGACGGAGGACAGACTACAAATCAAATTACTATAAAAGCAACCGAGAAACCAACTGTAGATATTCCCATTACTATTGTTATAAGAAATGATTTATAAAAGGAGGCGATAACATGGCAATTTATAAAGGTGAACAATGTCTTGCCGGAGTTGGTAAGAATGCAACTATTAAAATTGGTACTGCCGAAACTGGTTCTTCAGCTGCAGTAACTAATTCTGGCACCGATACAGATGCTATATTGAATTTTACATTACCTAAAGGTGATCAGGGAGTCGGCATATCAAGTGTTATCCCTCATTATCTTGCTAGTTCTCAATCTCAAAGTGTTACTAAGGAAACTACTGGGTGGGCGACTTCTGCTCAGGTTATGACATCTACAAACAAATATTTGTGGTGTTATCATGAATTTGTTTTGACAAACAATAATCATTTGTACACTACTCCAACAGTTATAGGTGTTTATGGAGATAAAGGTGATCCGGGTACAACTGATTATAATGGATTACAGAATAAACCGGTCGTTAATGGGGCTGTAACTGCTTATCAGTCAGATATTATGAAATCTCAGTTAAGGAATGTGACGTTCTCTACTGAAGAACCTAAGACAACTGATGGTAAACCTGGTGATATGTGGGTGGTGTATGGCGATGAGTAAAGAAATAGATTATATAAGTTTTACCGGACAACAGTATATTTTTTCTGGAGTCACAGTTAATGGTAATAGTACTATAGAAATTACATGCGCATATACCGGTACTGGTAGTGATACTGGTGCAATTTTTGGTTCAAGAACTACAGAATCTGGAACTGATTCTACAAGTTTTACTATGTTTGTAGCTAATGGTGCTATAAGAATAGATCATTTTGGAACAAGCAAAACATTAGATAAAAATAAATATAATCCAAATGGGAAACATACTTATAAAATCACTCCAGATACTGTATATTGCGACGGAACAAAAATATATACACATGCAGTTTCATCAAATTCCGCTCCGAATAAACTTCATATTGGTGCAGTGTGTACGAATGGCACAATAAGTAAATTTAGCAATGTAAATATATACTCTTTTAAATTCTATGATGGTTCAAATTTAATATTAAACCTTATTCCATATAAAGATAATAATAAAAAATATTGTTTTAAGGACTTAGTAAATAATAAATTGTATTATAGCGGAGCGCCTGAAGAACTTAAGGGGTTTGATTCTAATAATATTAAAACTGGTGATATTTTAAATTTTAATTATACTGGTGCCGTTCAGAGCATCACATTACCTAAAGGAACTTATACTTTAGAGTGCTGGGGTGCTCAAGGTGGAAATCGGAGCCAAGATAGTGCTTCTGCTACAGTTACAGGTTCTGGACTTGGTGGTTATTCTATTGGAACACTAACTTTAACACAATTAACTACTTGTTATATTTATGTCGGTGGGCAAGGTGGAATGTCTAGTTCTACAGGTAATGTGAAAGTTGAAGGAGGTTTCAATGGCGGTGGTTTTGCTTCTCACGAGAATACAGGTGAACCTGGAAATGGTGGTGGCGGAGCTACTGATGTAAGAATTGCTCAAGACTCATTATATGCAAGAGTAATTGTTGCAGGCGGTGGAGGTGGTTCAGGTGAAGATAACGAAACTGGCGGATATGGTGGTGGTGAAACCGGTGGCGCAGGATCTGGGAACACTTCATTAACACAAGCTTCTCAAACTTCTGGTGGAACTAATTCATTTGGCTTTGGACTTGGTGGCAATACCTATAATGGCGGAGCTGGCGGAGGAGGATGGTACGGTGGAGCGAGTAGATACTCCGTTTCATCATACTCTACTGGAGATGATTCTGAAGGTGGTGGAGGTGGTTCAGGCTATGTTTACACATCATCCACAGCTAAAAACTATCCATCAGGTTGTTTATTAAACTCTTCTTATTACTTATCTGCTGCTAAAACCATAGCAGGTAACACTTCTTTTACATCTCCCACAGGTTCATCTGAAACCGGTCACTCTGGTAACGGCTATTGTCGAATTACTGTTATTGAATGCAGTAATACGGCACTATATACCAGAATAAACAATTCAATAAAAAAGGCTACTGCATTTTATTTCAAATTAAATAATAACAAAATGTACGGCGTTGGATCTGCTAATTATAATGGTTCTGTTATGAATTTTGATTATACTGGTTCGGTTCAAACTGCTACATTGACTCCTGGTAGGTATAAACTTGAATGCTGGGGCGCTCAAGGTGGGAATGGATCATCTAATGGTAATTCTAATATAAATGCAGTTGGTGGTCTTGGTGGATATAGTGTTGGCACCATTACATTAAGTAAAACACAAAAAGTATATATATATTCTGGTGGAAAAGGACAAACTAAATCAAACACCGGTAGCTATTCTACTGTTAATGGTGGATTTAACGGCGGTGGATCAAATTATACTTGTGGTTCCGGAGGTTCTGGTGGTGGTGGATCAGATATAAGAATCGGAACTGATTCATTATATGCAAGAGTAATTGTTGCAGGCGGCGGTTCTGGAACAGGATGGACAATTAAAGGTGCCGCTGGCGGTGGAATATTAGGCTTATCAAACTATAATTCATCTTACAATAGTACTCAAACAGCAGGAGGAATAGCTTATACTTCAACTTACAATATAATGCCCACAGCTGGCACTTTTGGTATAGGTGGCAATGGCTCTGGTTCTTCAGAAGGCGGTTCTGGCGGAGGCGGCGGCTGGTACGGAGGTGGCGGAGCCGGATATACGGGCGGTTCTAGTGGTGGATCAGGTTATGTCTACACTTCTGCCACTGCTTCAAATTATCCTTCTGGATGTTTACTAAATTCTACTTATTATCTTTCTAATGCTCAAACCATTGCTGGCAACAAATCATTCCCTTCACCAACAGGTTCTACAGAAACTGGTCATTCTGGTAATGGACATGTAAAAATCACTAAATTATCAGATGTAATATATCTTACTCATGCTAAGAACGACATAATGGATTTTAATTATACAGGTTCAGTACAATCTAAAACTCTAAAACCAGGTACGTATACAATAGAATGCTGGGGTGGCCAAGGAGGAACTTACAGTAGTTACATAGGCGGATACGGTGGTTATTCCAAGGGTACTATTACTCTTACTGAAGCAACTACTGTTTATATATCTGTTGGTGGAGCTGGATCTTCCTCTTCTACTACTGCAGGATTCAATGGTGGAGGAACTGGTATTTCTTCTGGTAGAGGTGGTGGAGGAGCTACAGATGTTCGTATAGGTCAAAATTCTCTATATTCAAGAGTTATTGTGGCTGGAGGAGGTGGAGGCGCTGGTGTAACAAGTGCCAATGCTAATCCTTGTGGTTGTGGCGGTGGAGAATATGGTGGAGATGGATATTACAATGATACTACTGGTTCCTATACTACTGGAACAAACAGATGCGGTGGTAGTGCCTCTCAAACTGCAGGTGGCAAAACATGGAGCACGAACACTCAGGCTACTTTTGGTCAAGGCGGAAATGCTTCAGGCTACTCTTGTGGTGGTGGTGGTGGCGGCTGGTACGGTGGCGGCGGAGCCTACGATAATGATTCTGATTCTGATGGACGTTGGGGTGGAGGAGGATCTGGATATGTTTATACCTCTTCTACAGCTAAAAACTATCCTAACGGATGCCTACTCAATTCTACTCATTATCTCACAAATGCTCAGACTATCGCAGGAAATAAATCATTTAAATCACCAACAGGAAAAAATGAAACTGGACACACAGGCAATGGATTTTGTCGAATCACAAATTTAACTCCAACACAATATGGATTATACGTAAAAACGAACTCTGGTTGGGAACACATAGATTTATAAAAGGAGGGCTTAACTATGCCGATTATATTTCACGGAACAGGTAGTGGCGGCTCTGCTAAAAAACTAAAAACCGCACGAACTATTAATGGTACGAATTTTGATGGTACAGCTAATATTACTACTGCTAATTGGGGAACAACAAGAACCGTCACTGTAGGAAATACAAGTAAATCTGTAAATGGATCTGGAAACGTAAGCTGGTCATTAGCTGAAATAGGTATTCATCTTTCAACAACGGAACCTGCAGCTAGTGACGGAAAGAATGGAGATATTTGGATTACTTATGAATAAAAGACTGAAAGGAAGGTGAGGCTTATGGCTTGTAGTAATGGATGTGGAACTTCTTGTGCTACCAACTGCACTCATTCATCATCTGGAGGATGTGGTGGTTCTTGTGGTGGTTCTTGCTCTACTAACTGTACTGGTGGATGTTCTGGATATTGTGATGGAACTTGTAAGGGAGGTTCAGGAAGTACTTGTTCTGACTGTACTGCCAAATGTGCTAATGACTGTACTGGAGCTTGTACAAATGCTTGTGTAACCGGATGCACTGGCTGTGGGAACAACTGTGATGGAGACTGTACAAGCGCCTGTGCTCAAAGGTGCTCTAATGATTGCAATGCTGCATGTACTGCTACTTGTGCTTATGATTGCGAACATACTTGCACTGCTTCTTGTGCCAACGACTGCACCAGTTGTGGTGGATCTTGCTCAAGTAATTGCTCAGGAAATTGTGATTCAGGCTGTTATACTGGCTGTTCCGGTTGTGATTCTACCTGTTCTGGATCCTGCACTGGTACTTGTAATACTACTTGCACTACCACTTGCGCCAATGACTGCACTGGCGGATGCAAAGGAACCTGTACAGGTGGATGTGGTGGTTCTTGTGATAATTCATGCGGCTTTTCTTGTGAAGCTTCATGTGATAATAATTGTACTGCTGTTTGTTCTGTATCTTCTGTATACGGTGGAAACTCAGAAAAGAGTGTATTGAATTTTGCTTATACAGGTAAAGCTCAATCTGTAACTCTTGAGCCTGGAAAATATGTTCTTGAATGCTGGGGAGCACAGGGAGGTTATCGTTCTAATTCTAGTTATGGTGGAAAAGGTGGCTATTCTACAGGAACTTTAACATTGACTCAAAAAACTACTATATACATATATGTCGGCGGATCTGGAAATTCTGTTACATCAGCATCAAATTCAATCTATCCCGGAGGTTTCAATGGTGGTGGATATAGATACAATTATAAAGGTGGTGGTGGCGCTACTGATATTCGTATTGGAAGTGCTTCTTTATACGCCCGTGTTATCGTTGCAGGTGGCGGTGGTTCTGATGGTAGTCCTAATTATAGTGGCGGGTATGCAGGTGGTGTATCTGGTACTAGGGGAAATTTTGGATGTGGTTCATATGGGTATGGTGGATCTCAAACTGCTTCATATTCATCTTTAAGTGCTATTAATTCACAAGGTACTACAAACTCTTCTTCTAATTGTGCTGCTGGTTTTGGTTTCGGTGGTTTTGGATGTTATTACGCTTCAGGTTATGGTGGAGCCGGTGGCGGAGGATGGTACGGTGGACAAGGTACTTATCCTGATGGTTCTGGAGATGATGATGGCGGTGGCGGAGGTGGTTCTGGTTACGTTTATACTTCCTCTTCTGCTTCTAACTATCCTCAAGGCTGTCTTCTAAATTCATCTTACTATCTTTCTGATGCTTCTAATTTATCTGGCAATGAATCTTTTAAATCTCCTTCTGGAACTACAGAAACTGGTCATTCTGATAATGGCTATTGTAGGATTACCTGTTATATCAAAAAGAAAACTCTACATTGTAAAATGAACAATGAAATTAAAAAAGCAGCTCCAGTATTTATGAAGATGAACAATAAAATTTATGATGCTAGCGCTAATGCCGTAATGGATTTTGCTTATACAGGAACAGCTCAAGCTATATCACTTCCAAGAGGAAAATATACAATAGAATGCTGGGGTGCTCAAGGAGGTTCATATAGTAGTTATTATGGTGGTGCTGGAGGATATTCTGTCGGAACCATAACTCTAACTAAAAATTCTACGGATTTATATATTTATGTTGGTGGACAACCAGAAGCTACAACTTCAACAGGTGAAACACCTGGTGGATTTAACGGAGGAGGAAAAGGTTGTTCAAGAACTTATAATTATAGTAGTTATGGACAAGGCGGCGGCGGTGCAACCGATGTTCGTATAGAAAAAAATGATCTTTATGCTAGAGTTATTGTCGCTGGTGGCGGTGGAGGTTCATCATCAGAAAATTCGCTTACAACAAAATATGGCGGTGGAACTACTGGTGGTTCTTCTGTTTCTGGATATGGAGCTACACAAACTGCTGCAGGTACAAATGGTTCGTTTGGTCAAGGTGGTTCTGCAACAACTTCTGGAACTAATTATAATTATGGTTCCGGCGGTGGCGGAGGTGGATGGTATGGCGGTGGTGCATGTTCTGATTATAGTGATAGCACTAACTACCAAGGCTATAATGGCGGAGGTTCAGGATATGTTTACACTTCAGCTACTGCTGCTAATTATCCAAGTGGTAATTATGTAAATTCTTCTTACTACCTTACCAATGCGCAAACTATAGCAGGAAATCAATCATTTAAATCACCTGATGGAACAAATGAAACAGGCCATACCGGAAATGGTTTCTGTCGAATCACCCGTAAATCAGGAAAAATATTTGTAAAACAAAACGGATCATGGATCAAAGTGTAATGCTTTGGTCCATGTTTAAATTACAGGAGGAATTGTTATGAAACTTATTTTAAAAGATGGACAAGAACTAATTATTACTCGTGCTAACGATACATATTCATATGAAGGATATAAAGATGGGTTGGGAAATGATATGAATAGAAATATCGTGGCTACTATTTCTATCTTCAATTCTGATAAATCTTTAAACACTATTAAGGATATGATTACTGATGAAAATAGAACAGGTTTTAAAATTATTTATGGGAATACCCAGAAAGATTATACTGGAATGAAAATTGAAAGTATTTCAGAAGAAATCTCCAATGAAAGAAGTGTTATTAATATCTCATTAGCTACAGATAAAACCATAGCTCCTACTGAGACCACTGAAACAACAACAGAAAAAACTAAAGAAGAAACTAAAGAAAAAACGGAAACAGCTTCTGATAAATAATTAAGAATGAAAGGAATATAAGGATATGAGAAAAATAATCGTAAAGGTTGATAAAGAAAAAGCTACAGAGCTTGAAAGAGTTAATTTTGAATTAAACTTCGTAAAAGACATTGTACAGAGAGTTATTGAATCACATCCAAGCGATTTAGAACTCATCAATGGAGATACTCTTATGTCTTACAATAAACGTGGTGCAGAATTACAGAGAAAGTATGCTGCTCTTGCAAATGAGATGGCAAAGGAATACATCCCAGAATACCTCGAAGGTCATCAGTATAGTTGGATTATTCCAAATAATTCTGACGAAATGACTATTACTATTAAATGTAATTGTGAGATTCCAGAATTAGAGGGAATAGCATGAAAAGGACAGAACAATATTCGGACCAGATAGCTAGACTTTATCCATCTAAGAAGGTAAAAACCGATGACGGACAAAGAATATTAACACAGAGTATCACTTTTCAAGTAACTGATGATTGCAACCTTGCGTGTCTATATTGTTACCAAGGACACAAAGGAAAAAATCGAATGTCGTTTGAAACAGCTAAGAAATTCTTTGATTTAGTTGTATCAGGTGAAAAAGGTTTTAAATCTTATATCAATCCAGAGAAATCTCCTGGATTGGTTGTAGATTTCATTGGAGGAGAACCCTTTCTTGAGATAGAGCTTATAGATCAAATCTGTACTTATATTATGGATAAACTCATAGAGTTGGATCATCCTTGGGCCATGAAAACTATGTTCTCTATTTGTTCAAATGGTGTTTTATACAGAGACGAAAAAGTACAAGCATTTCTTCGTAAGTGGGCCAATAGATTATCTTTCTCAGTTACTATTGATGGGAATAAAGAATTACATGATTCCTGTCGAGTTTTTCCAGATGGTGGTCCAAGTTATGACATAGCTGTCGATGCTGCGTCAGATTGGATGAAACGTGGAAATCATATGGGAAGCAAGATCACAATTGCTCCGGGCAATATCAGCTTTCTATACGATGCTATTAAGCATATGGTCGATCTTGGATATGATGAAATCAATGCCAATTGTGTATATGAAAAGGGTTGGACACCTGTACATGCAACTGTTCTTTATGATCAAATGAAACGTATATCTGATTATTTCTTGGAACAGAATTTTGATTTTGAACGTGATTTCTTCTGTTCCCTTTATAATGAAGACTTCTTTCAGCCTAAAGATCCTGATGATTTACAAAGTTGGTGTGGAGGCGTTGGTAATTCAATGATTGCTTGCGATCCTCAAGGTCGCATATTTCCATGTATCAGATATATGGAATCTTCTCTTAATGGAGAGCAAGAACCGTACTCTATTGGTGATGTAGATAATGGTATAGGATGCACAGAATGTTATAAATGCAGAATTAATTGTATGGCAAAAATAGATAGAAGGACACAGAGTACAGATGAATGTTTCTATTGTCCTATAGCTGCAGGATGTTCTAATTGTTCTGGTTATGATTATCAAGTGAATGGTACTCCTGACTCAAAAGCTACTTATATATGTGTTATGCATAAAGCTCGTGCTCTTGGGAATCTGTATTTCTGGAATAAATATTATAGAAAAAATAATATGAGTAAGCGAATGAAAAACTATGTGCCAGATGAATGGGCGCTTGAGATTATTTCTGAATCAGAACTTAATATGTTGAAAGAACTTGAAAGAGAGGATTAAAAGCCTCTCTTTTTTATTGACTAAAAGGAGGCTTGATATTATGGCAGAAATTAAAGGAATTGATGTTTCCAGATGGAATGGAAAAATCGACTGGAAAACCGTTGCTAATTATGGAATGGGCTTCGCTATCCTACGAATCACAGAAAAAGGAAATATTATTGATAGCACATTCGAACCTAATTATAAAGGCTGTATTGAGAATAAAATTCCTGTTGGAGTCTATAAATACAGCTATGCTACTACTATTGCTCAGATTAAAAATGAAGCAAATGTAGTTATTAAAACATTGAATAAAAGAAAACTGGATTATCCAGTGTTTCTTGATATAGAGGATAAATGTCAGGAGAATTTATCTGACAATTTAATGATGAAAATGATCGAAGCGTTTAGAGCTATTATTGTCAAAGCTGGATATAAATTTGGTATTTATTGCGGCTATTCTTGGTATCAGAACCAGTTACCAGAAGGTGCTAAAAAGTATGATTGTTGGGTTGCCCGATATCCTAATAATGATACCGGTGAATTACAGGAAAGATTAAGAGTTCCTGCTTCTACTGGTGTTATTGGATGGCAATATTCTAGTAAGGCAACCATTCCTGGTATTCCAACAAAAACCGATCGAAGTGTATTCTATAAAGACTATTCTAAATCTTCTACTACTTCTACAAACTCTCTCAAACCAACAACTACACAAGGAAGTGATACTATGAATAAAGATAAAGCTATTGATGCTCTTATTGCTTGCGCTGAAAATGAGGTTGGATATTTAGAGAAGAAATCTAATTCTCAGCTTGATGATAAAACTGCAAATGCAGGTTACAATAACTACACTAAATACTGGAGAGACGTATATCCTCAGTATCAGGCACAGGCTTGGTGTGCAGCGTTTGTGAGTTGGTGCATGATGAAAACATTCGGTCTTGATGTAGCTAAAAAACTCCTTAAACATTGGCCTTATGTATACTGTCCTACTCTTGGAAATCTCTTCACAAAGTATGCAAATCCACAGCGAGGAGACATTGTAATCTTCTATCGTAATGGTACATTCGCTCATACTGGATTAGTAACAAAAGTCGAAGGAGATAAATTTTATACTATTGAAGGTAACACTTCAGGAGGCTCTTCTATTGTTCCAAATGGTGGTGGAGTTTATGCTAAGAGTTATTATAATTCAAATCTCCCTGGGACAAAGTTTTGTCGTCCAGACTATTCTATTGTCACATCCATCTTAACTTCTAACACCTCTTCTACATCATCTCCTGCACCTGTACAGCCATCTTATACTGCATGGGTAGGTTCTTGTACAGCTAATGGAACAGATGTATTCTCAGGCGCTACAGGAGCTTCTAAGTTAAGTACATATCCTAAACTTAATGCAGGTAATCTTGTGGATATCATCGGTGAATCTGGTACAAGATATCAGGTTCGTATCGCTGCAAAATATATAGGGTATGTAGAAAAATCTAACATTAAAAATCCTAATACTCCTGCTGCAACAACTACAAAAAAATATCCATTTGTAGGAAAAGTAACTGCAAGTAAATTGAATGTTCGCAAAAAACCCGGTACTGAACATCCGTTACTTCCAGAGTATCCGATGTTAAATAAAGACAATCTTATTAATGTCCTCGGAGTTACAAAAGATACTAAAGGTGACAGATGGTACAAAGTATCAATCACTAAAAAAGAATATGTTGGCTATGTATCAGCCAAATATATCATTAAGGCATAAGGAGGTACGTCATGGGTATTGAACAGATACAGAAAATCCATGAGTTTGGTGAGATCAATGTGATCATATCTTTACTTCTTTGTGCAATGCTTGTTATAGCTTTAAAAGCTGGATGGGAGAAACTTCTTGATGTTCTTGGTCTCGAAACAAAAGCATCTCTACAGAAGAAAGCTTTAGAGAAGAAGTTGTCTGATATGGAACAGAAAATTGCTGATTTTGAGCAGTCTCAACATAATTATCATGACCAGTCCATTAATATCAGAGATGATCTGAGAACAAATCAAAATACTCTGAGCACACAGCTTACTGATCTTACAACTTTGATGCAGAACTTTATAACTAATCAAGATGAGTGTACTGTAGCATCATTTAGAAGTTCTCTCTGGAGAATGCATAGAGACTTTATGGCACAAGGATACATCACACCAGATGGATTAAAGACATTCCTAGAGATGGGAAAGCTTTATGAAAAGGCTGGTGGAAATGATATTTATCATGAGAAATTACTTCCAGATATTGAATCTCTGGAAGTCAGATATACAAAAGACAATGTACTATAATTTATGGGTAGTCAAGCATTATACTTGGCTACCCATTTTTTTACTTTGATTCTTTATCAAGCATATTCCGAACGTCTTCTACAGAAAGTCCTTTTTCTCGAAGTAATTTGGCAATATCCTTCATAGATTGTTCTTCTTTTGCGGCTGCTTCTTTCTTCTCTGCTGCAACAAGATCTTTAGAAAGATTCTTTTTCTGCACTCTCAAGCCTTTGATATCTTCTGTAAGCTTAGTAATTTGTTCTTCTATAGATGTAATTTGTGCCTTAATTTCTTCTGATGTAAGCTCTACTTTTCTTACTCTTGCCATTTTTTAACTACCTCTTTTCGATTTAATAAGGGTGAAATAAGGGTGAAGTTTTTAAGAAGTGCTTGTTTTATAAGGCTCTAAGTCGGTTTTTCATGGGTACCGGAAACCACTGCTCTATCCACTGAGCTACAGGCGCGTATCTTGAAAATCAATCTTTTGAAACCTTTGTAAATACTGAAAAGTATTGATTTTACTGGCTTTAAAGCCACTTTATAAGAGATATTCAGTTGTCAAACTTGATACCTAGTCGTGTTAGTTTATACCTCTTTCACCCTATTAAATTTAATTCATAAGGGTGAATACTGGGTGAATTATAGTTCAAATTTATTCATAAGGGTGAACTATGATTGTAACTTGCCACTCAATATGGTATAATATATCTAACACGTTATATATACTAGCACATTTTTACTGAAAAGTAAAGTTTTTTATTTTGTATGGACAATTCGACAAATGTTTATCGGAGGTGTAAATATGACAGTATCTAGGAGAGAAAAAGGAACTGGATCATGGGACACTGTTACTAAGAAAGGAGTGGTCTATCAAAGGTATCGAAAAAAATATGATGGAATGAGTTCACGAAAGGAATTTACTGGTCGGACAAAGGCAGATGTAAGACGTAAGATACAAGAATTTGAAGCTAAGAGTATGAGGGTTAACCAAAAAGATTATCGTAAGATGACTCTTGGGGAATGTATAGATAATATTCTGCAGACGTTGGAGCCGACTTTCAAGACAAATAACTATGCTACTCTTCAGTCTACAAATCGCTGCTATATTAAAACTAATCCGATTGCTGATGTTCAGATGGCTGCTATAGACAAGATCGTTATTCAAACATACTATACAAATATGTCGAAGAAATATTCTGAGAGCACTGTTAAAAAGACACGAACTCTTTTCAATATTGTTTTCGATTATCTTGTATCCTGTAACATCATCACAGAGAATCCTGCAAAAGGGATTAAGATGCCGCATAAGTCAAAATATGCAGTACAGAAGAAAGAGCACTCTTTCTTATCTTTAGAAGAAGCTGAGAAGTTTTATAAGACGGCTCTTATGAAAGCAGATTCTGCTTTGCCAGGCGTAAAGACAGGTGATTACATCTATGGACGTAATGCTAGGTTCTGTCTGTTAGTTCTTTATACTGGTATGCGTATAGGAGAAGCTTATGCTCTCACATGGAAAGATATAGATTTTAAGAATAATACCATTAACATAGATAAGACAATGGAGCGTATCAAAGTAGATAGCAAATATCAGTGGCTCATAGATACACCAAAGCGTCCTAAGTCAATCAGAGTCATTCCTCTGGCAAATCGTGCAAAGGAACAGTTGCTCTGGCTTAAAACTGTGTCTCCTGGACTGGAAGCATCCGGAGATGACCATATATTCGTAACTAAGAACAATATTCCACCATCACAGTCAACTCTTACCAGGACGCTTAAAGCAATCCTCAAGAGAGCTGATATTGAATCTGACGGTTTCGGCTTACATGATCTCAGACATTCATTTGGGTCCATGCTGCTGCAGAAAGGATGGGAACAGAACCAGCCTGTAGATATTAAGGTAATATCAGAGATACTTGGACATGAAGATGTTTCCACAACTTATAACATATATATGCATATCATGAATAAACATAAATCAGAAGTCATAAATTTACTTGATTAAAAATAAGGGAGTTATATCATTTCGATATAGCTCCCATTTTTTTACTATAAAAATATTGTTTTACGTATATTATCAGATATCCATTTAAGATACTTTTCTTTAGGAATCCTGTATGTATTTCCTATTTTTATTTTAGGAAAAGAACTTAATTGAATAAGCTGATATGTTTTGTTGCGTCCTATTTTAAGATGTTTTTGTATATCTGTTGGAGTTAACATTTCATCCATCGTCATTGCACCTCCAGAACATTATACTGTCTTCAAATTCTTTAACTAAAGCTTTGTCATCGCTTCTTACTGTAATATCAATTACTTTCGGAAGACCAAATGATAATACTCCTAATATAGATTTCAAATCTATAATGCATCGTCCTATACTACCATCAATATCGCAATCTTTAAACTTATTTGCAATAGATACAACAGCCTTAGCATCTGCTGAATTATTTAGTCGAATTTTCATAGTTATCCTTTCTTTTTATCAAATAAAATGATATACTATACATGGTTGTATTTAATGTATAGCATTCATACATATAACCATACACATTTTTCTTTAAAGAGGCACTAACCATATACGGAGTGCCTCTTTTTTTTACTTTTAATCATCATATTCCCATTCACGAGTGTGTCTATTATAATGACTATTCGCTTTGCACCGGAAGTCATATTGAGTAGAATCTCCTTTACGAAGTGGACACTCATTACAATGGACACGATTATTTTTATCATATGCGCTATATTTTTCGCATATAGCTTTTTCTCTGTCTGTTGTAAGCATAGTTACACGTCCTCATCCTGTGGCATTTCAAATGTATTGGTTTCTTCTAGTGCAGCAAGTACATTATTCATAGATGAAATAGATAAACCCATATTATTGCATGAATAAAATACATTCATAGAATGCCATTTATCATTTTGTTTTCGTAGCATATCCAGCACTTTAAGTGTTTTCGTATAAGACGAATATTTTCCAAGAAAGATAGAACTATTTGCATATTTTAAATGAATCTGATTCCCATTATATATAGAAAATGTCTTTCCAGATGCATCTAAATAATTTTCTTGATTTTGACTTCTGATCCACATAAAACCCTCCTATTCATTCTTTGTTGTACTTCCAAATCCGCCATTTCGTACTCCTGCAGCTTCATCATCAATAGTAATACCATATTCAACAAAAATACCCTGAGCGAATCCTTCTCCGCGAAGTACATTAAGATTTTTCCATGGTCTTTTACTATCATTAGTGACTTTAATAAAGATATGACCTTCATTATCAGAATCATAGTAATCACTGTCGATGATACCTACTGTATTATCAAGCTGCAGACGATATTTGAATCCAAGGCCGCTTCTTGGATAGCATTTCAGTACCCATCCTTCTTCAATCTTACATCTAATTCCAGTTGGCACTTTTACTGTTTCACCTGGTTTCATATTAAGTGTAAGCGGTGTGAAGAAGTCATAACCGGCACTTCCTACTGTTGCTCTTTTAGGAAGCTCAATACTACCATAAATGCCTTCTATTTCACGTCTCGTGTCAGCGTCAGAGGCGTCTAATTCGAATGTGTCACACCAATCTTTCATGAATTCTTCTAAGCTCACTTTTTCAAACTTTGCTATTCTTTTCATTTACAAATCTCCTTTTTTAAATATTCAATATATTCATTCCATTCGCCTAATGAATGAATATATTCTTTAGTTTTTAAACATTTTTTCTTCATATCTTTTTTCAAATCAATTGTCCTATACTGCTTACTTTTTTGAAGTTTATTGGTCAAAAAAGCATCGGTTACCCTAGAGACTAACAAGTAATCCTTACTGTCCATAGAATCCAAAATAGCGTTGTATTCTGCTAAATCTTCCTCAGGAATAAGGTAATCACATTTGGGTAAGTTCTTAGTCGAGAAAGGACTAATATCAGCTCCTGCAATCGCAGGTTTAAGAAAAAGTGCTATGTATTCTAACTTACGAGCATGGAACTTAAACTCTATTTCTTTGTCGTTTTCCATGATACTTCGTACAGTTCCTTCATCTTCAAGTGCCTTATATAATTCTTCATAAGTTTCATATTCCGGTAACCCAATATCATTAGCTATAGCTTTTAAAATATTGTGTCCTCTTCCTATAGATGGGATATAAGCTACAAGAGTAGAAAAACCATAATGATATATCTGAGCACCACCATAACACTTAATATAAATATCATCAAAACTTGGATCTATTCCTCCAGAATCATCTCTGGGATAATCATTGGTACTTTGATCTATTGCAGCTTTTAGTCTGTAAGTACCTTTATATTTCATTAAATATTTTGCCATTTAAAAACCTCTTTATAATCAGTTTATATGATCTATGATTTCTCCATTATCTTTATCTATTTCACCTCTTTCAATTTCTCCACCACCAACTTCAAAGATTCAACAAACTCATCGTTTAATGTTGCGCGATCTGGATTCTCGATAAATTTTTCAATCGTATCAATTGCTTCCTCTTCTGGTGATAAAACTGTAGTTCTGTTCGATAACGCAATTTCAAGAAGTTCATCAATATTGCCTTTCCAGTTGCGTGGAATACATAAATTAAAGCTACACTCAGTATTCATTTTATTCAATACACATTCTGCACATTTACGTTCACCGCACTTGCCTATATCTGCAATCCACTCAGCAAACTCTCTCGCTGTCATTTCTTTTGTGCCGAGGAGTTCTGATACTTCATAGAAAGTATAACCCAAAGAAATCCCACTTCTTCTATAAATAATATTATCTGATGAGAATTTTAAAATATCTGGAAATGTGTATTGTTCAAATGGTTTACAATCATCTTTTTTATACCAGTGAAATCCCTGCTTTTCTGCTTCATTTAAAATATCTTCATATTCTTTTCGTGTTTTGACCAAAACACATGTGTTTATTAAATTAACCATCTACTTCACCTCTTAAATTCACTTGCAAGAATTTCAAATTCTACATCATCATGCAACTTTCCATCCATTAATTTACATATTTGTTTATGATAAGCACACTCTCTGCCGCCATGCTCCTTAATAAAGTTTCTGTACCCACGAATAGCCGGATTGTCTGCTATACAGCTCCAACAAAGTCTATTCAAATGGTATTTCTCAAAGATGTCACATATGATTTGATATAAATCTTTAGCAAATAATACATTACCTTTATCAAAACTAATTGCACCAAAACGATCAGCGCTCATTGTTACAAAGCTAACAGAATATGAAATATATCCTAATATATTGCCGTTATTGTCAACAGAAACAAAATGATGAGAATCATAATTGTTGTTTGGAATATCCAGTTCTTCAACTCCAGACCAACCAGAATAATACATGTATTCTTCGTTATACCAAGTCTCTATATATTTCTTTTTTATTTCTTCTTTATATAATTGTGCTGGTTTAATCATCCTCTATTCCTCATATTTATTTAATATGTCATTAATGGTAACAAAAACGCCCATAAGCACCATGCTGAATGCGTGACTTCAATGCCTACAATTACTGCTAATGCAGTTGAAATCCATGCTGCTGCTTTTGCAAATTCCATATCCTAATTCTCCTTCAATACCATAATTACTGCATCACAGATACCAATAATTCTTTGAAATTTTTCATCCTTCATACAAGCATTTACGCTAGATATCTCATATCCATTTTTCGCAAGCTCTTTTATTTCAGACATCCATTCAACAACAATGTTACTACCAGATTTTTCCTGAGACGTTTTTTTATCTGGTGGTGATACGTAAGGTAATTGTTGCGGCCTTCCTGGTTTCATATCTGCTTCCTCCATTAATTTAATATAATTCCTTTAATGTTTTTATCATAATTTTAATTCTCCTTTATGCTTTCCATAAGTTCACTACGAATTTCATCATACATTTTATGTAGTTTAGGATTAACAAAAGTCATCCATTCTCGCCGTTTATCCTGTATCATAAGTGCTCTCAACATGGTTCCAGAGATGGGTAATTCTTCACGATTAATGATTAATTCAGTGGTGTTCTTTAAATCTTCCTTATCAAACCATCCACTCCGGCTATCATCATTACCATAAATCATTACATCTGGATTTTTATAAATATACCGATCTACATTTTGAAGAAGATATCTGCCCCAATCTGGAGTAATATCATTTTCATCAGTGAGGTCTGATAATGCATAAATCATAATGTTTGGATCATCACCATACACTTCACGTATCATTTTAATCCGAGTATTTACATTCAAAGGATTACGTTCTGTCCCACATTCTTGTGCACTGCCAACAAGAATAAGCATCCGATCACAAAGCAATAACCCAGTATCAATAAGCTTTTCATGGCCTTTGTGGAACGTTTGAAAACGCCCACAAACAAGCCCAACATCATATGGTTTCATGTTATTTCTTCTCCTCTTTAATTCCAAGTGTATAAATAAATGTTACTAAGAACACAATGAAAAAAGCGATATATATAATAATTGCTGCAGGAATAGTAAATATAATTGTAATAAATATATATATCTTACCGAACCAGTTTTTATTTTGGGACCACTTTTTATATTCTTTTATTGGTAATAATTCATCCATTGCACAATTAATTATTAAAATTGTTGTGAAAAGAATTTCGATTAACAAGAATGATATAAATATGTTTTCCATTATGCTACCTCTACTTTTAATCCAGGATTAAATACCGGGATCTTCTCTGATTTAAAAAGGCATCGTTTATGCATTAAATCAATCTTAGCTTTTACATCCAGATCGTCAATCTCTCCTGTACGAAGATATCTGTCCAGAACTGTATATGGAAATCCTAAATTGTCCTCATCTGTCTTTCCACACAAGCCATCTATTGGTATCTTTTCAATAAGTTCTGTAGGAAGCAATAATTCATATCCAAGTTTTTTAACTTCATATACAGTTAATTTTCCTAACGGACTAAAATCACCTGCCGAATCACCATACCTGGTTTCATAACCGACATATGATTCTGAAAGATTACATGTATTTGCTACTCTTCCATTACAAGACTGAGAGACAGCATATAATGTAGACATTCTAATACGTGCCGGAAGATTTATTTTTGTCTGTTCGCTGATCTCGATTCCTGAGCTTTCGAGTCTTGACAATACACTTCGAACTGTGTCGCCAATGTTGATTTCGTATGATTTAATATCAAGAAATTCACAAAGCTTGTACGCAGCATAAATATCTTTCTGCTGACCCTGTGGCATAAGCACACCAATTACTCTGTCTTTTCCTAATGCTTCAACACATAATGCTGCTACAACAGAAGAATCTTTTCCACCAGAGATTCCTACTATTGCATTGCAGCCTGGGCCATTTTGATCAAACCAGTCTCTGATCCACTGTACAATTTCATTCTTAAGTTCTTTAAAGTATCCATTGTAATATTTCATCTTATAATCCTCCCAAACGATTAATATACTGCCTAACCTCACCATCATCATATGTTTTAGTAACTAATACTGCAGACACTGTTTGTCCTATTCTTCCATGATATTTACGATATGTACTTTCATCACTAAGTGAATATTCCACTCCGTTATAGTTTACCGTAATTTCATACTCGGCATAATCTGTCCGAAATTGCGGAACATGATTAATTATACCTATTAAATGAGTTTCTTCCGGCTTATAGTATTCATTAACAATTTTGACTTTTACACTTTCTTCTTTCTTATCAATACATTTAGCGCATCCAGTCAACATAAATACACTGATAAACAGAAGAATTAATATAGATACTGCTTTTTTCATTTTGATTCCTCCTGCAGTTCCTTTCTTACTTTCATAAGAATTATACCAAGCCTGTTTTCTCCAATACCATTAACAGTTCCCCAAGTTGTATCTCCCCATGTATTTCCTTCTTCCAAATGTTCATCACCTGTAGCAAGTAACTTTTCCTTAAGGTCTGGATTCTGAGTGAATTTAGCCAGTACGATTTCATACATTACTTTATCTTTTACTTCTTCCCAATCTGATCTCAAATCAATCTTTCTGCCTGTTGCCTTTGCCTCTGATGGGCTAGCTTTAGAAAATAACTGGAATCTTAGTCTACGATTCTTTGTTTTCTGCGCTTGAAAAGCTGCTTCATTATTTGTATAGTCCCATCCGTTGTAACTTACCGGTGCCATATAAAAGTTACTTAAAAAGTAATAATCTCCAGTAAAACTATTAATCATTTTAAATGCCCTCCATTGGTTTCCATTGTTTTCTTCTCTTACTCTGCATCTTCCAACCAGACACTTTTAATCCTCTCACATGATCCCATGAATCTGTTTTTCTTTTTGGTTTTATAGGTTTGAGAGTAATACCATATTCATTTCTTACTTCTACAATCTCTTCTGGTGTAATACTTTTACGCTGATCCGGCACTGTTGAAGCCCAATGAATATTCCAACCATGATGTTTATGATACGTACGATAATATTTCTTCTTATATTTCTTAGTAAGCTGATAAAAGTCTCGTACATTACCATAATTATCTATAATCAAATATCTGTGATATTCGTGAGTGCGAATCATAAAATCCCAATTATTATCTATTTTTAAATATTCATCATCAAAATAATTAAATGAATGATAAAAATTAATACTTCTCATACTGTATGGGAACTTTGACTTAAAGTATGTATACAGCTCTTTAGTCCCTTCTACATATCCTACATATTCCCATGGGAGCCATTTATATATGATCCATTTAAAATGACCTTCTACACACTTTGTACGCTGCATATAAATATGATATTCTCTCATATAAAACTCCTACTGTCCTTTATGTCTTGACATATCGACTGTTGTTTTAAAATATTTACCAATTGTTGCAATTGTTGCACAAATAACAGGGATCATTGGTTTCGTAAATCTAGTTGTATTAAATATAATATTTAGTCCATTAACCAATACGTCCCCTACAAAAAATTTCAGTATACATCCACCTATGTAAGCAAACATAAATGATAATGCCGGACTGATAACAAGAGTGAAAATCGCAAGGATGATTACTGTAAACGCACCTATTCCTTCTAATGTATTATCTTTTCTGTTCATTTAATTCCTCCGAATCTTTTTCATATTCAACTACAATTACATGTAATCCATATCTTCTGGCAGTATCAATCATATTTTTTGTACCTCGCGATTCACCATCCCAAAATGCGATCAACGTACCAGAGCCTGATTCTGATGCAAATTTTGCCATTTCATTATTACGTCTAGGGCCAGCAGACTTTCCATAAACTCCCCATAAAGCTTGAAATCTTATAACGGAGTAACCATTATCAAACGCATAACATTCACCAAGCCTATCTGCACCTTTTGCACCGCCACTGATAACTCTAATTTGCTGAGTGTTATTAACTTGATTCTCTTCGATATAATCTGACACAGTTTTCTTAAGCAAACGATAATCATCAAAATTTCGTGAACCGGCTATAATAATATTCATCGCCTCGCTCATTCATCCAGCCTCCATAATTCCACATCATAATCTTTAAGTTCCCCTTCAATGATTTTATAAATCACTTCCCAATCAGCTCCTCCTCTTCCACAACCAATCTTATACGGAAGTGCTACTGAGGTTCTACAAAGATCTTTTCCTTCTAGTCCATTTTTTTCACGCCATACTCCAAAATGTTGCGAAATATATCTTAAACCATCTCTAAAAGCTTCAATATCTGTATACTGTTTACCATCATATCCATATTTATTTTGTGCGAATAAAGATAATACAATTTGACCTCTATCTTTCAATAAATATGCATCACACGTTCCAAGTAGTTCTTCCGACTCGAACTTACAGAATTCACAAAACTTTCTATAGTGTTTATAAATACCTTCATCATAATCTCTTAATGCTTTAGCGACTCCAGTGTTCATTTCTCCTTGGCAGTTAACCTGATGAATTATAAAATCTGTCTTTGCATTAACGATATTACCTTCAATAATTTTAATCATAAATCTTTTCCTATAAATCCTGAAATGTAAACTTCTCGCCACAGGAGCAAATCACTTCTCCAATAGTTCCAATACTTGTGGGAACAAATTGATATGTATATCTTCCGCCACAACATCCCCCAGCTCTCAATCTCTGTTCCATAGTTTTCAAACCATGTTTCTCAGCATCATGTTTTAATTCCCACTCTCTGATTTTCTCTTGTTCTTTTTCTGAAATTGGAAATCCTCTATACAGATCCTCTTTCGCTTTTTTCAGTTCTGATTCCATTCTCTGCATTTCAGAATCTTTATAATGCTCATCTTTGAGTTTTTTATTTTCTTCTTCTAAGTATTTAATTCGTTTTTCATAAGTATCTACTTTATCAATAATCCCCTGACAAAGATCTGAAACTGAATCCGTAAAATATGTACTACTCATTTTTATACCTCCTTCATTAAATATTTCATTGGAACCCTTTTAGTCAGCCAAACTCCATTTTTAGATAAGTAAAATTTGTATCCATCTTTGTACATCTGTTCACTATTGATAGAATAAACAACTTCTTTACCATGTCTCTTGCCGACAGCTTTGGCGGTTTCAACATCTTTTGACAAATGAACATATAAACGACTTTTAGGAATCAATCCATTCTGATCAATAGACGCTATATATTTCTCGCCGGTTCCATGATAAAGAATTTTAGGTGGCTCTTTCTCTTCCAGTTCTACATCTACCGGAATTGAATGTCCCTGATTCGCTCTGATCAATGTCTTGTCATCATTGAAAGAATATCGCTGTTTATTGTCAGTCTGTACAATTTCCTCTAAAATTTCTTTGTTGAATCCGGGATTATTTTTAGCGATACCCTGAATCAGTTCTTCTACATTCGCCCAACCATGTTCATCTATAGTAATACCAATAACTTCAGGCTTATGTCTTAATATAAGACTTATATATCTACTAATACTTTGTAAATTCATTCTCTTTACTCCTCTTTACTCCATAAATGATGAAACATGTACGGTTACAAAATCACTATGCGCACGAATATAATCCAAAGTTTTTACTGTATCCTCTACAATTGCAATCTGAGATGGCTTTAAATGCAACTTTGCTTGTAATTCTTCAAGAATTATTAATTTTGTATTTTTATTTGCAACAAAATAGATATTGTCATCAGGTAAATCATAGTTGTTTTTGATAAAAGCTTTTTTGCCGGGGATCTCACTAGAAGGACTCTTTGAACAAGCATATACTTTGTCAATACCTTTCTTCTGAATGAACTCTTGCATTAATTTAATCGGACGCACATCTTTATACGGATTCTCACCGGAAGCTACAAGTCTATCCCATTCATCATCAGTCATACTATGACTTAATTCAGAGAACTCATACGGAGCAAGTACTCCATCTACGTCCATTACTACAATTACATCATCTTTTAATAAATAATCTGTAATTTTACTCATCTTTGTTTCCTCCGTTTAGTCTTTCTCTAATGTCTTCAAATGTTTCTTTATGATACATTTCACCGTCTTTAAATACAGTTCTTAATACTCCGTCACGAAATACATCATTAAATCCATCCATGCATTGCAGCTCTCCATTGTCATCGTGATATATACAACAACACCCTTTATGAGACTTTTTCAAATGACTCGTGTCGGTTTTTGGATCTTTATAAATCATAATTGGCTCGCCATTAACAATTCCATATGTAGCTTTCATAGCAATACCAAACATATCCCTAGTTACAACAACTATATGTCCATCGGGTTCTATAACTGCTGAGAAGCAAAATGCTCCGACTCCGAATACAATATTGTTTGCAGCAAATCCTTTTTTCTTCAGTTCTTCCCATACCTGCTTTACATTATTAAGAGTACATCCGTCCCCATAGATAATTCCAATGTGCGGATCAAGCACTTTGTATCCTTTGCTATTTACTGTTCCGCCGAATGTATTCCAAAGCTTTTCAATTGTCTCTACAGCAATTTCTACCATATCCCCGGAATCTGGACGAACCAGAAGTTTACCATTATGCTGCATGATTTCTTTTTTACAAGCCGGAAGAATATTATCAATCATGTTCCAGTAATCATATGTATCAGATACCATACTAAAGGATGCATTAGGATATAATTCTGTAAGCAGTCTTTTTACAAATGTAATTTCATCACCGTCTACTGCAAAGTTTGAAGCCATGCAGCTATGTTCTGTTGATACAGCGCCAATTCCAATCTTTTCAGTCCAGCAACAAGCATCATAATATGTATCTATATAATCAATAGCAGGAATTGTGCTTGTCTTATCAAATGATAATAACCAAGCAGATGAACATCTTACGGCCTCTTCCATACAAGACATTCCTCTCATACCAAAGTCTGAGCATGCCATTTCAGGTCTTAAAAAGTCATCACAGGTCATTTTATAGTAGTCATTTGCAAGTTCTCTATACATATGACCAATTGTTGCATGAGCACATGGTTTCCAGAGTTCAACTTGCAGGATATATTCGATCCACTGTACTACCCAAGCAAAATCTGGATGTGTATTTGTAATTTCAATACATGGAATACCCATTGGTACCAATGTTCCTTCCGGAATAGCACGAATCCGAATTGGAAGATAGCCTAATTTATGAAGTTTCATAATAGGCTCTAGGTCATAACTGTTTCCTAACTGTATATCCATACTGTATTTATATGTATGCTCAACTTCTGCTGCTGTTAATTCAAAAAAGTTTTTATTAAAATAATCGACCAGATACTCTTCAATAAATGCCTGTAGACCAAAGAATACCATTTTGTTCTGATTCTTAAGCATTGATCTTCGTGGGGTCCAGTAAGATACTAATTTCGTCAGTCCTTTTGGATAGATTTTATTATGTATCTGTTTATATGTGTCTGAGAGTAAAATTGCCATCGTATTCATTATTTTTTATTCTCCTCTTTATCATTTACAACTTTGTCAATCTGATCAGTAATGTAATCAATAACATCCTTGCCGGTTTTCCCAATTGCTTGAACATTGTCCGATGTTAGTTCATTTGCAACCATCATTGTATAAACGGTTTCGGTAGTTGGTGTAAGAACTGTTAAAATTACAGAAATAATCCCAATTGAAATAAATAACTTGAATCCATTCTTTGTTAAATCATCAAATCCTATCAAACATATTGCAAATGCAGCTACTGCAACAATCAGAAATAAAGTCCCCACTGCATCTGCTCTACTTGCAAAATAAATCGTCCAAGGACTAATCATCGGCTTCATTATTTTTCATTCTCCTCTGTATCATCATTCTTATTGTCATTTACAATTTTATCAATCTGATCTGTGATATAATCAACTACATCTTTACCAGTTTTGCCAATTGTTTGAATGTTATCTGGTGTGATTTCATTTACAACTGCCATCGTATATATTGTTTCTGTATTAGGTGTCATGATTGTAATGATAGTCATTACAACACATCCGATAATTGATTTGCTAATAGTTTTTCTAAACTTAAATGGTTCGTCATATCCGGCTAATCCGGCAAAGAAAGCACCCATAGCAATAATACTGCATATTCCTGCGATCACTCCAAAAAATGTCGTTAAATTATCTGCTCTACTAGCGAAATAAATCAACCAAGGACTAATAATTGGTTTCATAATGCCTCCTTATCTAAATCTCTCAACAAGTTCAATCTTAGGACTTTCCAGATTTGTCAAAATCGTATCTGTCGTATAAATCTTCTCTATCAGTCCATTGTTTTTCAGAAGCTCTCCATCATAAACAGTATTTTCACAATGAGTAACATAAAGATAAATCTTACCTACACCGGCCTCTTTCAGTTTTTTAGCACTGTGATAAAAAGTTCCGCCTCTGCTGCAAATATCATCTACAATAAGGATATCTTTACCTGGTAACTGATCAATTTCACCTGATAAATCTAAACCTTTAATCTCTCCCGTTTCCCAATCTCTATTCTTAATACCGAAAGCATATGGAAGATGTACTGCTGAAGAATATCGCTTCATGGATCCCGCATCCGGATAAAACATCATAAGGTTATTACTCGCAATCTTCTTAACAGCATCCTCAATCATTCGATTCGGGGATTCTACATGTACTTTATTAAATAATGCGGCAGATACATCAGAATGCGGATCTAAAACTTCTACTTTTCCAAAATGTAATGAATTAATAGTCTGAGCAAAATATTTTAAAGTAAATAATTCGTTCTTATGCTTAACTCGGTCCATACGTGCATCTGGGATATAAGGCATATATAAATTAGGCACTACTCTATGATCCCAACAATATCTAGTAATATATTCAACTGCTGTTAACTCTTCCATTGATTCAAAGAACCATTCAATATTATCTCTGTGCCATCCGCCAATAGGAGGAATATCCTTAAATAAGAATGTTCCATCCGGATATTTATCAAGTTTGATTTCTACGTCGTTTAATTTAATCATTCAAATCACCTTTCTACCATGTAATACAGTTACTGGTTCCCAATCCAGACTTATTAGTTTCATATCTTTCATTATATAATTGTTCTAGTTCGGTAAGCTCTTTATCAGTAAGATTTGCTTGCTGCATAATATTTAATATCCCACTCAGTAAAGATGCTATATCTTGAATATTTGTTCTGAAAGAATAATCGTCTTTTAAATCGTCATGCAGCATTAAATCTATACATTCTGGTTTTTGTGATAATTGCATAATTTGTTCTTTTACTTTATTCAATTTAATTCTCTTCCTTATGAAAAATACTAAATCCCCAGTTACTTTTCTTGAACGTTTCACGTATAAGTGCAACTGGCTCCCAATATTCTTTAAAATGAGTTATAGCCAATGTTTTTTGACACGGAAAACCTGCACTTATTATGTCTGCTTGACATCTTTCATATAGTTCTTCAACATTTAACTTCCCATATCTCAAAGTATCCTGATGTGGATTTGGAACATTGGTTAAATCTTTGATGTCCGGATTAATCTCTTCCTTATTACATTCAGTTGGGAACGCACCGGCTCCATGCCGCGTCATATATGTACGTGTCACATAACAAGCTTCTATATTAATTTCATCAGTCCATCTTATAGCCTTTATAATTCTGGCAGGATTCTTAATACCAGTATTTGATGGTGTAAGATGTGGGTAATATTCAGTATTATTTTGATCCAAAAGAAGCCCCTGACCATTTTCAAACACAATGGTGTCGTATCCATTAAGTAGTAATTGAATATTATTTACAACATGTACATGAGACATCATAAAATCAAGATCTTCATTGTAATGGTCTCGAAGCCCAGGATTTTTTACGGGATGAAATAATTCTTCTTCCTGCTCAGATAACGTAATTCCCATGTTTTTGAACATGTTCATATAATATGTCCATGATAATGAATATGAATCAATATGCTTTTTATATCGTTGAATGGTATTATAAATACCCATTCCACAACTTCCGTGTTTATTATTACCGCGACTTCGCTCAATAATTTGATTTGCCATCATATCAAGAGGATTCGTAATCATACATTGTTCATGAACGTACACATAAGGTTCCCATCCTAATTTCTTCAACTCTTCCCATTCTTCCCTAAATACCAGAGGATTTAAAATAAAATCCTCCGGTAAATAAGTATCTGCTCCGTTTAATGTTCCAGAGCCGAAATGGTGAAAGACATGCCGGGTTCCATCTGATTTTAATACTGTATGTCCTCTCTGGGCACCGCCATTTGAACACACAACGATACAGTTATCTGCATTTTTAGTATAATAATCTGTTAATTTGCCCTTGCCCTCGTCACCAAAGTTTGCTCCGATGACAATTTTTATATCTTTCATAAGTTATTCTCCTTACCAAACAATAGCTCCTGATTCATCTGTCTCTGCAGAAATTACAGTGGATGAGACTACTACAGGTTCATTATTTTCTGCAGCCGCAACTACAATCTTTACAATTTCATCTGCAATATCATCAAGACGATTAATGGTCCTAAAATGATTATCATCAAGATACTCTGAAAAAGACTCAACTATTCCTCTCTGGTCATATCCATCACGATGATTTACATTAATGTGATAAATATCAAATTTCTCAGATGTTTCCATATATAAATCTTTAGTTTCTACATCGGCCTGAAGCGTATCGCCAGTTGTAATTCCTAATCCAGAGCGTCGTCCTGATACTGGTAAGTACGGATTAAGACGTTCGTCCCCAATTGTGATAATTACGCCTTTTTTACCCCTATTCCAACAATCAAGTTTTGTATGACGAGATCCAAAATACCAAGCAGCAGTATATGACTCGAAACAATTACCTCCGCCGCCAAATTCAAAATAGATTTTATCAAGCTGCTCCGCAATTCTAATATCGGATTCAAACTGTGATGCCTGAATTGGATAATTATCATATGCTAAATCACCAATACCCATAATCATAAATTCTACATCTTTAATCTGACCATATAATTTTGTCATGATTTCATTAAGTCTTTTTGCAATTTCTACTGCGGTCTGTCCCATAGATCCTGTGACATCCAAAGCTAAAATGACTGGTAAAGTATTCGGATGCTCTTCATTATCACAACATTCTCTAATAACACCTTTAGGATCGAGTGCTGCATCAATATTTTTTGCTTTAAACATTTCCTGATTAGAATAACTTCCTGTGACTACTCCTCGTGAATCAGTGTCATATCCTCTTGTTGTTGCATAATTTACAAAACTTGCCGTTGTCCAACTTCCGCTTCCCATAATTATTCATCCTCCTCTAAATCATCTTCACTATCTTCTGTGTCTGTATCATCCATGCTAAAATCAAACATACCGTCAAATACATCACCAATACTACCATTCATCATCATAAATGGCATCATAGCACTCATTGGATTACTGTCTATTCCAGTTCCGGTACCGGCCGCTCCATTCATCATCTGGGACATCATCATATATTTAAAGATTTTGTTTGCACTATTCTTATCTTTTCCAAGATTACTTCCGAACATAGATACAATTTTCCCATAGAAATAAGTATTGCCCATAAATACATGACGTTCCGGCAGGATTGTTTCAACTGTAGAGTCCTCATAATTAATTACAGTGATCTTTGTTTTATCTGCTTCGATGACGCACTTAGGTTTGCCATTTACAAGGATGATGTCTCCTTTAGCCACCTTATTTGTTGGAATGACGAAGAAAAAGTTTTCATCTACTCCTGGGAATACAAAATTTCCACAGTTTGTGAGCTTACCGGATTTAACATTGTAACTCTTATATCCATTAGAGGTTTTTACTGCGATATTACCACTCATAGATAACTTACACATTCCACTACCAATTTTTCCAAACATTCCATTCATAAAATTATTCATCATTTTAATTCCCTCCATTGTTTAATTTAATTTCTATTGATTACATTAATCTGGCAGCTTTCCATTACATCAAGAGCCGCTTTATGCTTTTCCGGTGTTGATCCTGCGCAGCATGATGCATCAACTGTGATTTTTGCCTCTGGATAATAAGTTTTAATCAAAAGAGCGTTTGTAATAACACAGATATCTGTGCATATGCCAATAATTTCAATATCTAATAAAGAAGAATCATATGCGATACCAAATGTTTCTTCCCAATCCCAGTCATCAAATCCAAAAGTAGATTTACAACATACCATAAAACTATCGAGATTTTTATAATCAAGTTCATCAACAATTTCCCAACCTTTAGTACCATACATACAATGTTCAGGAAGTTTTCTGCCCTCTGAAGTATCTGCGTAATCTGAATGATGAGTATCCTTTGTAAGAATTACATAATCCCCATTATTCTTATATTCATCAAATTTCTCTTTTACATTCGGAATAATAGCTTGGGCTTCCGGCGTACCAAGTGAACCGGTTACAAAATCATTCTGTACATCAACTACAATCAGAACCTTCTTTTTCTCTTCTTCCATCTTCGTTCTCCCATTCTTTAATTTGCTGTGCTCCATCTTCAACTTGCTGCTTATCATGTCTTGAATAATTATCTGCTTGACCATAAGCACCTTTATGTCGATATGAAGCATGTCCTTTACGAGTATTAGTTTTTACTGCAGTTCCACCCATGCCAAGTCGTCCACTGTGTCCTTTATGTAACATCCCCTCTTTAAAATCAGGATCGTTCAAAGTTTTATATCCATGATACATAAGTTCTCGTTGACTTATTAATTTTTTTCTACGTTCAATATTTCGTAGTCTTTGCTTTCTCAAATACCCTCTGTTACGTTCCGGCATTACTATTCCTCCAGTCTATACAAAATAATTGGTCCACCTTCAATATAGAACGTCGCATTGTAATCTATAAATTCTCTAGCTTCATCTTCTGTCATATCCTCATGGTTAACTAAAGATTCAACCATTTTTTCGTAATCATATATTGCTCTATCATCAGAAGAAATACCAAGAAATGCATCTTCATAAGATGGATTTGTAAAGAATATCGTCCCTTCGTACCCGGCCTCTAACAATAACCGTTCGGTTTTTGTTTTTTTTGATGCTTGATGATCCTCATAAATATTATCTGCATGTACTTCAATGTCATCATGTAACGTCTCTTCTGGGTAAAGCACTATTAAATAAATAATATAAGAAGATAGGATCATATCTGCTGCGTCCTCTCCTGAAAGGCTGTATTTTCTTTTCAATACATCTTTTAATGCCATAAGATAATCTTTTTCATCCATAGTTATTTTTACACTCCCAATAATTTTAATATCACAGAAATTATTCGACCTATTAAAAAGCCTATCATAATCGGGCATCCTGCTACTAGCATAGCTTTATTATTTATTTGTGATTGATCGAGTGAATCGTTATATATCCATTTCTCCAATTTATCTATTATTTTCTTCATTATGCGATCCTCACAATCTGTTCATATATAACTATATCTTTTATTGTTATTGCTTTATTGTCGTGGTAATGTCCACACAACCAACGCTTATAATCAACATTGCGCCTTATTTCTTCCAGATAATTTGTTAACTTATCCGGCTTATATAGTCCATGTGATAATAATGCTGCTGTAGAAGAAGCTGTACAATGTGTTAAGATAAAATCTACCTTATTATTATGTTCTGCCAGATTCTTTATACCCTCATCCATCTCTTCTTGATTTGGCATTTCTCGTTCCCACCATGAAATATGATTGATTCGGTACATTTTATCTGGATCATCTCTCCATTCCTTTACTCTTGGATCGTCAATCTCTAATACTCCATCTGAAATATCATGACTGGCAGCCCCTCCAAAGGTAAAGAATTTTAATCCGTCTATATCAAATATCTGTCCTCTCATAAGATGAATTATAGATGGCTTAATAAAATGCACTTTACCACCATGCCATTCTTCCACCGGATAAGAATCTAATATGTCATAATTCTCATGATTTCCGTCAATAAAGAGTGTTGTGAAATGCTTCTCTTCAAGCCAATTCAGATACCACCTTTGCTGCGGTGAATCTCTCCATATCCCAAAATCTCCAAGAATTATCACATAATCGTCCTTCGACATCTCACGCTGTTCGGGGAAAGAATACATATTAACTCTATGAATCCAATCCCCATGCGTATCTCCGGTTACCCAAATCATGTCCGTGATCCCCAAATGAAGTAGTTAACACTTAAAATAAATAATGATATTGCAGAAGGCCAATAACCACCCGGAACAACATTATTCAGAACAATGCTCATACATATCCCACTGATAATGAAACACACAATATTTTTTAATATCGTTTTAATCATTATTTCGTTAACTCCTTATACTGATCAAGCAAGGCCGCCAGTTCTGGATTCTCAGTCGCATACATTTCATATTTCTTTGTTACATCCATCTGTTTGATAACGGCATCCATATCTTTTTTAAGCTTCTCAGCTTTCTTTCTATTTTCAACACGCTGGTCATATGCAGATGTATCAACTCTACAGATAATTTCAGCAGTAATATCTTTTCTTCCTTTTTCTTTTGCTTCCGGTACTGTTAAAATTTCTTTAATAGTCAGAACATCTTTATTACAACCACTTACTAAAACCTGGTCCCCGGCCTTATATGTATTACCGTCATCAAAAACTGCATAATAGTAGTCTTTCTTACAATAACCGGTTCCTTCTTCAATTACTGCTACTGCATAATATCCTGTTAATTTTGCCATTTGTTCATTCTCCTCTTCTAATTTATATAATAAATGCGTCAAATATTGTTTTTCTACTTCAAAAATCATAGAATCAGAATTATATACTGTATATAATTCGCGATTAATGTCCGTGATGATTCCCACAGTTCCCTCAAGGCGTTCGTAACCTTGAGGGAGGTTGGTTAATTTTACATAATCGCCAACAATAAATTTTTCTATTTTCCATCTAATCATAGTTTACTTCCCAAATACTGATTTAAGTAATAAGATTACAAGCCAAATTCCTGTAGCAATCAACCAGCTGAAAGCGACCCCGAAACATAATGTAATTAATTTTATAATTCCACATGTTACGATCCAGCTTAAAGCTAATGCCAATAATGACATAATAATAAGTAACATTCCCGTCATATTATTCTCCTTTTACAGTTGCTGTTCCTGATGTTAAATCACCTGCATCAACAATTGTTGCAGCATTTCCACCTTGCACCTTCGGCACATCACCATTCCATTTATCAATTTTCTGTTTCTCAATAAGCTCTGGAGTAAGAGACTCAGCAATTTTCTTATTTGCTTCTGCTTCAGCATCCGCTTTAATTCTTGTTGCTTCCGCTTTACCTTCAGCAGTGATCTTCGCCTGTTCAGCCTCAATAGCGGCCTTTTCTTTATCCTGTTCTGCTGCAATAAGAGCAACTTCTTTATCTTTATCTGCCTGTACCTTTGCAGTCTTAGCTTCAATATTTGCAAGTTCCAGTTCCTGCTGTGCATTTACTTTCTTCTGAATAGCTGCCTGAGTTTCATCATCGGTTGAAATCGAAGTAAAGTTTACAGTATCAATGATAATTCCATATGGCTCAAATTTCTTTTTCAAGTATTTGTCAAGTGCTTCATTCAGTTCCTGGCGTTTATCACCAAATACATCTGTTACCGGATACTTAGCAGTTACTTCCTGTGTCCACGCTTTCATCTTTGGTTTAATGAAAGTATTTTTTACACTTTCACCGGACTGACCTTTAAATCTTGTAAATACATCAGCAACTTGATCCTGATCGAACTTATAAGAGAATTCCAAATCAACAAGAAGCTGTTTTCCATCAGCAGTAGGTGTTTTAAAACTCTCATCTTTTGGTGAATCACCTTTATCTTCTGAAGTCAGATAAGACTGTTCAATACCAATTGAATACAGTGATGTTTTTACTGTAGGTGAAATCAAATGCCATCCCTGTGGAAGAGTATCATTTGAAATTCCGCCGTTCATCTTGTATTCTACAGCTACATAACCAGCAGGAACTCTTACCGTACACTTTGCTACACAAATTAATCCTGCTACAATTATTACTGCTAATCCAACCCCACCTAAAAATCCTTTTCTCATTACTCATTCTCCTTATCTTTTTCTTTATTTTCTTCTCTGTTTATTTCATCTGCTGCATCTTTCCAGATCCTATGTAAGAATCTACCAAATGGATAAAACAATGCAGATAATAGAAACCATAAAATTACTGCTCCAACTAATACTAAAAATATAAATACCGGGTTCATATAATTCTCCTTATTACGGTATGCGTTTTTCTCACGCATACCGTATAATTAAATTATTATTTATTATTCTGCTGAGTCTGACCATTCAGAATTTTAACGCCACCTGTAGACTCTACAGTCTTAGCAGCAAGTTCTCTCATCTGAGCATATGCATCATCAAGTTTCTGCTGTAATTCAACTTTTTCTGCTCTCGCATTAGCCAGATCCTCTGTAAGTCTTTCATTTTTATCTTCCAGAAGCTGTTTCTGATATTCAGCATCTTTCTTAAGTGCTCTGACCTCAAACGCATTTGATTTATCAGCATCGGCTTTACCTTTTTTAATACCTTCCTCTGTTGCTGCTGCAATCAATGTCGGAATCTCTTCTACTTTTGCTTCTAATTCCTTTACATGATCAGCTTTTGCATTCAGTTCTGTTTCTTTCTCAAGAGCCGCTGTTTCTCTAAGTTCCAAAATCTTTTCTCTAGCAGCTTTCTCATCTTCCCATTTATCATTTTCGGCTTTACGACTGCGTTTCAGATTATAAGTATATTCATCTTCCTCACGACTACGAGTTAATTTAATTTCATTTTCTCTTGCTTTAGCTTCTGCATTGATAGAACAAATAATTTCCTGTTTCTGCTGCTTCAGTGCCTCAATTTCAGCTTTCAGTGTATCTTTTTTCTCACCCAATTCAGCTTCAATCTCTGCTTCTTTCGCTGCCTGAGCCTCTTTTAACTCTTCATTTTTCTCTTTATAAGCATTGATCATAGCTGCCATAGCATTTGCTTTTGTCTCAATGCCATATAATTCATCTAACTCAAGCTGTTTAATTTCAATAGCTTCTGTAAGATCATTGTATTTCTTGATAATCTCTGGATTAAAGATATCCTCTTTTGCTGTTGCATCTGCAGATTTGATGACTTCTGTTTTCAGTTTTGCTGCTGCTTCTTTTGCAGGATCATCAATCATTCGGTCTCTTGTATCAAGTTTCTCAACTGCTGCCTTATACGCTTCCATAATTTCTGCTTTTGTTGATTTCATTGTAATTTCTGCCATGTTTTTAGTTCTCCTTTTTCTCCGTGTTTTGTTTAATTAAATTTTTATATCAAAGCTTTAATAGCTTATCAATCATTATTAATGTCATCTTTATACAGAACGATCTTTTTCTCTTCGAGTGATCTCTGCACATCAATTACTCTTTGATTAGTTGATCCAGCCCAATGATAATTTACATCTGCCAAATCTTTCTGAAACATACCGTCTACAATTACATTTGTATTTAACAAAATATCTGTTAAAATAGGAAATGCTTCTTCTATAATTTCATTCCAAGTGTATCCAGTATAAATCCAAATAGATTTAGAATTACCATATCTTGATTTAATTTTACTTATCAAACTACAAACTTCAACTCTGTTATTTTCATTTAACGGATCTCCTCCAGAAAAAGTAATTCCAGAAATATAATCATTATCAAGCTGTTCAAAAATCTCTTCTATTGCTGTATTATCAAATGGAATTCCAGATTTGGTGTCCCATGTTTCCGGGTTTTGACAGCCATTGCAATAATGATCACAACCGGAAACAAAAAGCGTGACTCTTAATCCTGGCCCATTGTTCATGTCATCATGTTTAATATCGTGATAATTCATTACATTGATTTCCTCTCTGCGATTTCAACCATCTTCGCTTTATTTAATCGTGTATCTCCATGGACTCTACTATAAGACAAATATCCATTCATACGGTCAATCTTTGTCAGATTCTTGGAACCGCAGACCGGACACACATCCATTTCAAGTTCCTCATGCCCACAGTCATCACAATAGGCAAGTGAAAGATTTACTCCCTCATAATATCCCAAAGACATGGCTCTTCTAACTAATGTAACTACGGCCTCACGATTATAATTGATTGGATACCGAACATATTGAATTTTGCCTCCATTAAACAGATCCCAGAATCTATTTTCTAAATCCTGCTTCTGAATCGGTGTAATATCTTCCCACACTCCACAGTGGAAACTGTTGCTCACATATTCTCTGTCTGAAACTCCCGGCACAATTCCATACATTTTACGGAATTGTTCTACCTGAAGCCCGCAAAGGCTCTCTGCCGGTGTTCCATAAATCGCATATAATAATCCGTCCTCATGTTTAAATTGAGTAATCTTTTTATTAATGTATTTCATTACATCTACAGCAAACTTACCATCCTCAACTAATGACTTCTTATTATAAAGTTCCTGCAATTCATTCAAAGCAGTAATTCCAAATGATAAAGTCATAGGTTTAAGAATTGAACGTATTTTTTCATCTGGTTTTAAATAACCATTAAGGAAGCCACCCTCGCAATATGCAAGAGGATTTGTACTTGCTTTCATTTCACCAATGTAATCGTATGTACGTTTATGAATATTTCTAATCATCTCAAGATAATAATCCAATACTTCATAGAAATCTCTACTTTCACGCTGCGCTTTTGCCAAAATCATTGGAAGATGAAGACTTACAACACCAAGATTGAAACGTCCTTCAAAAATTGCTTTATCGTTCTCATCCTCCGGTTCTATTCCACCTTTTTCATACCAAGGACTTAAGAATGCGCGACACCCCATTGGACTAACAACCGTACCATATTTTTTGTACATACTTGGTACATATCCTTCACCTGTTAGAGATAACCAGTCTGGATACATTGTTTTCATACTACATTCAATACCTGCATTAAATACATCTTCATTAACCTTTCCTGGTCCATGTAAATTCTCATCATATAAAAATACCAATTTGGGGAATAACACAGGTTTTTTATTACCGGCCTTACCTTGGCCTTCTTTATGAACATTTAAGAATGTGATAGAAGCCATTTTACCAAATTTTGTGGTTGAGAGACCGAATGTCATTGTTACAAATGGATAATCACCTCTTGATGATCCTACAGTATTTAACTTATATTCAATTCCCTGCCAGCCCTGTTCAAAATCACGTTTTACTTTATTTGTTGCATATTCACAAGCTTTTTCTTCAATCAAATGTTCTGATGTTGAAAAAGCATCAACATAAACACCATCAATATCGGAATCAAAAACTTCAAAAAATTCTTTATAATATTTCTGATAACTTTTTTCTGCATATGGTTCCAAAATCTTGTCTACTTCCGGTACTGTGAATCCGCCATACTGCTGTGCAGCAGTGCTCAAGATAATATCACCCATAACATCAAACGCAGTATCAAGAGAATTTGGTTCGTTATACCAGACATTTCCCATTTCGAATCCGCCTTTCATAACTTCTCCAACTCTAAATAAGCAACAGTTAATAGTATCAAGTCTGGCAGACTGATCATGAATATAAATATATCCGTACTTGCATGCCTGTAATTCATCTCTTGTCATGAAGAATTTTCTATACAAGTTTTTGTTCAGTTCATTAAAGATCAGGCTTCGCTTTGTAGCTACAAGCGCACTGTCTGTATTGGCATTACTCTTATCACCAATATAACGGATTGCCTGACTCTTGGTGAAAACGTCATCCATCATATGAACAAATTCTTTCTTATAATTACGATAATCTTTATAAGACTTTGCAATCTTTGGATTAAATTCATCCAATGCGGATTCTACTGCATTATGTAATTCTTCTACTGTACATGTGGTATTTTCATCTATATCATCAGCAATAAGCTCGTCCCAAACAAGATCTATGATTCTTTTATAATCATCATTTGTTAACTCGACCATTACTCGTGATGCTGACTTATTTACAGCATCAACAATTTTCTGATCGTTAAAAGGTTCAACTGTTAAATCCTTTTTAACTACATTCATAACGATTTCTCCTTTTCCATTTCACTCTTAAGTAAGTCACATAATGCTTCTGCAGCTTTCGAAAAGCTCATATCATTCACAAACAAGTGGTCATACCCTTCAGCTTCTTCATATTTAGTGAATTGTTCATCTTCACTGTTATATCTTGAGTAAAATTCTTCTTCTGCTCCACCTCTTTTAAGGAATCTGTCTTTTGCTAATTCAAATGGTGAAGAAAAATAAATCTCGATAAATTTAAATTCATCTTTGCAATGTTCTTTCAAATACTTTGCTCCGTTCGGATCAATTACATAAATATCTGAGTTCAAAACCTCATCGTATGTAGTGCCATATTTAATTCCGTTAATTTCAGTATATGCTACAAATCCTTCTTTAAATTTAATTTCATCGAATTCACTCTCAGACACAAAGTAATGATCTTCATATCCTGTTATTTCATCTTTGCGCGGTAGTCTTGTTGTAATGCTTTTTACCTGTCGAAGTCCTAATGTCTCGCATATATATCTTGCAAGTGATGATTTACCAGAAGCAGTTCTTCCAATAAATAAAAATACTAACTTTTTATGCATTATTTGTTTCATTCCTTTCCGGTATATATAAGATGTGATGATTTTCATCATTACACATAATCTTAAAAAGTCTTGTGCTTACATTGCCATCTGAATCAAGAAATCTTTTGCAAGTATCTTTCTTGCAACACTCATTACCATCTTTCTGGCAAAAATAATAACTATCTTTTTCATTATCGCATCCAACTACAATATTAGTTCCGTTTGCAAAATATACATTCATACATTATTACTCGCAATCTTTAAAAGTAATTCTCTATTAATTCCCGGATACCAAGACTCAATCTGATTAATTAAATCTTCAATCATGATCTGAAGCTCCGGTGCAGCTGTTCCATGAGCGCCACCATCTTTTGATCCTCTCTCAACATAAATATGCGCTAATTCAGTAATATTTATTTTGAAAGTAAAATTCATGGGAATTGCCAGTGGATATAAACCACGTTTTACATCTTTATTATTTTCTAATCCTTTTTTAATGAAACCATTATTTGACCTTACATAAGTATCACCATAATAACTAATCTCACCAGGAACTTTCATACCAAGATATTTCAATACTTCATCCCATGTGATAATTTTATCTTCATACCATTCAGAAACTTCTCCTTCATGGTAATCTGCAAGCCTTGTACTGCTACGAATAATTCTGTTATCCATTCTCTTTGCGTGGGAGTCAAGATCGTCGGTTGCTCCTCTATGAAGACCTTCTACAACAACTGAAATATCTTCAAATCGCAGCATTGTGATATGCTTTTGTCCCCATTTAAGAAGTTTTGCTACTTCTTTGTCGAATTTAATTTTTAATTCATCATCCTCTGGCAGATCTAATGGCCTTCCATAACGATCTGTGCAATGATCTACCATTTCTTTGAGCTGCTGCTCTATCTCCATATTCCATGTTCTTTTGCTCATGTACATTGTTCTGATTGCATCTCTTATTGAGTGCATTTCTGTAAGGGTTACTTTCATGTCTACATATCTCCTTGAGTTAATTTAATTTGTTTTCCCTGTGTCATTATAATAGCACCGCAGGCTTCTGATGTCAATACTAAAAGTTAATTTAATTTGTTTTATTTTTTAAAAGTTCATTTACGAATGTTTTCATAGGTTCTCTCATATTAACATTTTCATGTAGCCACTCCAGATACTCAGGATCTGTCTTTGCAACATCTGTCAGTAATTCATCCTTATGCTTTTTGTATGGACATTTGTATGTCTCAATATCCGGTAAATCATATACATTAACGTCATCTTCAAAAGAAATATCAATATCTTTTCTGGAAGCCAGGTAATCTGCTAGATGCACAATCTTCTCTACTTCGCTTTTGGGTTTAGGCAAGATAATATTTTCACGCTTATCAGTATTCCACTGCCCCATATGCGTTTCGATAAGTCTGGCAATATCTTCCAGATCATCATCTTCTAAATACATTCCTTTATAATTACGAATATATTCTGCTGCCAATAAAGGATGGTTAAATACAGTGAATACTTTTTTCCCATCTTTTAACTTTTCATTATAATATTCTTCTGTCCCAGATTTTTGAATATCATGTGCTAAACATGCGACTCGACCTAAATCTATTACTCTTTCTCCAAATGGATACTGCTCTAACCCTACAATATAATTATAGATTCTTAATACTGCTTTCGTGTGCCGCATAAGACCTCCATCACCCAGCGCATATGCCGGGTGATATTTACCTGTAGAACTCGCCGCAACCTTGAAAAAATAGTCAGGAGCATCGTCCAAAACAACTTTTGCAAAATCACGAATATCATCTGAAGTAATTGTTTTTAATTCGTTCTTAAATAATTCTGACTTCATTTGCTCTCCTTTTTGTTTAATTTAATTTTTAACTTCTTTAATATATCTAATAAAAAAGTGTTCCTCTTAAAATTCTCTTTCTTTTTAATGGATCTGTTTACAGTGTCTTTATCTCCAATATGAAAGCATTTTTCTTTTGTACGTGTTAATGCCACATATAATAAATTAGAATTCATCATATAAGCATGACAAGATGGTGTAAGTGTAATCGTCACCTTAGCACTTCCTCCTTGGCTTTTATGAATAGAAATTGCATATCCAAGCAGCAACATTGACATTTCTGATTTTTCATATTTTACTCTGACACCATCAAAATCAATAATAGCGCCTGTCTTATGTTCATTTGTATATGGAATAATTTCGTCATAAATATCAATAATCTTTCCTAACATACCATTAGGAATAAATGTGTTATTTATAGAAGGTTCATCATTTTGAGAAGCATTTTCTATATTCATATCCCCCATATCCACTTCTGCTTCATAATTATTTTTGATCTGAATTACTATATCACCAACGTAATATGTCGTATCTCCAGATTTGATACATTTTTCTGATCCATAGTTTGGATTAGCAATTTTCTGGATTGCATTATTAATTGCAATAGTACCACAATCACCTTTATTGAAAGCAGATAGAACAAGGATATCTTCAGGAACATATTGAGAGAGAAGCTTTTGATATAATCCAATTGCACATTTTACTGCTTGTTCATTATTAGCATTAATAAAAGTATAATCCTTGCCAAATTTTACCATACCATTACTCAAATCATATAAATATGGTTTCATATTTCTAACATCAGTAGCAACTTTCATTAACCCACCCTCAGCGTACCTGAAAATTTGATTCAAAGTCACTGTAGGTATAACAAATGAATTGATCATATCATAAAGTAGATTTCCCGGCCCAACAGATGGAAGCTGCGCTGAATCACCTACAACAATAAGTTTCGTTCTGTTAAAATCAATTGCGTCACACAAATGTAAGAACAGAAATATATCTGTCATAGAGAATTCATCTACAAGAACAACATCAAATGGGAGTTTGTATTCACTATCATATCCCCACCTATTCTTTGGCATATAACCTAAGCCACGATGAATTGTAGCTGCTGGTTTACCAGTATAATCACTCAACACTTTTGCAGCACGTCCTGTTGGAGCCATTAAAGTATATGAAATATTATTATCCTCTAACATTTTAATGATCATTGCGGAAGTAGCACTTTTACCTGATCCTGCAAAACCATTCAATATCATAATATTATTGTTACATATACATTCCAATGCACTGGTTTGTTCGTCAGTTAAATGATACTCTCCCGACGTCTGATAGCTCTTCCAGTCAAAATCCCATATTTTAGGTTTTAAGTTTGCTACAAATAATATAGCAGCTATAGCAGTTTCAGTATCATGTGTGGCTTTTAAAGATACTTCAAAAGTATCTTTGTTATAATAAATATCTGGATCCTTTAAACATTTAACATAATGTGATGAACAAGCAGGAACAAGTCTTACAACCTGTTTTCTGAGATCGCGGAGATCCATTTTAGTATTTCCCTCTTTTTGATTCTCTTCCAAATAATATTCCATACATGCTGCACATCTTTGCGCAGATGATTTTAATTCAAACGGAAAATTGATCTTGCCAAGTCTCTGCAATTCTAAAAGAATACTATCTGCCTTAATAAAACCTACACCAGATATTTTTGTCAAAGATTTATATGGTTGTTTTCTCAATTCTTGTTTCATTTTAGGGATTGATTTAAATTCATCATATAATTTCTTTAACATTGACATTGTGAGAATTCCACCAAATTCAATTACTAAATCATAGATACAATAATTCTCAACTATTTTTGTTTTAATAGTTTCAAATGTTTTTTCTCCGATACCTTTTAATTTATCAAGATCAACCGTGTCATCTTCTCCTCTTAACACAATATCAATAATATCTGGATAATGCTGCCAAAGTACTCCTGCCTGGTTCTCAGTTAAAATTTCTCTTAAGAACATATAAACTTCCTCTTCATTTTTAGGCTTATCCATTCTCACATTTACAATATCATATCCATATCCGTACTTATCAAGCTGCTCCACAGCCGTAACTTCATACGACTGTGAAACTACCAGATTATGTACATCTCCATAAATGGTGACATTATCATATTTGTTATGTTTAATATTGGGGAACTCTTTTTTATCTACATCTGTAGCATAAATCTTGTAATTCTCCGAATTATACATGCACTTTACGATTTTACAATTAAATTTCACTTCTTTTTTACTCATATTTACACCTATTTAATTACTTCATATTCATCAAGTATATTTTCAAGTTCGTCTGTTTCCTGCCATGTTCCATTCACACATTTTTTCTTTTTCTTTTTCGTAAAGTGTGGTACTTTCAAAATTGAAAACTCTCCAAACGGATTATCTTGATATACTTTAATACTGGTTACTCTTGCTTTTACGTCTTCTCCAGTTTTAATATTATGCAATACACAATATGGTTTTCTGACTTCCTTGAAAGTTTTATAATCTGTCACGACATAAAAACATTGATTTACTTTTGGATTCACATATACAACATACTGAAGATATTCTTTTTCAAACTTCACCTGATCAATAACAGACATTGCCTTATCTTCTAAACGTGTAGATAATTCAGCAATCAACCCAGCATTATTCAATTCTCTGTACTGAGAAGCAGTTTCTTTTCCGGCATATTTTTTCATCAGATACTCAGTCAGTCCAAGATCTTCCAATTTCTTTTTACTGATAATTTTGCATGTAGCAAATTTATTATAAAGATCCGTTACTTGCATCAAATACTGATTTTTACCAAACTCTTCAAAGTAATTTAATCCAATAAGAATTGTTAACTGTCTGGAATTTACAGATGTTTTTGTATTCACATCTGCTAGGACTTCTGTAAAATTGTTATATCGATTCGTTGCTAGCTCAAGAAGATCATCTGCTATTTGAGCATTACAGAATTTAATTGATGCAATACCCTTATATAATGCATGATTCGCTTTATCTACGGTATATTCGGCGCCGGATTTTCGGAACTTGATATTCTTAATTTCAATGTTCTTTATCTTCGCCAATTCAGTCCCCATCAGAATATCGTCTGTATTGTTTGCACAGTTTAAATATGCAGCAATGAATTCTTCTGGATAATAATACCTACAGAATGCACACATATAACCAATCATAGAATAGCCTGTAGAATGGTTGTATCCAAACATATAATTAGATGAATCTTCAATGATTTTAAGGAACGTCTTAGCTTCTTCCTCTGCGACATCTTGAGGCTGCGGAGACATTTTACAATATCCCTTCAGAATACTCGGAAGTGCTTTTTGTAATCGACCCATTTGCTTACGACCAATCGCACGTCTTACATTATCTGCTTCAGATCCACTTAAACCACATATCTTTTGAAGAAATGCAATTACATCCTCCTGAAAAATAAGAAATCCTCTATTGTCTTTCAGCAATTCATCAATAAGTGGTGATGGATTTTTATTTGTCTCACCTGCCAGCAGCCTATCTCGATATGAAGCCCCAGATGGTCTTAGTGACGCATTTATCATTGATAAATCGTTGATACATTGTGGGCCATAATTCTTAAGCATTTCGTATGCATATGGCGATTCGAACTGAAATACGCCAGCAGGACAAAGAACAATATCATTCCATACCTTCTTATCATTCCAGTTAATCTGATGTGATTTTGGATATGGAAGTCCGGCATATTCATAACATTTTCGAATAATTTCAAGATTCTTTAGTCCAAGCAAGTCGTACTTGACAAGACCAGCACCATCATGAATTTCTTCCATATTGATGCATATAATACGTTTTCCGTCATTCCAGAACGTTCCATAATTATCTGGAAGTGTTACCGGAGAAACTACAATGCCTGCCGGATGAATTGACTGAGAAACCGGAGTGCCATTAATTCCATCAAAATAATAGAACAATTTCCTGTACTGATTATCTTTCAAATCATTCATTTGCTTTATAGCCTTGTCACGCTCAGTTATCTTATTCTCATAATCACGACGTAGGCCATAATATTCTGATTCTTTATCTGCCTGTTTAATTTCATCGAAATGAATCATATCCTCGATTTCTTTAATTCTTTTTCCGGTTGATTCAATTGTATCTTTATAAGCACTATACATCTCCTTGATATGTGCAACCTCATCAAGCGGGATATCTAAAGCTCGCCCGATCTCATCAATAGTGCCTTTATCAGATACGGTTCCGATAGCAAGAATATACGCTGTCTTATCATATCCAAATGACTCAATGATGTGATTGTAAACTAATTCTCGCTGATCTGGTGAAATATCAAGATCGATATCTCCAACCTCTTCACGATCTTCATTTGCAAATCGTGAGAAAATTGTATTCCATATAACTGGATCAACATCAATGATATCTGTTATGTATGCAACAGTAGAACCACCTACAGATCCTCTACATGGCCCAACTGGTATACCATTTTCCCAACACCAACATACCAGTTCGGACATAAAGAGCATAAATCCAATCATATTAATCTTTTTAAATACACGCATTTCCTCTTTGATACGCTTCACGTATTCTGGAATTTTTTTCTTTTTGATAATTCCTGCATCAATTTTCTCATGCAATTTATCAAAAATTCTTTTCTTTAATACTTCCTCTTCATTGTCGTATAATTTTGGATATTTTACAGAAGTATCAAGTTCAAAATCAGTAACAGAATCGGCCATCACATTTGTATTCTCTATTGCTTGCAGAATCACATCAAATGGAATATCGCAATTCTGAATACGGAACATTTCAACCAACTCTTCGTAAGTCTTTAATGTCAGATCAAATTTATCTTCGTCAGCATATTCGATACGTTTTGCTTTCTGTAAAATGCTTCTGCATTCAGCTTTATAATAATCAATGCTATGTGTATCTGTTCCGGCGATTAAAGGTTTCCCTGTCTGTTTTGATGCAGCATATAAAAATTCGTTATATCGTTTCTGCTCTGGAAAATCATGCGGCTGAATTTCATAGTAATCATATGTTTCCAGTAACTTATAAAAAGTCTCTCTCGCTGTCACATTCATAAGCTGAACTTCTTCAAGCAGATTATCATAATATTGCTTCAACTTATCAATTTGAGCTTCGATATAATGCAAATATGAATCTTCAGGGATGCATCCATTTTCATCAAACTGTTTCAACCATGTAATCATGGCCTTTTGATCATTCTTCTGCTTTTCAAGTTCAGCAACTTTATTTGCCAGTTCCTGTTTCAATGCAGCAGTTTTCTCTGCCATTTGTTTCTGGATATCCTTTGGGTATTTATTCAAAGGTGATGCCAAACAAGCAGAAATCTTGATTACATTATCTGAAATATTAAAGAACTCTTCAAATGTAATACGTGGTTTATAATATCTATGATCCGGTTGTGTAGATTTATCAATCAAAAGATTGATTTCTTTTACACCTTCATAGTTCTTAGCCAAAAGAATTGTATGATAATTGTCCCTTACTTTCTCTTCTAGTGAAGCTGTTAAATAACACTCAACTCCGTGTATGTATTTTAATCCTTTTGAATTAATATACATCTTTTTTTCAACCCAATTGTAGGCATTACCATGTTCCGTCAGAGCTAAGGCTTTATACCCTAGCTCAGATACACGGTCTGCATATTCTTTATAACCAGTACAACTATCAAGAAGAGAACGGTTTGTATGGCAATGGTAAATAGTATATCGTTCCATTCTCTCTCCTTATAAATCGTTAAGCCAATCTAAGTTATCAATGTCGTATTCTTCATCCTGCTTATTTTTCGTACCCAAAATATCTCCATTTTTCTTTGCATCTTGAGCATCAAGATAAGCTTTTAACGGTTTATAAAGTTTAGTGGAATAACCACACAAATTCGTAAGATAATAACTTTGCTTTTTTAGACTCTCTTCATCTTCCCACCAAAGTTTATCTGCTTCATCATATTTTCCTGCTGCCTTTAGTTCCGCATATGTAGCTTCTTTATCACGAATCATTTTCATAGTATTGATAATAAAATTTTCCCAATACTGAATCAACTCCGGAGTCAAGTCAACATATACATAACAATCATGCAATTCATATTTCTCCTGTACTTCCGGTGGAAGACAAGTAATATCATTTGTTTGAGCTAATTTATCCAGATACTCCAACATGTTTTCTTCATATCCGAATTCTTTTAACCACATCTTTGCATTTGCCTGTAGCTTCTCCCCCAGCTCAAAGCGTTCAATTTCTCTTACTTTCTTTACACCTTTTTTAGATTGAACAGTTACACACTGATATTTAAGGAAATTCCATGCAATCTTAATCTTTTCAAATGGTATTCCCATCTGATGTAAAGCTATAGAGTACATTACCAACTGCCCACATTCATTTTTCGCTTTATCTCCCTTATATATGCTGCTTGTCTTCCAATCTAATATAGTATAATTACCATTTTCATCTGTCACCAGAGCATCAATATACCCCTGGTAATATTCGTCACCAACCTTTACAGTTACAAACTTTTCAATATCAATATGATCAGTAATCTTCTCGTGTGTCTCAAAGAAATTTTTCAAATCATAATAATACTTAGTTGCAATACTATTGTTTCTGGCACCATCTCCACGAACAAATTTTAGATCAGCAATATCAAATGCCATCATCCATCCTTCATCAAACTCTTCAGCCATTTTTTCATAAGCTAATTCTTCAGTATAAAATCGCTCTATAATATCATGACTAATACCGCCAGTTACTTTATAAATAGAATCATCACGATCCTCTTTTTTATGTAATACATACTTCAAAAAATACTCATAGAGACCATTGTGTACGCAGTTTACACGGCTCCATGAATTGAGTCTATCGACTCCAAGTGCCTCGCACATCTTCTGCAGTTCTTCATAGCTTAATCTCAACTATTTTTTCAAACTCTTTAAATATTCTCTGTGTTTACTTTCATCATAAGGAATTCTCCATTTAAACAGAAAATTGTATATTTTATTTGGCGCATCTGCTGGTGAGTCCTTTGGGCCAAGCAGTTTCCATTTATCACGAATGTAGCTGACTTTACGTAATCCGTAAAACTTCTCACACATATTCCAGACCTCTTCTATTGGAACATCATTATCCATCGCGATAATAACTTCTTCTACTCCGATGCCAAGTATAATTCGCACCTGCTCATCTGAAAGTACATGGCCTTCAATTGCACCGCCGGTTGGATCCATTCTGCTATCTCTTTTAAGAACAGATTTCTCGGCTTCGAATATAACAATATATCCTGCTTTCTGAATATCTTTATAATTTTCCCACAATCCATATATATTAATTTCTTTTCGCATCCCAGGTGTTATAAAGTACTTTGATATTCCAAATTCAGAACAATTTTCGATGGAACTTCTGGCATTATATCCCATCAGAGTTCCATCTAGCCAATATCTAATTGGAAATATTGTTCTCCTCCATCTATACGAATATCCAAGTCCAAATTTTTTAATTGTTCGTTTTACAATCCCTTCGCGAAATAAATCAATATGAATATATGGAACAAAATCATTTAAAATATCTTCACTCATAGGATCAAAATCATTTACGACACATTTCCTACGCTTAACCACAAATCTTGAGAACACGAACCAGGAATCATCCGGCTTTTTCTTCTCCTCTTTTCCTTTGTATAAATTTTTCAATCCTAAAAGTTTATGAAGATATTTCATTGCATTTGCAAAATCAATATTTTTATTATACTGAACTAAAGAAATTAAATCCTTACCATCGTCATATTCAACACCTCTGGTATAATTTCGATAATTCAGATATTTATTGTTTCTTATATTGATGGCGGCTGGATTGTTACAGTCACCACCCACCGCATTAGAGCAGCTATAATAATCCTTGTTATCATGATATACTATATTGCTACACCCAATGCTTTCTAAAACATAAGGTATTTTTCCATTTTTTTGAATGTATTCCTTAATCTCTAATGCAGTCATATTTACTCTCCGCTTAAAAATCTTGTGCTATATTACAAATAGCAACATCTTTGTGCATATTTGTACTCAGATCATACTCTGAGATTATCTGGAATTGGTCTGTAGCCCCAAATCTATTTTTAGTAATAAATGTGATCATATAATGTTTATCCGGATCCAGATGATATGGAATCTTTGAGGAATTATTTTTCCCCGCCAACTTATAAGCTTTAATCTCATGTGAACCACCAGGAAACTCATCTTCAAATGGTTTACGCATCATTAAATTCACACTAAATACATCCAATATATTCTTTGCTTGTCCAATTTCATTATTTGTAAGATACCTCATCTTTACTGAAGCTTTCCCTAACTGATATGTAACAAATAATGCTACATTTTTAGCAGCTGGTTTCACAACATCATAAAGATCAACCATATCTCGTTCCATAGATTTCCATGTTTCTGTGTCTCTTGAATCAGATGATTCTTTTAATGTATCCAGAACAAACAGCCTTACTCCCATGCTAGAGTATTTTTTTATTACTTTGATTGCTGCTTTGACAGTATATTTTTCAAAGGGAACGATTGTAATATTTCTGCGTTCTTTTAACTCTTCAAGATATTTTGCTGCCTTACGAAGCTTATCTAAAACATCTTTACTAAAATGGCCATCACGTAAAATATATTTATGTAGTCCAGCACTATATAAATTATTTGCAACCCAGACAAGTAACTCTTTCTTTACTTTGTCCTGATCTTCTTCATTAATCATAATGACCATTTTTTCATTATGTTCTAATACTGAAGGCATTAAGTAGTTGATTGCTGTTGTTGATTTTCCAACACCTGAATTGGCACCTAGACCATAAATGTTTCCATTAAAATTAATGCCGCCAATTTCTCTGTTCAAAATATCACAATGTTTAAGTGGCATTCCTACCTGACTTCCAGCATTTAATTTATCAATCAAATCAAATAATCCGTCGCAGGCATTATAAGTTTTAACTTCAGATTCCACATTAATAAATGTGTGATTCAAAAGTGCCTCAAGTTCGTTATATATATCTTCAGCTTTAGCATCGACATATTTACTTAACTTTTCTTTTACAGGAAAGCCCATTCGGGCTAATTTCATTACAGCGTTCCACTTTTTTACCTCATTCACATAAGAATCAAAATTAGCCTCTTCGATGTATGTAAATGAACTTTCAATCTTCCCATATCCACCATATTCATCGTATTTCTTACTTAATTTTGAATGTTTCGATAGATACATATTGATTGTAATTTCATCTAATGTATTTTTTTGTTCTACATTGATAATATCGTTTGCAATTGAAAAATATACTCTCCAAGCATTATTTGTTATATCTTCCAGTTTCAAAGAAGTGTCTCTGACTAAATCCGGGTTCTTGTAAATAGAAGACACTGCATTTGCTTCTGCAATTAACTTATATTCATTTACCTTTTTAATAGTCTCAATACATTCCTTTTCAAAAGGGGACATTGTTTTCGCACTACTGCGATCTTTCGTCTTAGTAGTGATAGATGTCAATTACCAAATCCCCTCGAATGTAGAATTTACGACCTCTTCCGTCTGACGTTGATATTTAGCGGCTTCACTATTTTGCGCTCCTATATCAATCTTTTCAGATTTCTCTTCGCTTTTCTTTGCATTTTTCATTCTGGTGTACATATCATTAATTCGACTGCTTACAATAGCACAAATGTAAGCCATTTTCTGATCTTCGCTGTTAAATGTTTTCCCTTTTATTGCTTTTAAAATGACATATTTGTTCGCTTTAAAAGTATTAAAAATAACATCAATAGGATATTCTCCATACATTTCATGAGAATTATTTGCCATACTTTGTCCTTTTCTTAGCCCCTGCAACCTTAGACATGCGTTCTTATGCAAACGCTGCGTCCCAGAATACCCCATCAATTCTCTTTCAACCCAATCACACATTTGTAAGAAGTCTTCATTTTTCCAACCAGTTGTGTCCTTTTTATTTTCCTTACTCAATGTTATTCTCCTTAGAAATCCCAAGGCAGAAGCCCTGGGATCAATATTTATTTACGCAACAGTAAGTTCAAGAATCTTTTTTGCGTCATCAATATTTGTTACTTTCATCGGATTGTCATAACCCATTTCTTTAGCTGCAGCTACAAGTGGTTTTAATTTTGCAGTTTTACCTTTATTAGCAATACAGAACGCCTTAATCTTTTCTGTGATTTCACTAAGTTCTTTCTGTATTTTAGCTTCTGCCTCAGCTTCCGCAATCTTTTCAGCTCTTTTTTCTGCAGCTGAATCCTGTTCTTTCTTTAATTCATCAACAGATTTACTCCCTTTAGATGCTTCGGCTTTGATAGCATCTGTAAGAGCCTTGATTAATGCATCTGAACTAAATTCAATTTCCGGAACAATGTCAGCAAATCTTGATTTGGAATCGATAGAATAAGAATCATCACGGAATGTAATTTTACGGCTTTCGCTTGTAATTACACCTTTCATAATATCTACATCTTTTTTACCTTCCTTTTTAGTCTTGCCAGTCTTTTCCTGCACGATTTCTCTATCAATAGAAGCAACACCAAGAAAATGTAATTTTGTTTTGATTGCATTAAAATCTCTCATTGACATATTAGTTGTTAGAGAAGTATATGTCTGTCCTGTTGTTACATCATCTTGTGTACGCTGCTTAACGTGTCCAATAATAATGAAATGAACACCAACCGATTTCAGTTCCCATAACTTATTCAGAACAATTTCTGTTGCCTTATCCTCTCCGGCCATATAACCACCAAAAGCTGCTTTGATAGATTTTACCGGTTTCTCAGGATTCTCCGCATTATGCATACGAATAACTTCTGGCTTTGCAATTTCTACAAGCTGATCATATGTATCAATAACAACTGTTTTCAAATCAGGATATTCTGTGGATTTATTCTCAACGACATCATCCACAAAATCTTCAAATCCAATACTGTTTGTTTCTTCATCATAATCCATTGACCATTCCGGACAATTCAAATAGTTGATTCCATTAATACCGTCAGCGCCATCTTCTTTACCACACTCAAGAAAACGATATCCATCTTCACCTACAAGTTTCTCGCACATCTCTTTAATAATTGTTGTTTTTCCGATACCACTTTCCCCAATAAGTCCAATATTATATGATAAAGGATCAATTTTAATTGTATTCTTTTTTCCGTATCCCATAGTATTTGTTTCCTTTCTGTACTTTGTATAATTTAATTATTATAGTTAATCATCAAGCAGCGAATCTAACATTGAATCATAATCAATTTCTTCATCCTGATCCGTTGTATCAGTTTCTGAATCTTCTTCTACTTCATCCACTTCTTCGTCATCATCTGCTTCAATCAGATAATCTAATACAAGATCATCTTCTGAATACATAGAATCAAATTTCTGAATCTGTGGAATCTTAGATCCGTCTTCTCCAACTAACTTAATAACTGGTCTAGTAAGTAACATCCTGCGTTCTTTACTAGCATTTTCTGTACAAAGTGCTAATGCTTCTTCCAAACTGTAAGCTCCCATTTCTACCAGTTCTTTAATATCGTCTGGTAAATCGTCTTCAGTTGTCTGGATCACTGCACCGCCTTCAACAAATACTCCTTGACAAGTAATCAATGTCACGTTTTTCTTAACTTTGAAAAGTTTTCCTGCGCGCTCAATAGATTTTTCATCTTCCGGATCATAAACATATTCAAATGTCTTTCTCAAAGGTACAAACTTTCCGCCTTTTACAGCGCCACCTTCAGTCAAGTCATTACCATTATATTCTTTGAATTTCTCCAGAATGTATGCCGTTATCGGGAACGCACATTTATCTTTATCTGCTTTTCCGATTGAATACTTGTCAAGAAGCATCGACTGAGTAAATGCTGCTTCATAAGTATTCAATTCTTTCTCCCTTGGAAGATAAATACTGTTAATTTCTTTTCTTACTTGTACATGTTTGTCATATACAGTATATTTTAACTGCCCTCTTACCTTAATCTCCATACCATCCTGCAATGCTTCAGACAGATATTTAATTGCATCATATGCATGTAAGAATTTATTGATAACAACTTCACCTTTTGTATCCTTCTCAATACCAATTTTGATAAAGCAAAGTTCTCCGATATCTTTTAGAATATCCTCGTCAAATCGATCATCAAAATCAATCTGATATCTGTTATCAAAATCATCTCCGCCATTCTCATCTTTGCCATGAACATAAATTACATTGTTTCTACCAGCTCCATAACCACCCATTAATTCGCAGCCAACTTTTCCGTATTTATCACCGCAGTCAACATTCAGGTTAATAGAATTGTAAATCCAGTCGCTTTTCTTAGAATGTTCATCAATTTTGAATGTATAATCTTTAATACATGCTTTTCCAATCAATTCAAATGTCTGAACCCAGCCTTTTTTATCTAACGGTTTTTTTTCTTTCTGTTTTGCCATTATTTATTATTCTCCTATTCTATACCATGTCATAATCATAATATTTTCTATCATTGTTTAATTTCATCGAGTCATCTTCAAAATATCGAATCACATTTAATCGCCCACAATGTTTGCATTTCACAAGCTTGGTTGAATATCCATATCCATTCTCATCAAAGATGGCGTCTGTTTGTTTGTATGCAAATCTTTTTTTACAAGAAGTACATAATCTACTAAATGCTGTTGCCACCATTCGTGTCCTCCTTTCGCCTTACTTTGCTCCAGTCGGACCGAGAATAATCTCTCGTGCGTAATTCATCGAAATAACAGAACAGAATTTTCCAAAATATTGTCCTGCTGCTCGAACTACTTCCGGTTCTTCTTTTACACAATCTGTATAAATTCTGTTTGGAAGATTCCTTGCAACAGTTTTCATATCCTGTTCACACCACTCTGTGGGGATGATTCCTTCATCACGCATTTTATATAACTCTTTTTCAACTCTACGCCGCGTCACGACAGATTTTACAAGTTCCTGTGCTTCTGTTCGTTCTTGCAACTTTTGCGGATCCTGAATCTTTTTAACATGATTCATTTTTGCGACCTCATGAAATTTATCTCCAACGATTTTCACTACAAATGGTAATCTGCTATTCGGATCGTTTAATCTTGTTTGGTTCTTTATAACAATACCTTCTTGAATTTCTCCATATCCCGGATGATCCATAAAACTTTGTACATGTTCCCAACTGACAAACGGTCCAACATAAAATGTATTGATATATGTAAGTCCATGCGTTTCTGCAAATGCCTTTACTTCTGACTGAGGAAGATATTTTTCTTCCCTTACATCATAAATATCAAATACGTACCATTTCTTAGTATTTTCTGGATAATAAATAATCGCATTTCTTGCTCCAGACCATTCTCCAAATATTACATAGTCCGGAACGTCTTTATAATCTTCAGGATTTAACTCCTGCACATAATTATAAAAACCATTTAATGTATTGTTATGATCCAACGTATGTCTTCTGGAAAAAGCTATCATTTTGCCAGTCTCTGCATCATATCTAGCTGCTGCATTGGATCCATCAAATTTTTCCTGAATAACAATTAAGTCACCCGGTACAAATCCATCTGCATATCCTTCTTTTATACGTTGAATATCCATAAACTTCTTCTGCTCCATTATTTCACCTCGCTTTCCGAAGTGGAATAACTTTGCAGTTTATTGTCACACTGACATCTATGCACTGATCTTTTAAGATAGTGCTTCAAATATTATTTCCTATTTCTCATTTATACGTGCCTGTATAATTAAATTTTATTCCTTTACAATTTTTACTTTGCAGCCAAACTTTTCTTCAACTTCAGCCATAGTTACTTCCTTAATTAACTCTTCATAGATACATTCAAATCCATGATCTTCTGCTGCATGATATTTTGTAATTGCTTTATCACCAAGATAATGTTTGTCTTTTGTTCTCCATACCTTAATAATACGATTACCTAAATCATATTTAAATGTAAGATCCTCATTAAGCATAGAAAAGGATCTAAATCTGTTAATAACCTGTCCTTTATTATTACTGTACCATTTGATTTGATCATCTCCATTAGTTCCGATTAGCACAATACCATAACTTCCCTTTGTGGAAAGAACGATATCACCAGTACATAAATCATGCTTAGTCATGTTTATTGCCTCCTTAAATATACATTTCAGTAGTTACTATTTTCTTTTGTAACGATCCGCGCGACATCATTACAAATATGATAAGAGTGGACTCGAACCACTGACCTCACTTTTGCAGTGCGCTCTTTCTCCCAACTGAGCTACTTATCACTTTTCATGCATGACCTGTCATGCTGCAGTCACAACAGGATTATGTGTTCTTTGATCAGCTCAATTCCCTACATTTTCTCTAAAACTAATGGTTATCTCTGAAACAATTATAAAGTCACCAGTCGAGTGTTCTCTGGTATCATACAGTTTACGTCCTCACTATCAACGGCTCTTTCATATTGAAAATGGAGCTATAAAAGTCACTCCTTCGTCAGGAGAAATGGAAACTCTGGGACTCGAACCCAGGACCGACCGGTTATGAGCCGGTTGCTCTAACCAACTGAGCTAAG